TACAGTAGTTGATGCTGTGGGTAATTCGTAAGTGTCTGGACTTGCATCAGTCCAAGTATTATTATAATAGATATACAGTTTTTCTTCTGCGGTATTATACCATAAATCACCCTCAATTGGGTTATCTGGAGGAGTACTACCGAAACTTGAACTTGGTGGTTTATCAGATAAGTCATTAAAACTTCCAGTGTAGGCTACAGTGGCTAATCCTGATAATGTTGATGTATTTTCGTCAATTTGTGTATAAACTTCGTCAAAGTTCTCATTGATCTTAATAAAGGCTGTTCTTAAACCTTCGCCATCACCTGCTAAATCTGAACTACCTACATTTATAAGTTGCTTTGTCATTTCCTACCTTCTTAAAAGTTTAATAAAATTCTGTTTACATTACCTGCTGTCCAGTTAGTAACTTCGGCACGAATCCAAACAAAGTTTCCAGTGAAATTATATGTTTTATTAATTGTGGTTGCTGATGTATAGGTTACCTCTGTAATGGTACCTATTTTACTTGCTAGACCAGTTGTATCAACACTATATGCTCCACCTTGCGGAGATATGCGGACATCTAACCAATCGTCATCGCCGGGAGTCGTTGCTAAGGATCCCTGTATTTTAACAGTTCCTATAAAGTTTGTAAGTTGAATTTGTACGGTATGAAATCCGTCGCCCATTCCATAAAAGCCAGCACCTTTGGATCTCTCGCCTACTAATGTGGAGGGATTGCTGGTATTATCATGAGAATTAGATGGTAATAGTATTACGCTGTTTGCGGCCATGAGAATCTTTCCTGCTCCAATATTTATCTTTAGAGCAGGATAGCCGCGAAACGCTTATTTAGGCTTCTTCAATGAGACCTTAACTTTATATGCTTGTGCATAGCGGGGTAATTCCATACCCTCTACATCTTGTAAAGTCTCATAACCACTAGTTCTAATCTTTCTATCTTCGTAAAGAGCAGTAAATCCTTGTTCATTCACTGAAGTAATAATACCTCTTTTAGTAGTAGTCATAGGAGCACCACCAAAGCCGCGAACAGGAACTTTAGCACTTATTGTAACACCTTCGCGAAGCAATTTACGCTCTGCAAGTATTTTAGCAAGATCAATGAAACTAGACATTAGTGATTTCCTCTTGTTGTATTTCGTCGTGTGTAACAATTTTAACAACCTCTTTAATAATTGGCTGCAAAATCATTTGAGCCATTAAGAGGAATTTACTATCTCTAACATAGAAATAGTTTCCCCAGAAGTGTCTGTATTCTCGCTTAAAACTATCCAGCAAATCCTCAGAGATATGAAACTCGTCTAAGTTTCTCTTAACAAGATTGACAAAGTTCTTTTTACCATCTGGACTGAGTTTTGATACAGAGCCTTGTAGAGCAACCTTATAACGACAACCGTGTGTGAGATGTTTCTTAACTTCTACACGACGATTAGTCTTCATAAACATAAGTGCTTCTTCACTTACTGGTTCCCAAAATTCCGCAACAACGGAATTCTTTTTGGAAATTTTCGTTAGTTCATCAAGGATAGCACGATCCTTAAAGAACAGACTAAGTCCTCTACCTTCAGTTCTTCTACGCATCTGACTTTTATCATACTTGCCGAGGAGTTGAATTAAACCAATTACTTCATTTGGATATTGTCGTGCTGCTCTGTTTGCTGCTCCCCAATCTGTAAGATCTCCCTTTTTAATTTTAGGAATATCTTTTACATTGAAGTAATTAGCAGCATAACCCCATTCATTCCATATAACTGCCTTATACGGAAAAGAGCGGTAAAAGAGCTTGTCCGTCGTTCTGATTCTCATGTGTACCTCTATAGTTTAGTTTAACATCTTTTCCTTCACAGTCAACCTCGACTATGCCACCAGACTTAAGAGATCCAAATAACATCTCACGACTCATTGGCTTCTTAATTTCTTGGTCAATGATTCGTGCTAACGGACGAGCGCCCATCTTTGGATTAAAGCCCTTCTTAATAAGTAGAGCCATTCCGCTTTCACTAACTTCAACCTTAACATTCTTTTCACTAACAAGAGTATTAAGATCCCTAATGAACTTCTTAACAATATATTCCATACTCTCTTTGCCTAATTTATTGAACTTGATAACCCCGTCCAATCTATTACGAAACTCTGGAGCAAAGAAACTAGTCATCGCTTCTTCGCCGTCGTTGTATCGGTCTTCAGTTGAGAAGCCAATAGTCTGACGTTCGGCATCCTTAGCACCAAGATTAGAAGTCATAATTAAAATAACATTACGACAATCAGCAACCTTACCATTTGATCCAGTGACTTGCCCATTATCCATTAGTTGGAGTAGAATGTTGCTAACATCTGGATGAGCTTTTTCAATTTCGTCAAGAAGTAGAACACAATGTGGATGTTCTTGTACTTTTGTAATCAACATGCCTGCGTTTTCTTCGTATCCGACGTAACCTGGAGGTGATCCAATCAGTTTAGCAACAGAATGCTTTTCCTGGTATTCGCTCATATCAAAGCGAATTAAGTTTACAGCAAGATTATCTGCTAGTTGCTTTGCTGTCTCGGTCTTACCGCATCCAGTTGGGCCAACAAACAAGAAACTACCAATTGGTTTAGTAGGATCTTTAAGTCCTGCACGAGCAATAAAGATCTTGTCGAGGACATCATCAATAGCCTTGTCCTGTCCAAATACTTTATGCTTCATGTTAGTTTCAAGATTGCTAAGTCCTTCACTCTCTGTTTCTGCAACAGCTTCAACAGGAAGTTTAACCATCTTGCTTAGTTCAAATTCGATACTCTTCTTTGTAACAATTCGTTCTTTAGAAGCATCAAGTTTAAATCTGGAACAAGCAAGATCGATAAGATCGATAGCCTTATCTGGCAACTTCTTGTCTGTGAGATATTTAACGGAAAGTTTAACAGCGTCCTCGATAGCAGCATCTGTAATCTCTGCCTTGTGGAATTTTTCGTAATACTTTTTAATACCTTTAATAATATCTATAGAAACTTCTGCTGTTGGCTCATCAACAGTTACTCTTTGGAATCGACGCATTAGAGCACGATCCTTTTCAAAGTGCTTGCGATATTCTTCCCAAGTAGTTGAAGCAATTACCTTAATAGCACCTTTGCTGAGAGCAGGTTTCAGCATATTAGCCATATCATTTGGATTGTTATTACTTGAACCAGCACCACTCATCATGTGAGCTTCGTCAATAAATATAATTGCTTTACCTTTACGTTCGATAGCCTTAAGGACTGCTTTGAGTCTTTCTTCAAACTCACCACGATATTTTGAACCAGCAAGCATAGCACCGATGTCTAAGTTATAAAGTGTGTGATCCTTAATAAACTCTGGAACCTCACCATTAACAATTTCAAAAGCAAGTCCTTCTGCGATAGCAGTCTTACCAACACCTGGATCACCAACAAGAATTACATTAGCCTTGTTACGACGTCCGAGGGCAAGGATGATACTTTCAATTTCTACTTCACGACCAATAACAGGATCAATCTTATTTTTCTGAACCTGTTGATTCATATTAGCTGTAAATTGTGAGAGAAGTTTATCGATACCATCGGATCCTATGTTTTCGTCATCAACTTGAATAGTTTCTTCTTCAACATAATCTGCAAATTTTTCTTTTGTAAAGTTTGATTTATTAAGATAATAAATTGCATAACTTTTCTTTTCAGAAAGGATACTTAAAAAAAGATCATTTAATTCTATTCTTTGTCTACCATTAAAAAGAACTTGAGTAAAAGCACGATTTAAACATCTTTCAACTGTTTGAGTTTTTTGTGGTTTAGTCTTTCTTCCAGCACAAACAATATCTTTTAAATTATTTTTAATAAAGTGTTCTAGATTTATTTTGGTATAATTTAAATCGCCAGGATAATCATTTAGAAAAGTCAAAAATTTATCATTAGTTATCATAGCCAAAACAAGATGTTCAAGAGTAAGATATTCGTGTTGGTGATTTACTGCAATTGCAACAGCCTTATCATACACAATCTGTAATTCTTCGCTAGGCTCTAAAATCATCTTTTACCCTTTCGCATCTTTTTAATAGCTAGATCTAATTTTGTTTTACCTACCCTATTAGTATAACATATTCCGTGAAGATGATCAAATTCGTGTTGAAAGCATTTTGCCATATATCCTTCAACTTTAATTTCGTTCCATTTCTGGTCAATGTCCTGATAAGCAGCAATAATCCATGAAGGGCGATCAACATTAAGCCATAATCCTGGAAAACTTAAACATCCTTCTTTATCTAAAGTTCTTTCTTCACTAACTTTCAGAATTGTTGGATTGATGAATATTGTAGGTTTTATAAAGCCGTCTATAAAATCGTTCCCCATAACAAACATTTGATAAGGAACATTAACTTGATTTGCGGCAAGGCCGATGCCTTTATTTTTACGCATTGTATCTATCATCAGGGTCTCTAATAGTTTAGTATCCTGATCAAAATCGTATTTTGCTACAGGCATATGTAACAACGGAAATGGTTCGTATTGAAGTTCTAATGTGTCTACCATGTCTCTAATATAATTTACTTCTTGGTATAAATCAACATTTATTCTTTATTCTTTCTTATTTGAGATGCTAAATCTTTTACCAGTTTTATCAAATGTGCATCTTTTACAGCAGGAGTTTCAACAATAACTTGTATTATAAGATCTCCCTTTACATTATTAAATTTAAGACTTGGAAAACCTAATCCTCTACAAGCAAATTTTTGTCCATTTTGTGTTCCGGGACTAATATGAAATTCAACTTCTTTATTGTCGATATTTTTTATAGGTTTTTTACAACCGAGCATAGCATCAAATATATCAATATTAATTTTTGTAATTAAGTGTATGTCTTCTCTACTGAAGTTTCTATCTTTATCAACATCGATATATATTATTAAATCACCTCTAGGTAATTCTGAAATGCTATCATCTCCCATTCCCCCCATTTTCATTTGTTGTCCAGCAGCTATTCCTGGCGGAATAGTTATTTCTAATGTTTGATTTTTTCCACTTGGTAACGGATAATCGATAGTCATTGTTTTTCCTAGATAACTATCTTTTAGACTTATCTTAACTTTTATCTGCAAGTCACTGTTTTTAGGTTGAGGTCTATTTCCTCTAAATCCGAACCCAAACTGTGTAAAAATGTCTTCAAAAGGACTACCAAAAGGATCGCCACTTTGGAACGGATGTCCACTGTGAAATTCATGAAATCCGTTTGGAAACGGATTACCCCGTTGGCCACCGCCGTGATCGTAAAATTCTTTTTTATCAGGATTGATTAAGTTTTCGTATGCTTCTGTGATAGTTTGAAACTTTTTCTGATCACCACCTCGATCGGGGTGATGCTTCATAGCAAGTTTGCGATATGCTGCTTTGATTTCTTCTGGTGTCGCAGATTTTCCTACGCCTAATGTATCATAATAATTCATGATAATACTTATTCCCTAAAATATGTGGAGATATTTATTTTAGGAGGTTGAAAACTATTACAGAGTTTTCGTTTTCAAAAACAAAATGATCTCCATACTTTGTAATATTGTAATTACCGAAGTACTTTGTCAACCACATTGTTTCACTCATTGAACTTTCATCAACACGGATCTTACCTGCAAGATTATTTAAAATATCAGTTCTTGTACCGTATTCTAACATCTGCATTTTTACGGGATTAGCAAATGGACGTTTAAATGTAATTGTATTTCCTTCAGCAGTTAAGTAATCAAATCTACTTCTACGGAAGAAGTGACGCATTTCACTTTCAAAAATCTCACCCATCTGTGCTTGATAATCTTCTGATGAACTAGGAATATTACCTATCTCATGTAAAGGTTTGCTATGATAATCTTTATAATATCTAAATTTCCAATCTTCGCAACCTGTAAGTTCGCTAATGCCATACATCATTTCACTGATCTGACGACCAATTTTACGATTACGTTCAATTTCAACAAATACTTTATATCGACCGTTTTCGTCTTCGCCTTGACTTACATCAGCATCGAGGACAAAGTCATATCCTTTTTCGATGAAATCTGCAAAATCCAGAGCTGCTTGATGACTGGTAACTTCAAATGCAAGAACAACTACACTTTCGTCTTCTCCCATCTTACTTTTATATGAGTCAACCTCAAATACCGACTTAACAAGATCTTTTAGATCTTCTGATTTAAGTCCTTCACATAGGTGCTGTTGCATTTATGTCTCCGGCTACAGGCTGTTCGTTTGCAGGGGTTTCTACAGATTCTTCGCCCATGTTTTGTTCTGTATCTATATTAGAATATAGACTTTCTAAATCAACTGAGTTCTCTTTTTGACCACGTATAGATCCCTTAAAAATCTCATACATTAATTCTTTAGGCATTTTAATAGTAACTATCCAAATAGGATGTTCGTCTATAATACCTTTTTTACTACCTGGTCGATAATCACTAGGTTCGTCTATTTTACGAGGCTTCCTAAAAATACTTTCTTCGTAAGAAACTTTACAGTTATAATCTAATAATCTTTTGCCTCCCATAGGATCCGGCATATCTTCTTTAGGCCACATAAAAGAACATTCTACCCAATGACGACTTACTTTAGGCCCAGCTACAAGTTCACCATTTTCCCAATTTTTAAAAACATAGAGATTTAATTCGTCTATAACACGTTCAAAATCCTTCAAAACTCTTAGGCTTGTATTGCTATCATAGATAGTAGAAATATTGCGTATAACGTCTTTTTCATCGGTCATTTTAAGGGTCCTGTTCGTATTAGTTATTTATCGCTTCAAAACTTAATATATCCTGTTATGATTTTGTCGTAAGTCTTAAATACTTGTGTAGGACGCATGTCCTAGGGTTAGGATATGCTATCCTGCAATATTAATTGTAAGGAGTTTTGCGTTTGTCCAGACAAAGAGCACAAAGAAAAGCACAACAGAACCACAATCATAGAAATAATAATGTAATAGATTTACAAGAATATATTCCAGAAAAGAAAAAATCAGTACGAATCGTACCCCGCAACAGAGCACAAGAACAATATTTCCTAAAATTACAAGATCCTAATAATAGCGTATTATTTGCTGTAGGACCAGCAGGAACAGGTAAAACCCTACTTGCTACTCAAACAGCAATTAAACTATTAAAGGAAAAAGAAATAGACAAGATCATTGTTACTCGCCCTGCTGTATCAGTTGATGAACAGCATGGCTTTTTACCAGGTGATCTTAATAAAAAAATGGAGCCGTGGACGAGACCAATATTCGATGTGTTTGCGGAATATTATTATGCTAAAGAAATTCAAAACATGCTCATAGAGGGTGTAGTTGAAGTTTCACCATTAGCATATATGAGAGGGAGAACGTTTAAGAATGCTTTTATAATTGCAGACGAAATGCAGAATGCTACACCTAACCAGATGAAAATGCTACTAACTCGAATAGGCGAGAATAGTAGAATGGTAGTCACTGGCGACCTTAAGCAGGCTGACCGCATTGAGGATAACGGTTTGATCGAATTTATCAGACTTCTCAAGAGCAAAGAGAACCTAAAGTATGTTGACATAGTCAATTTCGGACAAAAGGATATTGAGAGACATCCAGCGGTTAAGGAGATACTGGACATATACGGAGACTTTTGAGAGTAAGGGTGAAAGCCCTTACTTCTCAACTAGGTTAGCAATACGTATCATAGTTGCTGCAAGATTTATTTCAGAATCGGCAACTAATGTATGATCTACTAATCCTTGTTTAATTATAAGGATAGCCTTATCTTGGATACTTTCGTCACTACTAATTAAATCTAGATTGTCGTATAACCAGCGATAAATATCTTCCATTTCTGCTGGTTGAGCACTTTTACAAACAAGTTTTCTTGCTTCTTGAATCTTCCCTGATTTAAATAATTCAACCATTTGAAGTTGCCAATCTGAAGTAGCTTTATCACTTTTATTTGGCGCTATAAGTTTTCCTGTAGTTGAATTTTGTTGAACAAGGTTAATACATTTTCTTAAATCGGGATAAGTTGCTTTAACAAAGGTATCAAGTGTATCTAGATCTAAATCAATATTTTCATTCACAAGAATAGTAGCGACTCGAGCAGTAAACTCATCCTTGTCAACAGTTTCAATATGAAATCCTTGACAACGAGAATGTAATGCAGGAATAATTTTATGTGGATAATTGCAAGTTAAAATAAATCTTACAACGGAATGATATTCTTCCATTACTCCACGCAATGCTGCTTGGGCATTATGTGATAGATAATCAGCCTCGTCTAATAAGATAATTTTAAGATGGCCAAACGCCATAATTTGAGAAAATTGAACAATTCTATCTCGTACATCATCTACGCTATTTGTTCTTGATGCATTTATCTCTAATACATCAAACTCATTAACATCTAAAGCATTAATTAACATTTTAGCAAGTGTTGTCTTGCCTATTCCGGCGCCTCCCGAAAAGATTAAATGAGGAATACTTTTTTCTTTTATCCATGACTCAACCATTGTTCGTTGACTATTGTCTCGGAATACATAATCTTTGATTTCGATCGGACGATATTTTTCTACCCAAAGATCTTTCAATTTACTATCTCCTCCATCAACACTGATTAAGTTTTTCTGTTATGTCATTATAAGATATTTGATAGAATTTTTCTGCAAAATTCTTTTGAGTATTAGGGCCATGATGTATATTATCTCTAGCATAATCAACAACAGTGTGATCGAAAACATATTGTTTTATTCTTGGAAAATTTATATTCGTAAAATCATAATCATCATCATAAGAATAAAATAAAAAGGTACTATTCCATCTTTCTAATAATAAATTTAATACAGAAAAATTTTTCTCTGTTTGATAAATTACATATCTTTTTTCGTAAAGAACATCTGACTTCGAATTTTTTTCAACGTATTGCTTCCAGGGTCCCCATTGATCAGTATCCCATCTTTCTCTTCTAATAACATGTGGTAATAATGATATTATTATATTAGGTCTCAATAAATCTCCATAATGAATTAAGTATCTAACTAAATGATCTAATCCGGTTCCGCCTGCTGCTATATTCCAAAATGGAATTTTTTGATTTAGATCGTTACAAATTTTTTTATGAAATACATTAGCCCATGTATCCTCAATAGGTAATCCTATACCTTCAGTATGACTACACCCAGCAAATACTATTCTAGTAGAATGTCTCTTCCATGATTCGAATTCATCAGACCTAAACCCTTGACTATTATATTTGTAAGATATATCAGTTGGTCCATAAGGAACTAACTTTTTTACTTTGTTATAATTTTCTTCAGTATCGGGAGAAAACCAATCAAAGACTTTATTAGAAAAATATTTTCTAGGAGTTGCTAAAAATTCATTTTCTGTAATATTGTTATTCATAATAAGTTAGCGCATCATCTCCATAGATATAATTCTAGTTAGGCTTTCACTAAAATTTTGATCTGCCGAAATAATATACATCTTGGAACTATTACGATCCTTATATTCATCATACTTGCGGAACTCAACAATATGTCTACCAGTAGCAGCCCATACGTTAACATTCATTCCGTCGGTTGCAAGTCTGTTAGAAGTACGTATTTCGTTACAAGGTACTACTGTAGGTCTGTCGGACATTACCGCACTATCGAGTCTACGTTGTAACCACATAAAAAATTTGTTCATTTACGATTCTCCTGACCAATCCCTGTTAATATTAATGTAACATAAAGAATAGGCCAACCCCAACCATTAAGATAACCTAATATGTGTAAAGTCATAAGAGTTATACCAGTAACTCCTACAGTACTCAACCCCGAAGGAGCAGTAGGTAATTTCATTTAGAGATCGCCTTCCTTACGGTTCTCACTATAGAAAGCATCAAATTGTCCACCTGGATACCTTGCTTCAAGTTTGCGAACATTCTCTGCAATGACATCGTTTGGATCAAGACGTAGCGCATTACAAGCATTAATCCAATACCACATAATGTCACCGAGTTCTCGCTTCATATGAAACAGTGTATCTTCATTAAGTGGTTTACCTTGAAAAAATATTTTCTTTGGAATTTCACAAAATTCGCCGCATTCTGCTGCCATTCCGATAGCCGCAGTTAACACTAACGGAACATTTATATCAGGACCGTGAACACCATCTCCGATATAATTTCCATCAACTTCATCTAGTCGATTCATAAAGGTAGTAAGGTCTTTACTTTCTTTACTAGTAACAGTTTCAACAAAATCTTTATATTTGTTAAGATCAATATTTTTCATTATTCATATGCCTTATATGTTTTAGTAATCTTTCTCTATCTGGTTTAATACCAGTAACAAAATCATGTATATTTTCGATATAAATTATATCATTTAGCTCTATTTGGTTGTTGTAAAACATTCGGACATCGTCCTTGATTTTATTAGAAAAAGAAAGCATTTCTAATTTATCTGTTACAATATACAGTTTTTTATATATTTCGTCAACTAATACTATCTGATTAACAAACTCAATATTTTCAAAATATTTACTAGCCATACCTCTAATCACAAATAAATTAATTTCGATATCATTTAGCCTATATGCTTTTTTCTTTCCCTCAAAAATAAAACCTTCTTCGGTATCTCTTAATGAATCTTCAGTATTGATTGTTACGCCATATGTTGGAATCGTTACGTTTAAAGTTTCATTTATAATCTTAATATCATGAAATCCTTCTACAGGTTTTCCTAACAAATATGGATTAAAGTTTTCAGTATTTTTATCAATAAAAGGTAAAAATAGAGGTCCCGATGTTTCACTACACCCAAATATACTTACAATTTTTTTTAATTTTCCTGTTCTAACAGCATTTAACCATTTAGGATTTATAAATGAAAGAACAAAGATTGTTAACTCTGGACATCCTAATTCTGAATTTTCAATAGCTGAAATCATATAATCTGTACAATGATCAAAAGGGCTTTGAACTTTAGTAATTTTATTTCTTTGACAAAAATTTATAAAATTTTTGTAATTTTCGTCTGTGAATGATGTAACTTCAAAATTTTTCACTCCAAAGTAGTGCCATTTACATTTATATAATGATGGTAAAAAGAATATACCCAATGATGAACCATGATTAAATGTTACTAGATGTAATATACGATCTTCTTCGGTAAATTCTAAAGGTTCCCAATTATATGAACATAATTCATAAAAGAATTCGTGAGAATGGTTTATTAGTTTTGGAGTGCCTGTACTTCCGCTACTTGTACATAATAGGCAAGTATCTGTTGGTGTAGAGTAGATCTTCTTAACATTTTCTTCATATTTTTCATCAAGAGAAAAATTATATCCTATTCTTTTAACTTCCACAGATTGTTTAGAATTTTTGGTATAATACTCTCTTAAGTCCGGGAAAAGTTTTTCAGAAAATCGATCAAGAAAAACAAAATCTAAAGGAAAATAAATTGTAAATTTTGGTTGTCTAGCATCTTCGCGATTATTAGGTTTTATTAATATTGTTAATTTTAATCCTAATTCAAAAGATGCAAATAGTATAGCAATATAAGAAATATCCATATGAGTTACTGCAAACCCTATTTTATCTCCTGGACTAGCATTTTTGTCTATTAATATTTTTTTCCAATAATCTATAACATGAAAAAGGTATTCGCGAGATATTCCTCTCTCTTCTGTGCAAAAATGAGCATTTTTATTAATCCATTCCCTAGATATGATTTTCATATTTCGGCTGCGAAATAGGCATCCTCTGGTTTTACTTCACTTATTGCCATAACAGCTTTTGCCTCAACTCTACGAACTATAATTGAGGTGCCATCATTCTGATCTAACTTAATTCCTCTAGTCCAACGTCCGTGTTCGACAAGTACCCATTCACCTATTTTCACTTCTTCTTGTTTAGGACCAACAGCATAGACTTTCCCCCATCTAGGTTTAATTCCATGCTGTTTCCCGTCATCATCTATAATAATGATTCCACTTCTAGTTTTTTGTTCACCGAATTCCATATCTTGTACAATTATATGATCAAGAATAGGTCTTATTTTCATTTTAAACCTCTTAATTAGAATTAGAATTTTTTGATACAGTTGCGTTTGTAAATACTTCATCTTTAACAGAATTAGGATCTGATGTATAATAATCTGCTACAATTTCTTCTCTTCTACGAACAATTTTTCCTCCAGGGCCTAATTCGTCTCCTCGAGCATTAACTCGAACATTACCAATAGCCGGAGTTAGCTCATTAGCCTTGCCCAAAAGCTCCATATCTACAACTCTTCCCATCATACTTCTATAAACTCTTTTAGCCATATTATTTCTCCTATTTTAGAAATTCATTAATATTCAACTCGTATTTAATCGAATCAACCTTATGAATACCGAGAAGATAGAGACAATAACTAGCCACGCTGGACCCTCTACCTACACCCCATAATATATTATTTTCACGCATTTTATCAACCAAAAATTTTAAAAATTGTAATAAAAGAATCATATCATGCTTTCTAAAAAGATTTAATTCTTCTTCTACACGTTTTTTTTCTTGAACAGTTACACAAAGCGATTGAATATATTCTTGAATATCAAAATTTTTATATTCCTTTGGCATATACCAATTACTCTGCATATACTCGTCGTGGTTTTCTATCGTTCTTCCTTCATCAAAATATGGTTCAGGTACAGGCCAATCGCTTAAATTATTTTCTGTAATAAATTCAACATATGATAGATAATCTATATCTGTATTACATTCAACTTTAGATTTTGAAATTAGACCTAGATTGCCTTTGTATATTTCTTTGAATAGATCAGAAGAAGAAAATATTGGTTCTCCTACGTTATTCAGTATCACCTCTACCACCTTTAATAATTTTAAATCTGTGAGCTTTAGTATTCATGTTTTCTGCTTCTTTTAAATCTTCTTCAAAATGTTGATTCCAATCAAAGTCTCCAACAAATATATTGTCGCCTTCTAATATTTTATCATATGTAGCTGGGTCGGGTCTTAACCACCAAGGTCCGGAAGTAATTTCCTTATTATCCCACCAAGACTCCTTATCTGGTAGTAATGCATTTATTTCTGGAGAATTATTATCTATAGTATATCTAATATTCTTCCCCAATTCACTAGATAATTTTATATATTCGATGATTAAATCTTCTCCAACTAGTGCAGAAAGTTTTGCAAAAATAACACAACCTAAAGTTTGGTCATTTAATAAATCAGGCAATTCTAAATAATTATTTGTAAAATTAAAATCGTGTTGGTTAAAATCAGTTTTTGTTATAATAATTGAATTATTCATTAATATATCAAAAAACATTTGAACTTTTTCAAAAGCAATATCGTGAAGAATTGGATTTATACTAGAAGTATCAAATCCAACTTCTATATCATACTCGTTAATTAAAAACAAGTCATCAACAAAGACAATACATTTAGCTTTAGTAGACCATGAATGAGGTACAATGTTATCTGTCATAATAACAGTTTATTATAGAAATAGGATTTAGTCAACTTTAATAAGTCCATCGAAAGAAGAATCTTGATTATCAATAGCTTTTTTTTGTTTTTCAATTATTCTTCTTTGTTGTTCCCATCTATAACCCTCTATCATCATAGAAACTTGTTGAGCAGCACCTGGAACAAATCTTATAGCTTGGAAATATTTTTTAGTAAGCTCTGTTATTTTGTTCTCAAGTTCCTGATCAGTAAGTCCGGTTATATCGGATTGTAATGGATGCATTATGGAGAGACCGTAAATTGTCCTAAATAATTACAAAGAACTGTATACCCGCTATCGTATGTCCAAAATTCAAATATTATTGGACTTACTGTGTGGTTAGTTTCTGTCTTTTGAATTGAGTTTGATGGAATATTATAGCCAGGTTGTCCGCTAGTTGTTCCTGAAGGATTTGTACTTAATATAATTGGGTCTGGAAAGTTTTTTCCTAACAGTACCGTTCCGGCACCGACTAAAGAAAAGTTAACAGTTACGTCCCCAGTAAAGGATAATCCTTTATATAATTGAACTGTAATTTTTGCCAATTTGCCTTGGTTTTGATCTGGAAATCCTGTGATTGTAAATTGTAATGTACCAGTAGCCGGATTTACAGTAAATACCTGATAAGGGCCATTTGAAAATTCAACCAATGTTGTTGAACTAACACCAGGATTATCTTCACCTTGTGCTAATCCTCCTAAATATGCTTCTTCAGTAAAATTTACTAAATTAAAATTAGATAGGTTGTTTTTTCCAAAATCGTTTGAATCGTCTAATCTAGCACTATTGAGCTGCAAATCGTCTATTTCGCTCTTTGCAGCTTCAAAGTTATTCCTGATAACAGAAAAATTATCACGAAATCCTTGGCTATCGTTGTCACGTCCTGCAATTGGAAAAGTTTCATCTATACTGTTAAAATTAATGTTACTAGCCATTTATAATCTCTCTTGCTGCAAATGCGATGTATTTATCGCCGTCATCACCCTTAACCGAGTCAATTATGACTCGATCAACAGTAAAATCTATACTTTTAAAATCAATACCTAAATTTTTGATATTATTAACAATGGTATCACCGTACCCTGGTTTAGCGTAGCAAAGTAGTATACCTTTAGTAAATCCTTGCTCTATACCACTAAATGATTGTGGAGTTCTCATCCATAAGGGGAGGAAATTTCTTTCTGTCTCTCCTATTTTTTCTATATTTTTTCTAATATTTGTTGTACTATTTCCGAAGAGAGATCGATAATTGATATCTCCAACAGTTTGACCATTATAGTCGGCAGTCATAACTTTATCTTGAACTAGTATTCTTGATAAATCATCTTTATCGAATCTAATCTGCGTATTTGCAGGAATAGATGAAATTAATGGTTTGCTTATAACTATTGTATTAGAGTCCTTATCTATTGATAAAATTGCTGTTTCTTTTTGGAAATAGGAACCAATAGCTGACGTTATTAAATCATTTACTTCTATATTATAAATTGAATTTATAGTTAATGTAGATGAGCCAATAGATGCACTTAATTTATTATAAAATATAGTATTTGAAGATACATCCCATAAATCTCGTTTTCCTTGATTAACTTTAATTTTTGTTTCTAAAGGATTAGTACCGTTATCTGGATCTTTACGAGTAGGATCTTTACCTATCTTTACTTTAAATGATGTAGGAATGCTTCCCTTGTCATTTTCCATATTATCTATAACTTCTATATAGACTGCTTCATAGACAACATTATTTGTTCCTGGAGATTTAGCAATAGCCTTTTTAACTGAACCAAATCGATATCTCTTTCTCGAACTTCTTCCTAATGCAGCAACGTATTCGGAAGCTACTTTAGTTTCAATTCCGGCATACATTAACATTTTCAATTCTGTCTGTACGCCAAAAGATTGATCACTAGGTCTATAAAGCATAGTATGAGTAAATATTTCAGGATTAGTAAAGAAGTCTGTAAGCTCTAATCTCTTATTAGTTTTTAAGAATGGCTTTACATAGATATTGCTGTAAAGCAAATCATTAGGAGTTGTTATACTAATTGTAAAGTTTTTAGTTATAGCACTTAATTTAAATTGATCTTGTGCAAGAACAATAAATTTATAATCTCTATCAATAGTTGTATTGGATTTATCGAGAGTAAAATCATTTTGATCAAATATAGTTAAACCTCCTGATTGATCAATATATACATCCCATGTTTCGTAACTAAAAGTTTCAGAATTATTTGGAGAAGTTGCTATATAATAATTGTCTTCATATCTAACAATATCGTTTATAAAATATGAAATAAAAGGTCTCCAATAAGATTTAAAAATTCCATCAGGAAACTGATAATATTCAATCCATTGATTGAGATTAAAAGAACTTTCTTCACTTGGAACGGTAGCTATATAATACTTGTCATTATATAATACAATATCGTCTATAGCATATACACGGTATGCTTTCCAAAAAGATCTATAAATTCCTTCACTAAATTGTTTAACTTTTCCTTGAATAGTTCCGTCGCCGATTAGGTTTAATCCGGGAGGTAATCTTCCGCCTATTAATGTGTAATTGAGTACAGCATTAGTTACAGTACTTGTTGCTTCTACTTGTAAACTGCTTATGAAGTTTGCAGGTATCTCGCCAAGATCTCCTTCAGTAATAAATCTAATTGTACTGTCGATTTCACCTATGATGTCTAATGTAAATGTTTTAGCAGAACTTACAACATAACTAAATGTAAATCTTGTTCCACTTGGGATAGTATTTTGTATATTTGTACTTAATGTTACAGTTTTACTTCCTTCATCGATTGATGTAATAACTGTTCCAGGTATTATATAGTTATTACCTTGTGAAGATGTTACTAAACTGTCTATTCTTAAATTTAGAACAGAATCTAATTTTAGTGCATTTTGACCCACACTATTCACACTCGAAGTAAATTTTTCATAGCCATATAATGGATTGTCGGGATCGTATCTAATTGCACGAACAGTAAATTTATATGTTTTTGTTACAGCTGGTTGATAAGGAACATCTCCGTACAATTCTCCTGATGTTTGATCTAAAATCATACCAGGAGGTAGTCTACTTATAGATCCGTCGTCATTGACAGGATCTAAAACATATCCTAATGCTCCTCTTAATGTATTAACATCATATACATCTAAAAACATTGTAATATAATTGTTAGCTCTTCTTTTTCCTAGATAAGATGGAGTCAACCAAAATGGCTTACGTATTGGGGTAATATCTGCGGTATAAATTCTACTACCAACTTCCATAATAGTTGTATCGGAACGAAACATATCGTCTCCAATAACAAATATTCTAAATCTTCTATCTTCGTAATATTGTCCGTCAAATGCTCTAACAATAAAAGAATAATAACGATTTAATTTTCTAGGGTTTCGTACCAAGTCACTATAATCAAATATAGTATTGTCATATAAGAAACTATCAAAACCATTATACGGTCTTACACCGTAGTCATATGCATATCTGTCATAAAGTTGCATATCATAATTACCATTATATTCGCCCGCGTCATTGAGTATAATGGGCTCGGCGAATCCAGATATAATACCATCTAATGATAATGATAATCCTGGCGGTAATTCGCCTCCTCTCGGTGGAATATAATAAGTTAGTTTTTGTCCAGTAGCTAAATCTTGATCAATAGCACTTAATTGATAGTTTACATAATCGCCGTCAACAACAAATAGATTTACATGACGATAAGTTGATGTAAATCTTAATCTAGTACCCCAAGGTATTTCACTAATAACAGGTTTGCTTAATGATACTGTTTTACTTATAGTATCTATAGAAGTAATTTGTGTATTACTTGCAAATGGATTAGATGGTAAATGACTAAAAGTAAATCGTATACCAGACGGTAAAGTCTTTAGTAGAGAATGACTCATAGTTATAATATTTGTAACAAAGTTTATATCGATTATAGTAGTTGCATTTGATGGTAAACAATTACTACCTTGGGGAGGAATAATATAGCTACCAAGTTTTAAATCCGATACAGAGTCTACTTTTAAAGTGTTTGACCCGATATTATTAACTCCTGATGTAAATTTTACTATATTATTTTCTTTTACTGATATAATACTATTTTTTAAAACATTTTTAACAGATGTTAATTTTAAAATATAATTTCCTTCATTGGCTTGTTCAGCTAATGTCCTATCAACAAAATTAGATCTATCTCCACTTGTTCCTATTTCTAGATCCCCCGAAGGAGTAACCCATATAGGTTTGTCTGCACCTTCTATAGTAATATCATATGTTCGATCGGATAATCCTGTTGCATTTGTTGCTCTTAACACAAATCTAAAATTTTTCTCTGTAGGAACTTCAAAAGGTGTTCCTACAATGTTAAGGTCTTCTATTCGTAACCCTGGAGGTAGTTGACCTGAAATTAAATCTAAAGATATATCACCAGGGAAAATAAAAGATCCATTTGGTAATAACGGTTCATTATAATATGTTGGTCCTAAAATATAAGGATATCTTGGAAGATAAGTGTCATTTGGATCAACAGTTACAAAATAAGCATATGTTCCTCTTGGATATTCCGGAGTAACACAATTTCGACCATTGCATTTATCTAAATCTCCAAACGCAATAATATATTCATAATCTTCAATATAAGTTCCATCTGGTATGGTACCACTATATCTCTGTGTTTCTTTAAGTCTATAACTAGAACGCATTACGTTATATAATTCTGTAGGCAATGTTTCTCTCCAATGAGAATCTATATTTGGAGAAGGAAAATTATAAGTATCTTCTGGACGATCTTTATCGTATGTAAAACTATCTAATTCTTCAGTAAGAATAAAATAAGTATCATTGAATCTAACTATATCGTTTACTTTATAGCTATATCTAATGTTACTAGTTGTATATATTGCAGTCTCTATATTTCTAACATATTCTAGCGGGAAAAAACGAATTATGCTTGAATTTAGAGTTAAATCGTTATATAAAACATTATATCCTTGATTGTCGGTATCTACAATTTCACCGAACACCCATCTATCATGAGATTCCAAATAAACTGATGCCGTTCTAGTATAAGTAGAAGACCAATCTCCAATAAAGGAATTAGAATACCCATAAGGTCCGTATATAGGATTACCGTCAAATGCATAACCTATAATAGGACTGTGTTTTGTAGGATCTTTTTCGTAAAGAAATCTTGGGTCAGTAATATAATGAAATCTACGATCCGATCTAATTATACCTGACCCGTCACTAAATGGCCCCCAAGGATCTGTGCTATCATCTTGATATGACTGTATTGGATAAAGAGCAGAATTTTCTGTATACTGCTCACCTCCGATATCTGCGATTATTCCCGAATTAGGACTTCTAAAAGGAACACCGTCTATAGCAACTCCAAAAAAACCTTCGGTACTAGTGTTGCTTAATTTACGTGGAAAACCTGCTGTAGTTTTACCGTCTATAGTTCTTTCTTCTCTAGGAAGTTTAAAAACATATCTTTGTGGAAGAGGAGTATATGCATTAACGCTTTGTGGTTGTCCTAGCCACGCCGTTTGTGGCATTCCTGTACTTTTAATCCAAAAAAATTCTGCATTGCTATAAGTAGGTAACAACGTAGAATCTACAGAATTATCAAATATTCTAGTTTCAGGAGAACTTTGATCTTCCTTATCATAAACAATAATTGGTATTGTTACAGTTGTTCTTTCACTAAATGGCTCAATTGTATTAGTAAGAGGATTAGTTCCTAAATTATAATTTGATGCATAAGCCCAGCTAGGTATTCCCATTCTTAAAAGCTCCTATGCAATATTTATCGCAAAAAGAGTTAAACGAAAGGACCTCCGTCTATTCCTATAGATGAAGGACTTGCTATAGATCCCATATCTATACCAGTAACATGTAGTAACCAAGATATAGGAGAGGTGAATTCTGTATATATAGGTCCAAAATCAAAAGTTAAAAATTGATTCTGTATATCCCTAACATCAATACCATAGATTAATCCTGTTACATTTCCAGTTAAATTACCGTTAACATTTCCAGTTAAATTACCGTCAAATAAATTTGCACTAATAGTAGAACCCGATCCGCCAATAATATTAAATCCATTGAGATCTAAATCTCCACCTAATTTAGGAGAGGTATCTGTTTCTATGTTATAGTTAGACCCAGTAATAGTAAGTGTATTACCAACAATTGCTGTTGATATTCCTGTGCCTCCGACGATATTAATAGCTTGATCCACAGTTGACGCTATTAAAGATCCGGTATTAGCATTTACTCTAACTAAAACATTACGATTATTATCAATAAGTATTTCGTTTGGGTTGTTCGTAAGGGTTACACCAGAACCTGCAACTAAACTCTTTAACCTTAAATCTACGCCAATTTTTTCTTTATATATTCCTATACCGGTTCCGACATTGTGAATAGTATTAGCTTGACCACCTTGGAGTTCTAATTCGTCAAAATTAGCATTAATTTTAGAAAATGCTGTTCGAAGATCGTCACCAGTTCCGTCATTTGGGACAAGTCCAACATTAATAGTTTGTAAAGCCATAGATTTATTCCTCTGTAGTATTTATCGAGCTATGGTTAATGTTTACCAACCATAACTTCGATTATTCCTACATGATCTGAATCATAATTTTGTAATGCCTTACCAATTATGCTTCCTGGCTTTGGATCCGTAGATGCCATAGCAACACCTGGAACAACACCAACCACCATTAAGTCGCCTTTAGATATCTTACCAATAACCTTACATGGTACTCGACCTTGTAATGCTATTAGATTCTTCTCACCAGGACAACTACCATTCATTATGTAGGCTGCTTGAGTACTTACAACGCCCGCAACTTTAGTAGTTCCTGCTCCAGAAGCTTGTATTACATCAAACTCCCCTCCGATCATTAAAACAGTACCAGGCTCATAAATCTTATCACCTTGATAATACTCTGCAATATCTGCTGCGTATGTTGCTTCTAATGTTGCGCCAGTTCCTAATGTCCAAGAACCTTGTACTCTTGTTGTACCTGATCTAGAATCTAAGAATAAATTACCTTGTGGAGAGTAAAATTCTAAATACTGATTTGGAGAAGTTCCACTACTTCCTATTGCTTTGTTGCCGCTAACATTAAATTGAGTAGTTGCATTTATTATAGATCCACTGAAACCACCATTTCCACTATCTCTTAATACTAAAGTTCCTTTATCAGCAGCAACACTTTCGTTATATGTGCTTTGATATGCAACGGTAGTGTAAGTATTAGAACCAGTTCTAACAAGAGCTCCGTTAGTTGTAAATAGGCTATTATAAATACCTCCGCCTTCTTGTACAACTGTAGCAAATGTAACTGCCGCAGGTGTTGCAGTTGAAGCACTACTATTACCTAAAACTGTATCAGTTCCTATTTGCGGTAGATTTGATAAAGAAATACCATTATTTTTAAGAGTAACAAAACCGTCAGTTATTGTAAATGCACTACTATCAAAACTTGCAACACCACTTGATGCCTGTTTTGTTTCAGGTGTTCCTGTAGGAGCACTTGCTCTAGTAGTAGCTAAAGATAATTCTAATTTGCTTTGAGCAATAGCTGCGGTAAGACTTACATCGGAGTTAACAATTACACCCGGCTGTATTGCTGAAGTAAGAGTATTTGTTGCTAATGTAAATAGAACATCACCTGCTTGAGCGCCCCAAGTAAAGTTTGTACCATTAAACACAAACAATGAATTATTTGTAACATTAGTAATTGGATTTGGAAGACTTACTCCTCCTAATTCTCTAAGTTCATTCTGTGAAGAAGTTAAATCATCTACATATTTCTTTGTAGCGGCATGCATATTACTTGTTGGATCGGAGTGAAGTGTAATAAATCCAAGCATTGTTCCGCCGGCAAGAGCTAATTTTGTATCTGCATAAGATTTTGTTGCAGCGTCACTTCCGGTTGTTGGATCTAACATGTTTACAATTTTATAGCTACCCATATTCATGTTAGCTTTCATTTGTAATTGTCCGTCTAAACTCATAAATCCAGAATTAATACTAGGAATTAGTCTACCAGTTGCAGGATTAATTACTGCACCATTATGTGTTAAACCTAATCGACGATCAATATAAGAACGAACTGCTTGTTCTGTTGGAACACTATCTGTGGCATTATCAAACATACTATCATCGACAGAAAATTCAGCAATAGCAACACCGCGTTTAAATCCAAGACCGTCTAGATTACTAATAGCAATAGAACTAGAGAATGTAACAGTACCAGTACCTTGGTCGACCTTGAAGAACTCGCCAACTTTAAAGTTACCATCTTGGTCAGTTGATGCATAGAATACACGCCCCTTACCGATTTCTTGAACTTCTGCGGCAGTATCTGAATCTCTGTCTGGTCTTCCAAAAATAGTATTTGGGAAATTGGTTGAAGAATAACTTCCTGTACCTACTTCCAACATATCATGCCCAGTACAACGTACTGTTGAAATCATAACTGTAACATTACCAGGACTGTCTGCAGGCAGAACTGCTTTAAGATTTGGATTACTGTCAAATCCTCCTTCTAGTAATCCAATTGGATAAGCAAGTCCACCAGTGGCTGGATATTCTGGAGTTACTACACCTAGATTGTCTAATTCAAGAACAGCATATAATGTTCCATTATCTTCACTAGAAATGTATCTTGAAATTTTATGAACTCTACCATACCAACCAACTAGCATAATAAAACCTGTTTCAAAACTATTAAGAATTCTTTCTTCATCTAATGTTGAAATATCTCTAATAGCAACTTTATAACTTCCAGGAACACCCCATGTATAATAGCTAGATCCTACTATTTGAGTAGTACCATATATTATCGTAGTAGAATCACTTAAAGATTTAACAGGGCCTTGGAAGGTATCGGAAATAGTAAACTTAGTGTCATCGTCTACAGTTTTAACCCAATATTCTACTCCTCCTGTAATACCTCCTGCAGATGCTGTAAAGATTATTTTTTGATCTGCAATTAAGTCTCCCACACCTAACGTAGAAATTTGGTCTGTAGAAGAGAATATTCTATTAACAGTTACAGTAAATGGTTGACACTGTTGATCGTTTGAATCGTAGTACGATGTCATAATAATAGAACGGAATGGTTCTTTTAATTGTGTTTCACATTCACCGTTAGCAGCACCCCAAGTAACGGATCCCGAAGAGAAAATGTCTGTATTAACTACAATAACAGTAAAGCTATCTGGATCAATAATTGTGTCAACAAAATAATATCCTCTGCTAGGATTACCATTAGTTCCTGCTAAAAATACGAGATAAATCTCGTCACCAGCATTTAATAAATGTGCTTCAGAAGTAACAGTTACAGTTGTAAGATTCCATGTAAATGTTCCAACCTTTGCTGAAAGATTACTAATAGCGATAACTCTATTGACATAATTAGGAGATTCATACATTACAAGAGCAGTAGACGGTCTTGTAGCAGTCTCTCTGTTAATATCATATATTAATAGTGAGATATGTTGACGAACAGTAATTTTTTCCCCATCAGGAATGGCTTCTAAAATTCCTGTTCCGGCGCCAGCGCCTAGTCCACCACTTGCTAAATTAACTCTATAAATTTTTCCATTTGCCGGTGTTGGAAGATCTCCTGTATCTATAATTTCTTGAGCATTATTAACAAGATATCTAAAAACCTGTCTATTCGGAGCATTGCCAAAGAATACTTCTAGTTCACTACTATTAGCAAGGGTATATTCGGTTGTTAATTCATGAATATATAAAACAATATCATCTGCTCTATTATAATACTGATTAATAGGAGCACCGTCTGGTATACTTCCTGTATATGTGAATGTAGTTATATTGCCGCTGCCGCCTATACCTGTAACTGTAATAGTTAAATCGTTTATAGTTATTAATCCGCCAAATACAGTTCCTAATATAACAATTTGATTTCCTGGAGCATATCCACTACCATTGGAAAAAATTGTTACAATATAAGATGTTTCGTTAACAGTAATGTTAAATTTTGCACCTGAACCAGACCCTGATAAATTCGTTCCGCTAATTTCAGTATACTGATCAAATGGTGAATATATTGTTGCACCAATAACCATATCTTCTAGTAGATAAACGTCATCTGGAATTTCTAATGGATATGCACCTTTAGCAACAAGAGCAAAAGAACCGTGTGCCGAAGATCCGCCAACTGATCTAATTTGTCCTCCTGTGTCAGAAAAATATGAAATTTGATTGTAGTATGTAAAGACACCTACAGCTTCTAATAATCCACCATTAATAGCAGCAAGACCGTATCCCAAATCATTTAATTGAGTATAATCATTACAAAGCATAGAGTTATTACCACCGGAAAGGAACTCAATGCTTGTACTTGGCATGAATAATCTTGTTGAATCTTCAATTAAGGTGTATTCTGGATCATCCGGAGTTGCAGGATTAATATGTATTAATGCTGTTCCAGCTTCCTGATCCCACGCAGTAATCAGATCAACTTGGAATCTAACACCATTGATATAAAATGCACAGGGAAGATTTGGTAAACGGATATTTAATCCATCTACTTCTATAGTTGTATCATTTATTCTGCTAGTGACTTCTGCTGGAACATTTCCAGCAAAAGCATCAACAAGCATACCACCTGCAAATATTCTTTCATTAGTACTTTTACTAAATGAAGATGATGTTTGAATATATGGGGATTTATTGAGAATTTGACCAAGTGGGTCAAGAACACACATAAATCCACCGTGTTCTTGACATGAAATTGAACGTAGTATTGTTGCTTCATTCATTAAGAATACATCAAGATTATTATTATCCTTTGGTGGATTTACAGAAGCATCTTGATTTATAATATCTAACATAAATTGAACAAGATCGGCAACAGCATTAACTGACCCCGCTTCTGGAACTTCGGTCATATTTCTTACTTGAGATATTCTTACACTTGCTGGATAAGCATTTTGATAAAGAGTAAGCGGAGGTAATTTTTGTACTACTCTTTGACTTATAGTTGAAATATATTCTATCGCAGCCGCTGTTTCAGTTAATTGAACTGTAATTGCTTTGTATGCACTTGCACTAATAAAGTATTCATTAGCAGCTTCTAAAGACCTATAATATCCCCCATAAAATAAATCATAGGCTAGTGCATCAACAATTAATCCTACGTCTCTCTTACAGAGTGTTTCGTCATATATAAAGAATGCACCGTTAATAAAATCGATGATGCTATTTTGTAATGATACACTCGATGTAGTCATTGTTGTATAATCGGTAACAAGTTGAGAATCAACTGATATTAAACTTGGGGTTATTGCTGCTGGAAGACTACCATTATTTTGTAAAGCATATCGTACTACGTCAACTAATGCTTCTATCTGATATCCAACTGATGCTGTACTTGTTATACCGCCTATTCTAGGGATTGCAGTTTGAAAACCACCGTACGTTTCTCCTACAGTAATTGTATACATTAGTGTTTTTAATTGAGCATAAGCAGCTAATGTAGGTGCTAATTCGTTTGTTCCTATAATCTCTGTTCCAACTAGATAATAAGCACTCGCAGCATCTCTTGTTTGTAAATTTCCTCCATAAGTAATATCATAACAAATAGCATCAACAATCAATCCTACGTCTCTAGCACAAGCTTCTCCGCTTATAGCAAGTTCATACCAAATACTAGTAGATGTTGCATTTGCTATTTGATAATCAATCCATGCAACAATTTCTGCCTGGATGTAATCTCTATTATTAATAAGCAAATTCTTTGCGTCTATAAATTCTTCCGGTCTTCCAGAAGTTGCAGGCCATACATAATCTGGAATATTATTGAGACCGTTGTCGATGATATCGATCATTATAGCAATATTATCTGTAATCGATGTTTGAGAAACAGTACTCACTACTAATGCATTTAATAAATCTTTTAATTCTTCTAATGCTTCTAGGGTAGCAGTTTTATCAGCACCTAAAACAGCCGCAGCTTGTGTTCCTCTGTAGTATGCACGAGCTGCTGCTATTGAATTAAAGTTACTTCCAAAAACCACATCATATGCTAACGCGGTAATAATAAGATCAGTATCTCTTTTACATTTTACTTCGTCATACTGAAGTCCTCTTAATTCTTGATTTACAAATCCTATTACTTCTTCTTGTATAAATTCTCTATTCTGTAGAAGTATAGATGAAGCATTTATTAAATCTCCCGGATTATTAATTGATCCATTATATAAACTTCTGCTTGTATTTGTAAGATAATGATAACCATAGATTCTATCAGTTGCCGGCAGGTCTGTATCAAAAAATTGATCTCTACGGAAGTAGGTATCGATAGCCCAACTTGCTGATCTTCCTTGTCTTGGACGAATAAGTGTTCTTCTTAATTCATCTCCTATAATCGATGTATTTGGTGGGACGCGAATTGGATAATGTTCATAATAATTTCCAGTTTCGACAAATATAGATATTTGTATATCTTTTACCGGATTTCCAAATTCTAAATATTCTCCTCCTAATGTTGTTATGAGAGGAGTATCTGTTATATATTCTACTTTATATGATTCTGTGTTTCCTACAATTCCATCTATTACTTCTAATATTCTAACAATAGATTTACTAGTTTTACCTCGTATCAACTGTCCAGGTCTAATATCAGATGCATCTCTAGCATCAGTTGGAGAGCCGTTGTTAGATATTGTAAGAACTAGATAAGTTCCTGCGTCTACTACTGATATAACTTGAGATACAAGATCACCGTCATCATATGTTAAATCTTTAATAGTGACTGATATAGTGAAAGGAGAATTTTCTATAATTGATTCAGCATATCTACAAGCATTACTTATAGTTTTAAAACCATAAGCCATTGATCTACCGCGAAGCTCTACAGGAATATCAAATTGATCATCGTCACCATTTGTATTTACATAAAGATTAACTTGACTAGTATAACTACCTAAATCAACATATTCTTTTGTTGCAGCAATTAATGGATTATCTGTGTTTTGTATTTTCCTTTCAAGAATTAAAGGACCTTGCATTTGAGTTGCAGTACCTCCTGCTCTTAAAAGAGTTTCTTGAGCTTGGGGTACTTCAGCACCTGAAGCACCGGCAGGAACATTAAGCATTCCGGTCATTGTATCACCGGATGTGTTTACATAGCGACTATCTGCATATCCTTTATTGATAGCAAAGCTATCTATAGTAGTATTATATGCAGCAGCAACTGATGTGTTTGGATTAGCAACTCGTAAAATATTAAATCCAGTTATATCTAAATGATTAGATAACGACGGATTCGGGTCACCAGATAATGATGCCGAGGCTGAATTTATAATCAATTTCGATGGATCTGAATTAACAATCTCAATTCCACCTGATCCTTCGATTGTTTTTGATACGTATTGGCTTCCATCTTCATTTGCTATCAAAATAGTATTAGGTAAAACTTCATCTGGCCCTTCTTCAAGAGAAGTTATAGATATACCGTCTCCTTTACCGAACGCAGAATAAAGTTCGTTGAAGTTTTCGTTTACTTTACTAAATGCTTCTCTAATAGGATCACCAGAAGCATCATTACCTTCAACACCTATATTAATAACCTTTTTAACCATTGTGGCTCCAATCCTTATACTGCAAAACTAGTGCCGCATCCGCAGCTTGAAATAGCATTTGGGTTTTCGAAAACAAAATTACTTCCAAAAATTTCTTTTTTATAGTCTAATTTTGTACCTAAAACGTATATTAAACTCATACCGTCAATAACAAATTTTCTTTCATTTATATGAAAAACTTCATCATTTTCCTCTAATTCAGTTTCATTATTAAGAAACGCCCAATCATAAGTAAATCCAGCGCAGCCGCCACCTTTAACAGATAGTTTAACGCCCCATTTATTATTATTTTCGCATAGCTCTCTTATTTGATTTTTAGCAGAATCTGTAATAGAAATCATGTTTTTCCTATAATTTAATGTATTTATTAGTATTTATATTAATAAATATTCCTACCAAAGGAGACAGATATGTTTGGATGGTTAAAGAGTTTATTTGGAAGTGAAACAGCACAAGAAATAGTTGTGCCCCCGCTACCAAAAGTAAAAAAAGTTGTTAAAAAGGTTACAAAACCAACTGTTAAAGAAGTTTCTAAAAAACTAGCTTTAAAAACAAAGGTTAATAAGACACCTAGAAAGCAGAAAGAAACAGTTACTCCGATAGAGCCCGTTTTTTCATCTGATAATACGGTTGTAGAGTCTGGAATAGTAGAAGTTAAGTTAAAGAAAAAAGGTGGTCGTCCAAAGAAGAGTAATATTTAATTATTGTTTTCTTCAAAAAAATTTGATATATCTCTAGGGGATGATTTAGTCTTTTTATGATTAGGTATTTCTCCTCTTTCTTTTAGACTTTTATCTTTCCCTTCTAGAGCTAATTTGGCATCTAATGCAGCTGAAAAATCTTTCATGATTTCGTTTTGTATTCTATCTTCAGCTATCTTACAATAGTCGGCACTTAAATCTATTCCTAGATATCTACGTCCAGTTCTTTCAGCAACGAATGTAGTTGTTCCTGCACCATTAAATGGATCTAATATAACATCGTTTTGAAACGAAAAAAGTTTTAATGCTCGGTAGGCTAATTCTACAGGAAACATTGCAGGGTGTCCGTATGTTTTCATATTTCTTTCAGGAGCAATATTCCATTTAGCGTCACACCAAGTTTTAAATTCATTACCGGTTATATCAGCTAATTTAGAATCTCCTTTATGTAGAATCTCTCCTTTACAAAATACTTCCAGAAATTCCCAAGTATATTTTAGATAAGGCCCGCTCGGACTCTTCCAAGAGCCCCATGCGGTGTAAGCACAATTACGATGATTCTTTTCCCACAATATTTCAGCCTTCCATATAAGCCCTCTATCTAAAAGACCCTTGCTGATTATATGATGACTAGGAATATACTCGCTGAATAATGGTTGTGTGTTTATTATTATTCTTCCACCATGTTTTGTAACTCTAATACATTCGTCGAAGATTTCCCAAAGCATTTCAAAGTATTTAGGCCAATCGGTTTTATCATCATGTGTGTCATATCCCATACCAAAGTTATATGGCGGGCTTGTAAAAACTAAATCTACACAATTATCAGGAAGATTTTTTAATATTTTTAGACTATTATCGTTAATGATTTTATTCTCATAATTCTTTGGAAAAATATTATTTGTTTTAGAAAAATCTTTAGTGTATGCCTTATATCCCTCTGCCATAATTGTTCCTTAAAAATATACTATAATACAAATTTCATATAAAGTCAAAAGGTATCTGAAATATAAAAGCCGTTAGAATCTATAATACTTCTTAATTTTAGTCCTTTTGACTCTGCTTTTGTTATGTTTAAAAAGTCATCAGGAGTTTTATTTGAAAGATAATTAACACAGAGGTCCTCAACCATTTTAAATCTTTGATAGTTTAATGCTGGGTATTGAACTATTTTTTTATTATTTCCTCTCTGTATAACTATTGCCGATCCTTCTTCCCAAACAGCGTTAACATCAGCATCTGTAGATACTGAAAAATTATTATCAGTAATAGCAAAACAACGAATATTAGGATTCATTTTTCTAAAATCGCTAAAAATACCTCTGACATTTTTTGTAGTTGTTTTACAGAAATGTCCTCCCTTAACTTCTCCAACAATAATAGGGAAGATATATCTTTGAAAGGAATTTTTAGAAATAATACCTAGTCCAATATCAACATCTTTATTTTCTGGATATCCTTTAGATGGAAAGTATTGCACAACTTCATCGTCTTGAAGATTTACTAATTCTATATCTGGGTATTCTGCCCAAACTTTCTCCATTTTATTTTTAATTCTTTCAAAAACAGGAAACCATAATTGTTCCAACCAGCTAGGTCCCACTTTAATTTTAGCATAAGCATAGATGTTTTCTTTATCTCCTTTATGAGATTGTTCCCAATAAAATTGATCATAAGGTGTAATAGACGTTATGTAACTACTATAGTCACTATTAGAAACTAAATCAAGTTGTGCCAGTTCAACTGTTGGATAAATTTTAAGTGCTTGCTCAACAAGTAAAAAATCTTTTTCTTTTCTTTCATATCCAGTGTTGGTATTCTTAACTAGATTAATATGTCGATGTAGATTCATAATTTATTTCCTGTTAGAATTATATAATAACATTTTTATAAGATATGTCAACTAATAGATTTAGCTTTTTCGAATAAAGCAAAACTGGCTAGATTTTTAGCCTTGCTCTCACAACAAATATCAAAATTAGGCCAAAATCCTAAAGCCCATTCGTTAGCAGCATCGTTGTAATAGTAATCAGAATGTGCTCTTAATTTCTGTTTTTTGTATCCATTCTCTAATAGTTCATTGAGATCTAAAAGAGTAACATTGTTACGAACAATGTTCTCATGTAAGTGTTCTTCGCGACTCAATGAATAATGCATAGTTGGACGCACACCGCGCCAGCTATCTATGACACGTTTAACGCGATCATCATTAGGATTGATATACTCACCAGTCTTAACCCAGTGGTGATGTATGTCCATAACAATAGCACAATGTTTCTCTAATGATAGAACATCATCTAATCCGAAAGTAATTTCTTCGTTCTCTATGGTAATAAGGTTACGAGCTTCAGTGCTAAGATGGGGGAGAATATTAATAATGCCAGCAGCACCACGCCTACCAGCGATATGCACATTAATTTTAAAACCTTCATCGTGGAAGTATTTACCGTAACCCATCCAACGGGCCATATCTACATGGTACTCGAATTCTTCTATTGAGCGCCTGACAACATCATCATTGCTACTCGCCAAAACACAAAATTGACCTGGATGAAAACTAATACGAACGCCGAGCGCACGAGCCAGTTCGCCCACCTCGGCAAAATGTTTCTCCGCGTAAGAGCGAGTATCGTTCTGCTGCCAAAAATAACTAAAACTAGGCTCAGTATAGACAGGGAGGATGTCGCTAGATAACCGTACCATACGCAACTGTTCATTTAGCGTCCCCACCTGTCGAACCAATAATCTAATTGATTCAATATTATGAACCATAAGGTCCCATAGTTTTTGTTCCGCGACTGCCTGGGTTTGCCTCTTTAACCATGCTACTGTAGTAGTGGAAGTATTAAGTTCTGGAATTGAAACGATGCCTTTTTTAGAATCGTGCCTAACGTATTTGCAGCAAAAGCCTATCTTGTTTGTCATATTTATAGTATAGTTGCTTTTTTGGTTAGTGTCAATTATTTCCAATTTTCAATTACCCAAGGGTCTTTAACAATATGTGGATTAGGATCACCATGAAATACAGAAATACAGCTATTAGGATAAACTGTTGGTTGTTTAATGCTAGTAAAATTCCTTTTACCATTAATAAGGGCTAGATCCTGTTTATCTCTCATTTCCCATTTATAACTTTTAATCCATTCGTCAGGCCAAAACTTTCCTTGATTAGATAATAAAGTATAAAGGTAATCTTGATCTCCGAAATTTTTGGTTATTATATTATTTCGATTAGATTGGAAATTATCCCATATCCAATGATTAATTGCTGGATTAAATTTAAAAACACTACTATTAAATTTTCTCCATCCAGGATTCATATGCCTTGTAAAATCTCTTATTATAACAAAGGATCCTTCTTGGTAATCCCATAGTTTATCGATATTATTATGAATAACAATATCTAAATCTAAAAATAAAACAGTGCCTTTTAGATTTAATTCGTTACTGAACACATATGTTTTAAACCACCATCCTTGTATAGGTAAAGCCGGTAAAGGTTTTGTTGTTATGTGTTTATCTATTCCTGCATTATTTTCTGTTAAACATATAAAATTAAAAGGCAAAGTACTATGTCTTTTACACATATTATATAAGACATTAACATACTGGGGTGAGTATTTGTTTCCCCATTTAAGGCAAACAATATTTCTTTCTTTACTTTGTATTTCTCGATTTAATTGTTTTTTGCTAATGAGTCTAACTGCCTTAAGTTCTTTAATATCTCTTTTGCATCGTGAAGTTTAATCATATTGGCACCGTCGCTAGGAGCACGATCTGGATCTTCATGTATCTCCATAAACACGCCAGCGACACCTATAGCACAAGCAGCTTTAGCAAGAGGCCAAACCATTTCACGATCACCACCACTACTAACACCATTTGCTCCGGGATGTTGAACACTGTGAGTAGCATCAAAGATAACAGGATAACCTGTTCGCTTCATAACCTCTAGTCCTCTAAAATCTACAACTAGATTATTGTATCCAAATGTTGTTCCTCTTTCACAAAGCATTACATTTGTATTACCTGTATAGGTTATTTTGTTTACAATATTAGTCATTGAATGTGGATCTAGGAATTGTCCTTTTTTAATATTAACGGGTAGTCCGGTGTGGCCAGCAGCAAGTAATAAATCAGTTTGACGACAAAGAAAAGCAGGAATTTGAATTACATCAACTACTTGTTTAACATGTTCAATCTGCCAAACTTCGTGAACATCTGTAAGAACAGGTAAATCATACTCATCTTTTATTTCTTTGAGTATTCTTAACCCTTCTTCTATTCCCACACCTCTTCCTGAATTCAAACTACTTCTATTTGCTTTATCAAAACTGCTTTTGTAAATTAGTTTAATCTCTAATTCTTTGCAAATTTCCTTGATAGCAGCCGCAGTATAATGAGCATGATCCCTACCTTCAATTTGGCAGGGACCAGCTATTAAGACAAATGGTAATTTATTATCTATTAATGTTCCGTGAATATTAATCAAATTCGTTATCCTCTCTATGTCCAACACGCATAGCCATGTTGGAATCAGTTTCTCTAACTTCTACTTTACAACACCAAATACGCTTTGCTTCTTCAACACCGTAGTTCGGCAAAAAGATGGTATTTACATATTCGTATAAAAAGTCTGCTAAACCTTCACATCCAGTTTTAGAGACCTCTGTGATTTTCGCTAACCCTAGCGTACCGAGTCGCAATAGTTCATCACGTTGTGGGTCATCTTCAGCAACTAATAGCGTATGGTCAAACCAATCCTCAAGCAATGCTTTTAGTGGTTTCAGACCGCCAAAGTCCATGCACCAGTTGCGAGCGTCTAGCGTATCGCACTCAAATTCAAAATGAAAAGATAGTGCGTACCCATGTATTAAACGACAGTGGCTATCAGCCCTCCATTGACGATATGCTACTGGTCCTATTTGTCTATAAGTTTTTGTTGAAATATATTTTGTCATCTCTTGCTCCACCGATAAGTTTGATGACATGCAGAATATTTAAAGAGGGTTGAATGCCTAAGTCCTCTAATAATATTTACATAATAATGTATACATATTATAAAATCAAGTAAATATTTCATGGGTAAAAAACAAAATATAGATTGGGATAATGAAGAATATCAAATAAGCTCTGAATATAAAGGAGTTAAAAAAAGTCTTCGTAGACAACGAATCGAAATTTGCGAATCTTGTGAAATGATGACTAAACTTAAAACCTGTAGTGAATGTGGCTGTTTTTTACCTGCAAAAGTATATTTTAAAATGTTTGATTGCCCTCTTGGAAAATGGCCATCTAAATACTCATAAGCTAATACGATAAATATGATTAGTTCGATCGAGGATCATAAGTATGGCTAATTTAAACCCAGTTTGGTACAATATATTTCGTAAGATAGTTTTAAAGCCGGATAATATTACATTAGAAGCAGAAACTTATAATGATACCATAAACATACTTCGTGGACCAGGAGTTGCTTGGCAAGGATATTCTGATGAGGATACATCGTTGGCAACAGGTAATGATACTTTTATGATCGATGTTGATTATGATATTTCAATTCCGTTAGCTAGTACAGATTTAACTCTTGAAGATGTTAATGGAAATACTAGTGCAGTTACTTTTACAGCCGGCCGTGGTGTCGAAATTCTTCGCAATAGTGCTCAAGAATTAGAATGGAGATCATACTCTGTTACAGAAACAGATACTCTTCAAACAGTTACAGAACGTAACAATATTACAAATAATAAAATCTTTGTCAATAATATTGAAGTAGGAACAATTAGTTCTAGTTTTACCGAGGACGGTTTTCCAAGTTATGATGCCGGTCACAATTTAGTAGGAGATGGAACACTAGATAGTCCTCTAAAATTTAGTCCAGACTATCAAGATTCTCTAATGGCGAATAGTAGCGATCAGTTTGAGTTTACAGCATTAGGTCCGGGTATGTTAGCATATTCTGCTAGTTATGTTTTTGATACTGGGGCAACTACAGGTTCAGTAACATTAGAAAGAGAAGATCCTAGTAGTCCTGGCACCTGGGTTGTATTAGATATAATTAGTGGAGTATCTGTAGGACACTCTTACGATATACAAGGAATTTATAGTGAATCCTATAGTGGTAATGTTAATTATAGATTAACGTATGTATGGACAGGAAATCTAGGAGTTATTACTTGGCATGTTCAAAATACATTTGAAGGCGGAGCATATACTCCAATTACAAGTCCACAACTTAAAACTGATACAGATGCAAAAACAGTTGATATAAATGATTTACAATTTTTTCAAAACAATATAAGAACTACAGTTTCTAATACAGATATTGTTCTCGATCCTGCAGGTGCAGGTAAAGTGCTTTCGTTATCTAATATTACTGCTCCAACTTTTACTGGAGATGTTACAGGTAATCTTACAGGTAACGCAGATACAGTAACTAACGGTGTATATACAACAGGTTCATATGCTGATCCAAGTTGGATAACAAGTTTAGATGCAGCTAAAATTGTAGGATCAATTCAATTAAGTGATATTACTATTGATGGTGATTTAAGATTGTTTGATAATGTTATTACTACATCACAGTCAAATTCAGATATAGTATTAGATCCAAATGGAACAGGAAAAGTTAGAATATTATCCAATATAGTTTCGGCAGGATTTGAAGGAAATTTAATAGGTAATGCAGATACCGTAACTAACGGAGTTTATACAGTTGGATTATACACAGACCCGGCATGGATAATTTCTTTAGACGGAACTAAAGTTACAAATGCTGTTCTTACTACAGGTTCATATGCTGATCCAAGTTGGATAACAAGTTTAGATGCTGCAAAGATTGTAGGTGATATTCAATTAAAAAGTTTTATAATAGACAACAGTATTCGCATTGATGGGACTCTTATTGAAACAATTGTATCTAATGCTAATCTTGAACTACGAGCAAATGGTTCTGGAGTTGTTTATATTTCTGATAGTTTAACAGTTACAGATGCAATAACATTTAATACTACTACAAATAATCAAAGTTATACAACTACCGGTGCAGGCACAATTACTATTACATCAGGAACTACTGGTAATATTAATAACATGAATATTGGTGCTAGTACAGCAGGAACTGGAAGATTTACATCAGGAACAATTACAAGTACAGTTTCTTCAACATCTAATACTACTGATATCCCAACAACTGCTTGGGTTAGAGATCAAGGTGGATTTAGATCACAAGTTGTATTCACAACAGGAACTTCTACTTGGACTATTCCTACAGGTATTACAAAGATAAAAGTTACAGTTGTTGGTGCCGGCGGCGGAGGCGGCGGTGTTTCTGCTGTTGCGAGTGCTGCTGGTGCAGGTGGCGGCGGGGGCGGCATGTCTGTTTCTTACTACACAGGACTAACACCAGGTAATACTTTAAGCTATTCAGTTGGTACAGGCGGAACAGCAGGAACTACTGCTGGTGGTGCTGGTGGTGCTGGTGGTAATACTACGGTATCTGCAAACACAGAAATTATAACAACATTACAAGCAAATGGTGGATCAGGTGGTAACGGAGCTACAACTAATACTATTACAGTTGGCGGCGCCGGAGCATCGGCAGGATCGGGACCTGCAAATGCTATCCTTATGGCAGGATATCTCGGTGGAACAGCAGATGGGGGTCGTCAAAAAGCTGGAAATGGTGCAAATGGACCACTAGGAGGAGGCGGCGGCCAAGGCAAGGTTTCTACTACAGGTGCAGGATCAGCCGCAACTAATTACGGCGCAGGAGGTGGAGGCGCATTAGGTGCTACTGCTAACACCGGTGGAGCAGGATCTGGTGGTATTATAATAATTGAATACTAAAATTATTATAATTCCAATTATCCGGTTTCTTCCATTCTTCCGGTTGATGTTGTATCCATTGTATATTTGAATAGTACTCAAAACATTTAGCAAGTTGATGTATCCAAAATCTAGGATCTATTGCACCACGATCGCTAGAATCATAATTTTTTGTATCTTTATAAACATTGTTTATTTTGTTGTCTACGCCCCAAAGATCAAATCCATATAAATGAACTTCATCTGGGGACATAGTTCCTGCTATATTACAAGCATGAGGACCAGTCCCCCAATGCCAAGGATCGTCTGCTTTGAGTTCTCCTTTATATGGAAGGTCGGGAAGAATTTTAATGTTAGGATATGGTAATATCCAATCGTGTCTAGTATAAATTAATTTTTTGAAATTATTATCTATAAGTTCTAAAATTACTCTTCGATCAACAGCAACGACACAATCTACTTTAAAGTCTCTGTAAGAAGCATTACACCCAATTTTATAGTCAGGCATAGAATTAAAATCTATACCTAATCTACTCTCACCATTACCTATTAAGATTATCTTTTTTGTCATTAATAGTTTTCTTAATTTCTTTAATTTCTTCTATTATATCTTTTAGACTTTTACCAGAATTATCTATAATTATTGCAATAGTAGCAATGGTATATATTACCCAAAACCACCATGTTACTGCAACACTTACAAAGAATACTGCTCCTACTCCATACAGAAAATTCCAATCTCTAAATCCTAAAAAATAAGATATTACAGATGCAGTTGCTATAATAAATGGTACGGTTCTAGCAAACCAATCCCACAGTTTGACTTGCCATAAAATATATTTCTTTTCTATATTACTCAACTCCGATTTGACCGAAGCCCCTCCAAATTCCGGGGTTACCGTCTCGAATACATACCCATCCTATATATCCTGTTTCTTTCGGATCTTCGTTCCATACTATATCGCCTTTACGATATGTTCCTTGTGAAGGAGAGTTAGATCCTACCATAAAAAGTTTATCTGCAAATCTAATATTTCCTGCTATCTCAAGTTGGGCATTATCGCCTATTGACTGTACACCAATTGACATTTTACCATTAACAATAGCATGGGTTGAAGGATTATTTTTATCTCCCAATATAACATGATTATTGTTAATAGAAATACTTTGATTGCTCGCTTGTAATGTTATTTTATCTCCAATAATTGATACCCCGTTAGATGTATCAATTAATGCATTTCCAATTGTAAGTCTATTATCGGAAATTTTAATAACTTCGTTGAGATTAATATCTCCTACAACACGTAAAGATTTAAGAATTCCTAATTCAGTAAGATAACTTTTAGTTACAGTTTGTCCTAGTTCTTTACTAGATAGAACTGATGTTTTGTTTATATAATAGGATTTACCTTCTTCTAGATTTATATGTTCACTACTATAGAATTGTTCTGGTTTATTTAAAAGAAGGAATTGTTTAGTTCTTCCTTCTCCAGTAAATATCATACCTTTACCGTAGTTACTTGTTCCTATAGCCTGAAATTCTAATGGGCTCTGTCTTTCTTCTCTACTGTCTACAATCAGTTCTTTAACAAAGAGCTTACCATTAATAGTAACATCGGCATTAGCAGCCTTTGGTTCGCCAAATATAATTTTTCCACCTCTAGTAATTTTCATTCTAGTTGTGTTATCAGTTATAAGACCTAAATCATGGCTAGTAAATGTTCCTATATTTCCTTGTCCATCGTTAAGACTTCCGAGAACAAGTTCAATTCCATTGTCTACTAAACTGAAAGCAGCATTAGCATGATCGGTACCAATACCTAATCTAGTTGATTTAGCATCAAAGAATATATGTTCTCCGAGAACAACATCTCCGTCAACTACTAAATCTTTTAATCTTCCAACCTTACGAAGATTACTGTTAAGAATACTTGGACCTAGTGTATCAACTGAAAACATAGGAGTGCCATCTATAGTGATTTGAGCACCTCTATAAAGATCTAAATTTAAATTTGTAAAGATTCTGTTGGGATCTTTTTTAAATATAAAGAAGTCTACGTTTTTCTTATCGTGCTTCCATATCATTCCCTTGCCTTCAACTCCGCCATTATTTGCAGAGAATACTACAGGCTCTTTATGTTCTATCTGTGTTTTAGAAATAATTGTATCGGCATAAAGAACAGATGTTTTTATTTGACCTTTTACATCTAGATCTGTTCCAACTAAAATACCGTGATGGAATATACCATCTTCAAAAACATCAAGTTTACCAGTTGCTGTTATGCTACCAGTTAAATTAATATTACCTTCAATAGCATTAGTGCGAATAGAGTCTATTGTGAGTTTATTATCTACAACTGAGTACGTTAATTTCTCTGACACGGGCATGATTCCTATCGTTATAGATATTTATCATGCCCGCAGGGCTAGTTAGGTGTATGCTTTTAGCAAGATTACATCAGCATTTATACGCCCATTCATCTTGGTTTCTATACTATTCACATCATTAAACAGATTACGCATCTTAGTCTTGGGCAGTTTATTAGCATCTTTCAACTGCTCCTCGGGCTTGCGTAGTGTTTTAGCGACACTCTTATTCTCGTTAAAATTAATAATCGTAGTGCCTTTAACACTCAGTGCCGCAGTATCGCTTGCTACATAAACGCCCAACTTACGAGTTTTTGTATTAAACACCCAAAGCTCAAGTGCAGCAGCAGCTTCTTCAGGCTTAATACTAACGAGCTTATAACGGTCATCATGCGTCTTAAATTTGAGCTTGCTAACAAGTTTCTCCTTGCTGGGAGACTTTTTAGCTCTAGGCTTGCGATTAACTTTAGCCTGCTGAAGGAACATATTAGTAGCAGACATGATAGATTCAAGTGCCTCTAACATGCTCTTTAACTGGGCTTTGGTATAAGCACGATATCCTTCTACCAATTGAGCATATTCCTCGTCTTTAATTTTAGGAGGATTAACAAGCATAGTAAATTCGTTATAGATAGGCTCATAAAAGTCTCGAACAATGCGAGCATGAGCTTGATTAATTTCACGACCCTTGAAGTAGTTGATTACATTCAATCCTTTTGAATCAAATTCAGCAGGGTTAACCAACCAAGTCTCAAGCCAATCCACAATACCTTCCATGTGAGTAAGACTAGCCTCACGAATACGGTCTTGAATTGATAAAACTGGTCCAGTTACTTTCTCCTCAACTTTCTGATTCTTAAGAATCTCTTTGCCTTCAACAATGACAGGATCAATTTTATTCTTTAGCCAAGTTGCTGTATTGTTATCAGGATCTTCGGGATGACTTGCAGGCATACCGCGGAGTAGCATACTAGCAGTAGATCCCATTGTGACAGAGCAGCGATGATCTGGAGCAGCCTTAAATGCTTTAATGTCGTCTTTAGAATATTCATTCTCACCCATCCACTTTGTAATTTGTGGAATCATTTCTTTAGCGGTGCTAAAGTAGTTGTACCAAAAGTAACCCCAGTGCCGAGTCTTGCGGAATTTTTCAAAGGACCAAGATTCCCAAGTATCCCATTCCGGTTCTGGACCTGTATACTTCTCGTCCATGAAGAGAGGATTACGAGTGGACTTTTTCTTTTTGACTCGCGGAGCCAAATTGATCTTACCACCTGCATTTTTCTTTGCTGCTCTAGCCATGAGTCTCTCCTGTTACTTTATATATTATACACGACTTTAGGAAAGTGTCAAGTCTGTTTTGGGAGGAAAAATGGTGGGCGATAATGGAATCGAACCACTGACATCTGCCGTGTAAAAGCAGCGTTCTACCTCTGAACTAATCGCCCGGTATTACTATAAACATATTTAAATGAGTAGCCCCGTAGGGCTACTCATATTTGACTTAGAAGCGAGCGAGTGCAGGAACAACATCACTTGTATTAAAGTGATAGTTCACACCAGCGCGAACAGTGTTGAACTTTGTACTGTTATTAACATTGTTCAACGAAGCAGGGCTATTAAATAAAGCCTTCTGGTTACCACCGCTGATATCTGTATAAAGGTATTCTGCCTTAACAGACCAAGCCGGAGCAAAAGCCCACTCGGCACCACCACCAACAGTCCAACCTGTCTGTGTAGCACTCTGGCCGCCGTATGTACCATTACTGGAAACATTACCGTAAGCAAAACCACCTGTACCATAAACAAGTAAAGTAGGCATTAGCGGAACAACACCGATTCTACCACGAACGGTACCGAACCAGTTAACATTTGTACCACCAGTGTAACCAGCAACCCAACCTGGGTAAAGTGCATTAACGGCTGCTACATTGTAAGCACCGTTTGAACCACCGGAAATTGACGAACCCTGGAAGTCAGCTTCAGCACCAACAACAGCTAATGAACCGACTTGCCAGTTGTAACCAACCTGAGCACCACCAATGATGCCAGCGTTACCGTTGCCATTGCGCTGAGTAATAACATTCTGCCAAGTAACTGGATTATAACCATAAACCTGACCATTGCCGTTGGACTTCCATCCACCGCCAACATTAGCACCGACATAAGCACCAGTCCATGTAAAAGCTGGCGGCGGCGGAGCAACTGGAGCCTTGCGTGACGGAAGGTCGGCAGCAACAGCCGAACCAGCAAGTGCAGTAGTAGCAAACAATGTTGCGATAATCTTCTTCATATAACTTCTCCTCTGTGTTACATTGTCTACTTTAGTGTCTATAAAGGTTATGGTCAAATATATTTTTTAAGATTGTTTAACGATTTTTTAAGGTGTTGCTAATTTAACACATTTTTAATTTGGGAGAACATTTGGAGCGGGCGATCGGGGTCGAACCGACGACATTCTCGTTGGCAACGAGATGCTCTACCACTGAGCTACGCCCGCATTATTTTATTTATGGCTGGGGTGCAAGGATTCGAACCTCGATAGACGGAATCAAAATCCGCAGTCCTACCATTAGACGACACCCCAAATTGGTGATCCCCCTGGGGTTCGAACCCAGGACAACTCGATTAAAAGTCGAGTGCTCTACCTAATGAGCTAGGGGATCATAGCCCCTAGCTATTAACCAAGGGCAAAAACTTTAATCGTCAACTTTCATAGTAGCTGCTTCTTTAACAAGAGCAAGAAGCTGATCAACATCTTGAACAAGAATTTTAGCAGTTTTATAATCTTCGTTATTGTCGCGTCCACTAACTTCAATCATAAATCCATTGTCATAACGATAAACGGTAAACTGTTCACTAACCTTTTCGATTTTATCACTAACCTTCATGTTCGCCTCTATGTTTGTGGTGCGCCTGGAGAGACTCGAACTCCCACGATCACTCGCTGGTACCTAAAACCAGTGCGTCTACCAATTCCGCCACAAGCGCATTGTCTTTAATTTAGCAGTCTTATTGATCCTTGTCAACTTTATTAAAATATTTTTCTTGGATTTCTCTTATCACTATGTTCCAATTTGGAATAACAATACCTAAAAGTAACCAAGAAGTTAGAGCCGCTACAAAATCCAAAAGCCAAAACCCTAGCTCTTTAAGTTTCATTATATTTTTTTGATTGCTTTAGTTAATGCTTCTTGTTCTTTAATTAATACGAGATTGTCGTCACCAGTTACAGATACTTCACGACCTGAATCCATATAGATAGTAAATTCATAAAGTGATCCTTTAAATCCAACTTTATTATCTACATTAGTAATAGATTCAATCTTCTCAACGATAATATTTTCGCCGGTTGATAACGGGAATACAGTCATTTTCTGTCCTTTAATTTTCGATAACTTTTGGAACACATTTAACTTTAACATAATATGGATCGCCTAATTTTGGTGCAAAGGCAAGTCCCGCTATTCTTGTCTGCCCTTCTATTAAACATGACATCGGGGAGTTTTGATGTTCCCCGATAACAGTCGTCACTTCTGCATTCTCTTGATTACAATCTTTTTCCGGAACACTTGTGTGACATATTAGAATAATTGGAATATACTTTATCAATACTATCCCTTACATACAGTAGCTATCTTAATCTTATGTAACTCAGTTCCTTTAGGAAGAGTCTGTTCGATAATTCCGCTCTTGCAAGAAGTCTTATCTAATTGAACTTCCTTATACTGGCATAGATTGTTTCCACCAAGATTTAGGCATGTGTATAGGGTAGCTGCGATTAAAGTCTTCATCTGTCTCTCCTTGTGTGTGTAATAGTATAATATACTATCTCTGTTGACTAAAGCCAAAAGTATTTATTAAGATTTATGGCACTTAACATGAATTTTAGCGTCTTCAAAAACACCATCATTTGGAACTTTTGCGTCTAATGTTCCAATACTGCAAGCTCTACTTTCAATTTGAACTTGTTTTTGTTCGCATGGACCGCTATTCAAACACATTAAAAGTGTAGCCATAACAAAAGTCTTCATATAATACTCCTTACAAAGATAGTATTTATTCGCTCTTTTGATCAGAGTTTACTGGTAATTTTTCTTCTAATATTTTCTTCACATTGGAGAATTCTCTAAAAGGAAGAAATTTCCCCAATTTTGAAGACCAAACTTCTTCATCTAAAGCTCGTTCGTATTTCTTTAGAATTTCTTGAAGTTCTTCAATATTCATAGTTACATTCCAAATTGTTTCTTAACAATTGCAACGGCTACGTCAAATGCTTCTCCGAGCGTGACATCATTTAAACCTTTTGATAAAACTTCACGCATTGCTTCTACAGCAGCAGTTTTAGTTTCTTCGCTAATCTCAAACATTTATATCTCCATTATTTGCAAGGACGAAAAGCAGTAGAATAAGGACCAGTCTTATATTCACAAACTTTTTGTCTCGGTCTTGTACTCTTATAATAGACACCATTGGTGTCTGCGTCAACACCTAATTTGTCTGCGACCTCCACAATAGTTAAACCTGCATTTACAGCATTACATCCTGTTAAGAATAAAGATAAAAGAATAACATATCTCATGATCGTGTTCCTCTATATTTTTCTAGGGTAGAATGTAATATATCAATAGAACTATCGTTCATTTTTGTTTTATGAGTCTTTGACATTAAACAATACTTGCCTGATCCGTATTGGATGATTATTGTTTCCTGATCATTAAGAGGAGTAAACAGTACTTCTAAAGTTTGTCCATCCTTCGTTAATGATTGAAACAAAGTTTGAAATTTATTATCCTCAATATATTTCATAACTTCGTCTTTGTTGTAACATTGAGGGCCAACGCTTGGTTTAGCGTTGACCATATCGTAGGTTAATAATCCTACTAATAATCCTAAAAGGATTAATCTCATATTACTTCTTTACTGGAGCAGGAACAACAGCAGTACCGGCCTTGTTCTGAATCTCTAGCGGAGGCTTCCATCCTTGGAAGGAAGTTGCCTTCTTTGGAGCAACTGGAGTAGTAACTGTGTGTCCTGGAACGTGAGCTGCTATTGCTGCGGTACTAAAAAAAACAGCAAATAGAATAGTTGTGATCTTACGCATTTTGTTTCTCCATTTAATAAATTACTTATTTTCTTTAAAAAGATAATTGAATAGTTCCGGAAGGTAATTTTCTATTGATCTATTTCTAAATTTATCTGATTTTTCAATAAAAGTTTTTGCTCTATTAAATTTATCAGATTTATTATCTTGTGGTTCTTCTAGCCATTCTATTAATGTATTAAATTGATCAAAATTTGGAAGGTATTCTTCGTCTTTCCAAGTCTCTTTCATATTTTTTAAATTATTAATTTCAATTTGACGATACTCTAAATCTAGTATGTGACAATTAACATAATCGGGATTTACTGCATTTTGAATATGTATACTTGTAGGTATCTTATATTCTTGTGTAAGTCTTTTCCAAAAAGAAAAAACCTCATGTATACCTAAAGAATTGAAGATGCTCAATGTGGTGCTTAATGATATACCATGTCTTTGAGGATTTTCTTTTACAAGTTGGAAATATCTTCTAACATTTTTTTCAACTTTTTCCCATGATACAGGGTATCTTATATAATCGTTTATTTTATTATATCCGTCAATAGATACACCAACATGAACATATTTAAAACTCTCCCATAGACTAATCATTTTATCGGACATACCTGTTAGATTTGTTACATAATGTAAACTTATATTATGACTTTTTCCTTGTTCTATTAGTTTTTGAAGGAATTCCATGTGTTCTTCCATTATTGTAGGTTCGCCACCTATAAACTGTATTCTATTTAAATTAGGAAAAGCATTACATAATTCGTCAATTTTTTCTTTTGTTATAGATGACCTTGGATTCTTCATTAGAGATCCAAAAATATATTCATGTTCTTCTTCCCATAGAGTACTAGAATGCCATGAACATGTCATACATTTACTGTTACATTTTGATCCCAACGACAAGTCTAAAAAATAAATGTCGTTTGGATTTAAAATTTTATTCATAGGAATTTCTGAATTTGGTAAATGATTATTCCATCCAGTCCTCATAGAAGTATTACTAGCATTTTCGGATATTTTACATCTAGTGCATACTTCTGGCCATTCGCCATTTATAAGTTGTTCTCTAAATTCGATTAAACTTTTTTTATTAATACTTTCTAAAATAGAATTATAAGATTCCTCGTCTTTTTTCCAATTAAGAGTCGAACAACAAGGTTGGGTTTCTCCCATAACATTGATATTAATCGATCCAAAAGCTAATCCGCAATAAATGGGAGTTTTTTTATCCATGGAGTATTTATATGGCGGAAGAGGTGAGATTCGAACTCACGGTAGGCTTGCACCTACGGCGGTTTTCAAGACCGCTGCCTTAAACCACTCGGCCACCCTTCCGTTAAGTGTATTCATAGTTTACACTATCTTCGTTTACTCTCAATATTTTAGCACCATTGTCGGTATGAAATCTACTAGCAGTAAATGTTTGAGGACTAAGAGTTATAAAACGATTAATTTCTGGTTTCTGTTCTTTTATATAGTCTTTTGCTTTAAAGAGCAGCCTTCTTCCTGATCCTGGCTTATAACTCCAAATGGTATAAAAAATTGCCATAGTCGGATTATCAGAAGATATTAAATCTTCTATACTAGAAGGTATATGATCTTGATAGCTAACACAAACTACAGCAGCAGGATCGTTATTGTCTAGAAGGACTATTATTTCTTTATTACCAATAATTCGTTCAAGAGCATATATGTCTTTACGTACAGGATCATCTTTTATTAAGTTTAATAATGGATCTCTTATATCATTAATTATATGTAGCATTTACCAACCGTAATATCCGTACCCGTAAGCTGGCCCATAATATCCACCGTAAGGATAATAATAAACTGGAGGAGCATAATAATATTGTGGTGCATAATAATATTGTTGTGAAGCTATAGCACCTCCGATTATTGCGCCTGCAATTGCAGCACCAGCCATTGCACCACCGTATCCATATCCTCCGTAATACCCGCCGTACCCATAACGATACCAAGCATTAGCTGGTGCAATAGATGCTACAGTTATTCCGATTATAGTTATAAAAGCAAGAAGTTTTTTCATTGTGTTCTCCTTCTTGCTTATTTAACAGTATTATTCTTCCTTTGGAATTAAACTTTCTAACGGGGTTGGTGTAAAGTTTAACATCTCTACACAACAGTTTATATAACTCGACTCCGGTACTGAATTTTTATGGACATGTCCGTGTAAGTTATACTTTGTCTTATACAATGACGAAGTATGAACAGGAACATGCGTCAGTAGACAGTTATATTCCGGAAACATTCTCCACATCATAATTTTCTGGAAATTCTTATGTAAGTTTTCACACTTGCCATTATCATGATTTCCAAGGATCAAACGCTTGCGTCCTTTTAGGCGATTAAGTACTTCGTGACCTTTCCCAAAATAAACATCACCAAGATGATATACGATATCTCCATCGGAGACAACTCGATTCCAGTTTTCAACCATTGTTTCATTCATATGCTCCACTGATTCAAACAGACGGAGGAATTCTCCGTCTGTGGTTTTGAATTTAAGGATATTCGTATGACCAAAGTGCGTATCCGAAATTACAAAGATGGTCATTACGACTCCCTAATTGGTTCCTTTCCATCTAGCAGATCGATTATTTCTTGTCCGCTCAATGTCTCATATAGTATAAGGCCTTGTGCAAGTTTGTCAAGTTGATCACGCTTCTCTATTAGGATTTGTTTTGCCGTTTCATATCCTTCTTGAATAAAACGACGGACTTCGTTATCGATTACCTTTTGGGTTTCTTGTGATATATGTTGTTCACGACCCATTGAATAACCGAGGAACTGTTCCTGCTGTGGCTCACTATAAGCAACTGTTCCAAGTTTATCACTAAAGCCTAATTGGGTAACCATAGCACGAGCAATTCGAGTAGCCTGTTGGATATCACCAGCAGCACCTGAACTTACCTTATCGTGTCCAAAAATTAATTCTTCAGCAACACGACCTCCCATTGCCATTGCCAACATTGCAATCAACTGTTCGTAGGTTTGACTAATCTCGTCACGTTCCGGAAGTGATTGCACCATACCTAAAGCACGACCTCTCGGTATGATTGTAGCTTTATGGATCGGTGTAGATCCTGGCATATTAAGACTTACAAGAGCATGTCCTCCTTCGTGATAAGCAGTCATCTTTTTCTCATCATCGGTCATTAATAATGTGCGACGCTCTGCTCCCATAAGAATTTTATCACGGGCATCTTCAAATTCCTGTTTAGTAACAATTCTCTTACTGCGACGAGCAGCAAGTAGAGCCGCCTCGTTAACAAGATTCATTAAGTCAGCACCACTAAATCCGGGTGTGCCACGAGCAACTACTTTAAGATCAACATCTGGAGCAAGTGGAACTTTACGTGCGTGAACTTTAAGTATTTTTTCACGTCCTGTAATATCTGGATTACCTACAGTAATCTGACGATCAAATCTTCCTGGACGAAGTAATGCAGGATCGAGAACATCAACTCTGTTAGTTGCTGCTATGATAATAATACCTTCGTTAGGTTCAAAGCCGTCCATTTCAACAAGTAAAGCATTAAGTGTTTGTTCACGCTCATCGTTACCACCGCCTAATCCGGCACCACGATGTCTACCAACAGCATCAACTTCGTCAACAAACACAATACATGGAGCATTTTTCTTTGCTTGTTCAAACATGTCACGAACACGACTTGCACCAACACCAACAAACATCTCAACAAAGTCTGAACCAGAAATGCTAAAAAACGGGACTCCTGCTTCACCTGCTACTGCTTTAGCAAGTAGAGTTTTACCAGTACCTGGTGGTCCAACTAATAGAACACCTCTTGGAATTTTACCACCAACAAGTTCAAACTTGTTAGGATTCTTAAGAAAATCTACAACCTCTTGTAGGTCTTCCTTTGCTTCGTCAACACCTGCAACATCTTCAAATGTCACTGTGCCTTGCGATTCCATAAGTTTGGCTTTTGATTTACCAAATCCCATAGCACCGCCCATGCCACCTCCTCCTCGCATACCCCTTGCTAACCAATACCATACAAGTATGAATACAATTAAAGGTAGCAAATTTGCAGCTAATAGAGATGTCCAAGTTTCACCACCTACTGGTTTAACTGTAATTTGTACTTTTTTATCCTGTAGTTTTGTAATAAGTGTTGGGTCATTTGGGACATATGTTTGAAAAGTTCTGTTATCACTAAAATGACCCTGAACATCACTTCCACTAATCAAAACATCGTGGACACGACCTTCACTGATTTGAACAAGAAAATCGCTAAAATTGATTTCTCTTGTACTAGGCTTACTCTCTTGATTTTGCCACATAGCAAACAGAATACCTGCCACTACAGAAAAAACAATCCAAGGTATATACTTCTTAAGGTTTTTCATGATATATTCCTAATAGTTATATTTTTACTTATCTGCATATTTTATATAATTTATCTTGTAATAAGACAGTGGGCGATTATTCTCTCGTCCGATCTTAAGACAGTTTCATATATATTATTTTTTTTAATAGTTAATCCATATATCTTATCTTCTGGAGTTATATTGCTAAAAAAGAATATTTTAATTTTTTTAATAGATGATTGTATTTTGTTGAAGGTTAAATGTTCACTTAGGTATACCAAGTTAATATAGTTGGCAAAATATAATATTCTAACTCCATTAAAATATGCCTCTGGGCTAAACAACAAATCTTTATAGTCTTCTTTATTTTGTATATCTATATATTTTTTCTTTATTTCTTTATGTTCTGAAGAAAATGTAATACTTGTATTTTCAAAAACAGTTGAATTCTGTAATGGAGTATCTCTAATTAAAATATTAGAGTTAAGGTCCTTTTTTACAAATATTGTATCAACAATGGCATTTGCTGTGTTTCCTGTACAACAAATAGCATGTTTAGATCTATAAATTTGATTATTAAATTTATAAATTTTGCTTATAATTTCAGCATTATCGAATTCTTTAAAAGAGTCTTGTCCTTCACCGAAGTCTATTTCGAGAGCAAATACACTTGCATATAGTCTTTGATTTTGTTCATTTATAGTGGAAATCTTCTTTAAGAAAGCCCAATGATTCTCAGCTAATGTTTTAGATAACCATACAGGATCTAATCCATTATAATTTAAATGAGGCATTCCTATTTCAAAATTCATACTTAAATCCCTTTGGTGCTAATGGTAGGAATTGAACCTACTTTAAAGACCTTATGAGAGTCCCTCGATGCCATACCGACCCACTAGCATTACGTAACCTTTTCTATCTGATAGATATCAATAAATCCTTTTTGAGTATTTGCGTATTCAGTTGCTTTAATAAGATCATCAAACCAAACTTTGTATTCGTTACCTTGATATTTTCCGTAAACTATATAACCTTCTCTCGGTTCCATAACACACCTTATAATAATTGGCGACCTGGATGGGGCTCGAACCCACAACTTCCGCCGTGACAGGGCGGTGCTCTAACCAATTGAACTACCAGGCCATAAGTGGCTCTCCGACCAGGACTCGAACCTGGGACCCAGCGATTAACAGTCGCTTGCTCTACCGGCTGAGCTATCGGGAAATAACTTACAAACTTATATTAACATCTATTAGTGTGTAGTCAACCTATTGATTACCATACTTACCCATTTGTCAGTATCATAATCTGTTACTCTAATATCGTAGTTTATAGGAGGTTCAAATAATGTATTAGTATCATTAAATCTTCCTTGTTTTATAGTGTCTATCCATATAGTGATATCGGCATTAAAAATTTTACGATATTCTTCTAAAGGACACACATAATCACAAACAGCTATAATTTTATTTTCTTTACAAATATTTGCCTTTTCAGACATTCTTTCTGTTTGTCGTAGTCTTCCCTCCCGAGAAAAATCCCAATCATTATACATTTTACGAATATCGTCACCATTATACCAAGAAAATGACTTACCCTCATTACTTAATCTATCTATTAATTTATGAGCAAATGTAGTTTTACCTGCACCAGGTAATCCCATTATTAGTATTTTATACATAGATTATTTATTTGGAGCACCTGGTAAGATTTGAACTCACAACCTACGGTTTCGAAGACCGCCGCTCCATCCAGTTGAGCTATAGATGCGCTTTTAGTTTTTCAAAAACTATTTGATTACCGGTATCATTGTAATGATTTATTAATCCTTGATGTTTTTCAAATACTTGTTTAAAAGAGATCATGGCAGGAAATTTATATAAACCTTTCCAATTAAAACTTGTTATATGCAATACAGGATAATCTTTAGTTATTTCGTCAATTTGTTTACAAATAAGGTTATGTGTAAATTCTGCATAATCTAAATCAAAATATTTTTCATAATAATCTACTATAGACAGTTCTTTATGATATTCAACATCTGAATATATAAAATCGCTATTCTTATGTAATATATCATTATAATGTAAAGGATGTTTTCTAACATAAAGTCTATACGGACTTGTATGTGAAATAATAACAATATCAAAATTATTTAAGTTTATTGATTTTAATTGTTGATGAATTTTATATTCGCCGCACCCTGCTTGAGCAAGATTTGTTACTTTATATTCTTTTGATAACATATTAGGCCAACCGCAGCCTTGATATTTTATAGTCCAATCGGCAGCAAAACTATCGCCACATATTAATATTTTTTTCATGGTGTATTTAAAAGGGAGGAAACGGACGGTCCTCCCTTTATGATTTTATCGTCTTGCTTCAATGTGCATGTGATTATAATGTCCTCTTACTTTCCAAAGGACTGCATAACCGGCTGCTCTAGCACGAGCAGCAACACCATCAAACCAATGTCTTGTTCTTGGGTTAGAAGCTTCAACAACGCCGCGACCTACATTTATATCGATAGCACGACCTGCATAATGTCCATGACCATGATGGACATGATGAACACCGCCAAACGCAGGATGTTCCGAAACTCTAATACCTTGATGTTGTAACATACGGCCGTACGCTACTATACTCGGTGATGCTTTACCAGCATAATGTTGGCTGTATGTATTGTAATAACTGTGTCTTAAAGGAACACGATTACGAAGTTGTGGTGATACACCCCATCTGTCGTTGCTGGTTCCAAGAATGTGGTCAATCGGACTTTCCCACGATTCTTCATAGTTTGAATACTGAGTATTCTTATAGTAACGACGAGCTTCCGCTGTACTGCTACTCGCAGCCAATACGATAGCCATAGCTACCAATAATATAATCCTCTTCATTTATTTCCTTTCAATAAGCGCAACTTTGTATTATTCTTATTATTCTTAAGTTGCGTCTGCCAATCACGGGTCCGTGTATGATCAGCTATCCCCACCAAAAAGGGCAGGTTGTATATTTATCGGAAAAATATGAAGAAAAAACTACAGTTTACTTTGGTAGCATAAAATGCCCGTAAGCATCGAATAGCCACTGTGGTTGTGGTAAAAGACTCCAACCAACAATAAGGCCAGCACCAAAAGCTAAAATTGTAGTAACAAAAACTAACTTTTTCATACAGTATTTATTGGAGGAGAGGATGGGAATCGAACCCACTTAATACGGTTTTGCAGACCGCTCCATAACCATTCTGGTACCTCTCCATTATCTCTTAAAAAGATATTTTTTTTCTTCAAAAAACTTATAATTTTTTTTATTTAAATGGTATATGTGACTATTTACTTCATCCCAATTCTTTATATAAGATTCATAATTACCCGGAGTTTTAATTAAAGAACTAGATTTTTGGTATTCTTCTATATCTAATGGAGGTAAATCTAGTATAGAACATAAAGATAAAGGATCATTTTTAAATTCATCATAATTTATTATTGTAGAAATAGAAAACAAATCTTTAGGAATAGTATTATACCATTCTAACATTAGATGATATTGTCCTACAAAATCTTTAATATTTAAATGAAAAGGTGTTATTTCTAATTTTGGAGTTTCTGTGCTATAATGATAGATATTAGTATTTTTTGCTATAAAATGGCTTAAACAAATTTCTATAGGATTTCTTATACTGATGATATATTTCCCTTTTTTTAACGGGAAAAATTTTTTTTGGTGATCATGTATTATTACTTGATTTTTAGATATAATATCTTTTGATATTTCATTAGAAGTTATTAATTTTAAATCGACATTCTGTTCTCTATAAACTCTACGTATAATGTTTACTATTAACATACTTCCCGTTCGACCGGGAGTTGTAATAAACCAATTATCGTATTCTAAAAACATACATTATTTAATAGAATTTGGCGGCCCGTTAGCCCCTAGGGTGTTGGAAACCCAGGATTGACCCCCGAGTGGGACTTCTTCCTATTTGAGCACCGCGACGGGCCAAGCGCGGCTTTCTTACTTACGATCTCCGAAGAGCATAAGCAGATTTATAAACATGTTGATAAAGTTCATATAAAGTTGTAATGCTCCGTAAATACCAAGCATTTCTCTTTCACCTTCATAAGAACGATCGTACATGTCCTTTAACATCTGAACATCATAAGCAGTAAGACCTGCGAAAAGTAATACTGCGATAAGACTTGTAGCAGTAGCAATAACTGTGCTCTGAACAAATAAATTAATAAGACCAGTTATAATCAGCCCCATCAATCCCATAAACAAGAATGATCCAAACTGTGTTAGATCACGCTTCGTTGTATATCCATACAGGCTAACTGCTCCAAACATAGCACTTGTTCCAAAGAAAAGTGTAAAGATACTACCCATCTTAAACAGAGCAAAGATAAATGCTAAACTTATACCTGTTGCTGCTGAATAAACATAGAACCAAGTTCTTGCCTGCGCTGGAGTCATTGATCTAATAGCCCAAGACAAGTACATAACAATTCCTAATGGTGCTAACATCACTAACCATTTTTGTGGACCACCGAAGAACATTCCTAATAGTTCTGGACTTGTGCCAACAATAAATGATAGCACACTACTAATGGCGAGACCTATCGCCATATTATTAAAGATACTGAGCATATACTGTCTCAGCCCTTCGTTATAAGAAATACCTACAGTATTATAACCGGATCTCATTTTAATCTCCTCTACTATGTATTATATTGTATTTTTACAACAGATTACAACCGATATGCTACTCTATTTAAGAATTATTCATAAAACAAAACCAACCAGTTATAATATATTTTATTTCAGTGTTAGAAACAACACCTCTATGATAATGTGTCCACCCTGCAGGCCAAATTATTGTTAATCCTTTTTCAGGAGGAGTTGTTAAATTTTGATGAATAAACTCTGTTCCGCCACCATCTTTAATATCATTCAAATATGTCATATAAACTAAATGCCTGTTTATATAATTATCAAGTCCATTGTTTTCGCAATGTTCTATTGAATAAAATTTTCCAGGATCATATCTTTGTATTCTAGGGCGGGTGAAACCCCATTTAACAATATCTTTCGAACAAAAGGGATATAAATTTTTATAATTTGTTGTTACTTGTATTAATTCTTTACAATATCTTTCACATAATTTAGAATCAAAATATTCTAAATCTATATCTCTATATTCTTTAATTCCGCTTTGGAATACTAAAGGATTACTCTCGCCTTTTGTTACTATTGAATCGCATAAGGTATGATCGATATACCAACCTGCTATGAAATTATTTAGATTGTTTATACTACTTGATTTCATAAATTTAATTATCAGTTTGATGGTAGACCGTGAGGGATTTGAACCCCCGACAAAGTGATTAAGAGTCACCTGCTCTACCAACTGAGCTAACGGTCCATAACTGGTTGGCGTAGCTGGATTCGAACCAGCGACCTCAGACTTATCAGGTCTGCGCTCTGAACCAACTGAGCTATACGCCAATGGTACCGACATCAGGTATCGATCCTGATCTAACTGATCCACAATCAATCGTGCTACCTTTACACTATGTCGGCTTAAAAAATGGTGCTGCTTGAGAGATTTGAACTCCCGACCTACTGATTACTAATCAGTTGCTCTACCAACTGAGCTAAAGCAGCGTTATATCCAATTTAATTCTTTTAATTTCTCAAATAATACATTTGATGTATATGTTTTAAAAGAATTTGGTGTAGGATGAATTTGATCCTCTAAAAAATCTAAATTGTTTTCTCTACACCATGACATTATACTTTTGTCTAAAAAATCAATTTGCTTTTCGGCAAGAAAAGCAGTCATGCTTTCCCAATGTTCAGATTTAATTGCCCAATCCATTCCTACAACTATTAATAATCTTGGACATATTTTTTTAATAATTACAAACATAAAAAGCAAATGTTGTAATGTATCAACCTCTGTATGTGATTCTATAGTATTTTCAAATCTTCTATACAAAGGACTAACAGATAGTAAATTAATTCTCGGTTGACCGTCAATCTTATTTTTATCTTTTATATGATAATGAGACATAGAGAATTTTTTTTGAATAAGTTTTTCTGTTCTTTCTAATTTGTCGAGATGTTCGTTCTCTAACGTAAGAACAGGGCCCGATGAAGCAGAAATCTGCCAAATAACAATATCATCATGTTTTAAATCATTATCTAACATCCAATCTTGAAACAATTGGCTTTGAAAAAGATTTTGTGATGCAGGTTTAGCAAGATTGATTAATTCAAAATTAATCATATCTGACAAAATACATGGCCACGGAGTTTTTCCGAGAGACATACTATCACCAAGTGTTATTAAACGCATGAGATATTTATAAACGAAAATGGCGCTCCCTACGAGATTCGAACTCGTGTTTCAGCCGTGAAAGGGCCGCGTCCTAACCACTAGACGAAGGGAGCGTACATTTAATATACACTAACAGATTCACAATGTCAAACAACAAAAAACCCCGGACTATTAATCCGGGGTCTTTAAAGCATATATGTGATTCTCAAATCACCACGCCAGACCCCGACTGGTATCTTCATACCAGCACATAATCTTATTAATGTTACAATGGCGTTGGGTCATTATTGAACTCACTAATCCTTTATTGTCTTTTATTTATACACGCAGATTAAAACTATGTCAACCTTTAATTTGTTTACATTTATACTTTTTTGATAAGCCAGGATGGTATAATATGATGATTATCGGTATATAGTCTATTAGTTCCTAGAAAGTCATGAACAGCACATTTAACAGTATCCCAATTATAATCGTGTCCGCCAATCTTTCCTCCGAGTTTCAGTTTAGGATACCATGCAAATATATCCTCTTTTACAGATTCGTAATCGTGCGATGCATCTAAGAAGACAAAATCTAAACTATTATCTCTATAAAGTTTTGCTGCTTCAATACTACACAATTTAATAGGATTAATATAATTCTTAACAGGACCTATATTATTAATAAATTCGTTATAAATTTCATCAGGAAATATATCTACACAATCAAATTTAATATTCTTTTTGCTATTAATAATTTCAACAGCCATAAATGCTGCACTACGTCCTTTAAGTGTTCCAACTTCAACAATATGAGAATTGTTGTCTATTTCATTTATTATATTTTTATAGATATCCTGAAATGTAAAAAATCCTTCAATTGATTCATAAAAATGTTCCATATTATTATGTATTATATTTTCTTTATCTTAAATTAATTTTGATATTATTTCGTGGTTAGAGGCTAATCCAAAGACTAGCCTCTAATTTTTTTAGTTTACGCGAGCGACATGTACAGTTGATGTACTTCCCATACCGATTGCTCTAGCAGCACCGTATGAAAGATCTAACTGACGTCCGCGAACAAATGGACCACGGTCGTTAATTGTTACGTGAACACATCCACGATGACAAACTTGAAGAACAGTTCCAAACGGAAGTGTCTTATGAGCGGCTGTCATAGCATGTGGATTAAAAACTGCTCCACTAGCAGTATGCTTTGCTAGTTTCTCACCGTGTCCGTAAAAGGAAGCAACCATGCGCTGTCCTCCGGAAACAATGCTACTAAAGAATCCACCGTTATCTGCCTGTTCTGTAGCAGGCTGTGCTTCTGCGTGTCGTCCGTGACGACGAGCAACTTTAACAGTGGATTGAGTGTGCGGCTGCTGTAATACATCGTCAAATAATGAACTAATCGGATCTTCTCCGGCTATTGACGGTGTAGCACTAATAACAACTGCTGTAATAGCAGCCATCACAACTTTATTAAATTTAATCATATTCTATCCTTCCTTTTCTGGTTCGTTCAGCACAATGCCAGACGAACATATTAAGAGTTGAACGAGATATGAGACCGTTCAACTGTACTTTCCCAAACTAATGGGAAACTCTAAATTTCTGGAAATATAAGTCTTTAGATTATGCTATGTAAAAAACTAACATAAAAGCAAGAGCAAGCATAGAAGTTACAAAAAATATAGCATCCTGCTTTTCAGTTTGTGCTATAGCGATTGCTTTTGCTTTGGACTTACGCATAATATTATCCTTTCGATAAAAAGCTCGTTTTGTATTTAGCAATTTTTATCGCACATAAAACTGCATATAATGGCGGAAGGAGTGGGATTCGAACCCACGGTAGCATCTCTGCTACGCCCATTTAGCAAACGGGTGCTTTCGGCCTCTCAGCCATCCTTCCATACTGTAAATTATATATGCTTCACTGGACTATGTCAAGAAGAAAGCCGCCCGTATTACACGAGCGGCTCTTGGGAGGATTTAATCTCTACTGAATTAATCAGCGAGGAGGGCGACGCCGTCCTTACCAACTAGAGCATGTACTCTTCCGAGGATCTGTAGAACAACACCAAATACACCTAGTGCCATCCAACCAAAGAACACAAAGCCCCAATGTAGAGGTGCTACGAAGAGCTCTTCCATAAACCAGAATGTATGACCCCACTCATTGAGACCAACATTTGGAATAATCATGAACGGACCAATAGCAACGATCAAGAATGCTAGTGAATAGCCCTGAGCGAAGTATGGGATACGTGTTCTTGCGTAGAAGAACGCACCAACAGCAATAACGCTGTAGATTGGGTAGCTCATGTAGAACTCAATGATGTGACTTGGAGTGAAGTCAGTATCACGAATAACTGTCATGTGCCAAGTTCCGTCCTGCTCTGTAAAGAACGAAGCACCCCAGTAAATAGCAACACCGTAAACTACGAGCCACTGTACAAGGGTTACAAGGCGACGCATTTCTTCACGAGGAGTTACGTTAGCTAGATCGCGATCGCGAGTCTTCCAAAGATAACCAGCAAGTCCTAGTCCAGAAACTAGTTCTAGTGGAATCTCTGTCCAAAGGATTGACATCCAATATGTCTGGAACTCTGGAGCAAATGAATCTAGTCCAGCTCTCCATCCGAAGACCTGCTCATAGATACGTACAATTAGATAGAAAACATTTAAACATGCTAGTCCGATCCACATACCACGTAGATCAACAACCTGTGCGTCTGTGTCCGCAAGTGCGGTAGTCTTAGTAAGTGTTGCCATTTCTTATCTCCTATAAAGTTAGGCATTTTTATTGAGCATCACTGAAATCTTACGGTTCACCACCTCCCGATGTAGTGATGCTCCGTTTACACACGTTATATGAGTTGTTTTACTTGCACACCTCCCCGGTTAAAGTATCACTTTACTCTGACAAGTATTTATAATCTTGTCTTATAACTGTATATATTTTTAGTATAAATGAAAGTATTTGTCAAGGAAGAAATTGGTTTTTTAATTGTCCAAAGAGCCAGAAAGGCAAGCTCACAACCGTGGTAATAATAAAAATAACAGACATAACAGCTAGATAGCCGGCGAAAATAGCAAATCTTGGAATTTGTAAAAGAGATCCGGTTAATGTTCTCATGTGTTTATCTCTATGTCTACAGCAACAATAAATCTGTTCTGTTTGCTCTGTACGATTCCCGGTCGATGCCAATGCTGACTTGGATATATATGCCAAGTTTTTCTATGTGGCCTTACGAAAAACCGCTCAGGATTATTTACCCCATTAGGAGCAAACTCTGTACCGGCATGATCTAGATCAAGAACATCATCTGGAATATGAACATAATAAACGCCGCTTATTTTCCTTTTACTAGTATCTGGAAGATGATTATGCCATAAATTATCGCGATCCTCTGCTCCGTCTAAATTTGTCATAAAAGACCATGCATTCATGTTAGATACGCGAACTTCACTGCCAAGATAAAGGAACACTGAAGTAAGAAAGCTCATCCTGTATTTGAGCCAAATAGGTTCAGGACGAGCAAAAATATTTTCTTTAGTTTGAAATTTTGGGCTGTTTATGAAATAGTTTCCGGACTCGATAATTCCTTTTACTATTTCACAAACATTTTGATCATCTTGATCAGAAATTAAACTGCTATAATCAAAAGTTTTACAAATAGCATTTTGATCTATAACAGTCATTTAAATCCTTTGGAGCGGGTGACTGGATTCGAACCAGCGACGAACAGCTTGGAAGGCTGACACTCTACCCCTGAGTTACACCCGCATAATATAGAACTATTTATTATTACCAATTTCCTTCATTACAATAATGATATTTGAAAGAAAAATCAATAGTTTTATTGAAGATCTTTTCTTCATTCATTAAGAATGCAAATTCTTGTTCTGTTCTACCATTTTCTAAATCATATTTTGGTTTTGCAAGTTTTCTTGCTCTTATAGCAGTATTACTTTTAATTCTTGTGTAATCTTGTGCATAGAATGGTCCTCTACGATGATCTCTTCTATTGTCAAAAGGATTTTCGATTTGATTTAATGTTACATCAAAATCTGCAAACCATTTACCATTATCGTCGATTATAAATTTATAAATTGCATTAAGCATACCTGGATCATATTGATTACCAAACTCTTTTAGATCAATATCTGGATTATATTTGATTTCAATTTCAAAGGCCCCTCTCGTTTTCCAAAGGATTCTTAATAGCGGCCATACTTCATTCATTAATGAATCAGCAAATGAATTTATATTTGGTTTAATGATATTATAATCAAAATTTTCAAATTCTATTTCATTAATAATACTAGGATTGTTAAATTTTATTTTATAATGAGATCTTGCTAATTCTGTTCTAGGGGGGTATGAAATTGGTTTTTCTGTACAGTCTTTCATTATATCTAAAAATATATGTGCTGTTTTTAAACGGACCATAACATGAGTTCCGCCCATAGAAAAATCTTTTGTAATCCAATGTCCTTGATAAAAGTGATCGGAAATATTGAATCTATTTAAATTTTGTCCAACTATGGCTTCGGAACTCAACCCAAATCCACCCCCTATTCCAATATTATTCATATTAAGATTTCTTAATCTCCACAGTAATGTTAAAGTATCCGCAAAGTCTTGATATTTTTCTGTAGGAAATCCTACAATCCAATTAGTTGCATTAAATATACCAACTTCTTTACCGTCTTTGAAATTTTGTTCTATTTCTGAAATTTTAACTTTTTTATCCATATCGTCTAAAACTTTTTGACTGCCAGATTCAACACCATAATTTAACATAATGCATCCGCCAGCTTTAAGATCTTTAAAATAATCTAAATCCATTCGTCCGTCACAACGGGCATATCCAGTCCAATTTATGTTCAATCCTTTAGTCTGAACAGCTTTACAAAAAGCTCTCAATTCATTAATATTACCATTCACTAAACTATCTATAAACCAGATAACATCAGTTCCTTTGTTATAATATAACCATTCGATTTCAGTAATTAAATCTACAGAACTTCGTTGTCTATATTTCCAAAAGTGTGTCTCTTCACAAAATGTACATTTTGCAATACATCCTCTACTGATTTCTGTATTAACACCGTTAGGAATACTGTAATCACTAAAATTAATACTTTCATAATCGGGCATGGGAAACCCATTAAGATTTAATCTTTGATCTTCTGGCTGTGTTATATATTGTGTGGTATCATGCACGATACCATTTTCAATTTCATCTAATATTTGTAATAAAGCATATTCACCCTCGCCGTTCACAACATAGTCATAATACGGATGTCGTTCAAACCAAGATTTTTGTACATTACTACCACCAACTAATATTTTAATGTTTGGAAGTTTTTTCTTTAATTCTCGACACATCCATTTTGTAGGTTCTTCATTTACATCATAAACTGTGAACCCTACTGCTTGAGGATTGAATTCTATAATTTTATCAATTGCTTCTTGTAAAATATTATCTAGATAAGGATGAACATCTTCTAAATATCTTCCTTCTCTCCATTTCCAATGTACACTCGGGTCCCATAAACTTGTATTATGATTGTACAAATACCCTGACTCTTTTTGAAACTGATTATAGGCCTTAACATTTAAATCTAATATATGAGTTTCATATCCTGCTGTTTTTGCAACACCACTTAGTCTTGCTAAATTAAAAGGGGGGAATTGTGCAGCCCATTGAGGACATAAAACTAATGCTAATTTTGTATTTCTTTTTTTATAATTTATATAAACCGGAGTAACATTTTTTTGGTCAACTTTTTTAGCATAGGGAGCAATAGCAGCTAACATACTCATGTGTCGGTCATTAGCTGTATTTTCCGAAGGTTTTTCTTTTAATTCTACATTTCTTTTAGCTAAACTACTTAAATTGAAATCTACCAAAATTTTTCTCCGTTAATCCCATAGATTCATATAATATTTTCCAAAAAGATCTAACCCTTCTTGTATTCTCCCATAATACGCTGTATATGCCTTGCTGTCAAAATGTCTTGCACCATTCTTCTTGGAATGAAATTGATCATCACGTTCTCGATTCACAACTTGTTCAAATGACCAAACCATTTTATCCATTATTTCGCACCATTGCTTATGGCCTAAATCCCATGCTTTGTTGTCGTCATTCTTATACCAGTCAAAAGTATATTGTGTACTGCTATTAGAAGTCTCCATAAAAGGTTTTAAGTCTCCAGGAGACCCGTGTTTCTCATCACGAAGTTGTTTAAGCATTGGCAGAATAATATCTGCTAATGTCTCGGCCATATTCCAAGTATCCCAAGGATCGATTCTTACACGAACCTTTTGTTCAGCATTGGGATTATTCTTATAAACCCAATTACTTGGATAGCGTCCGATAAAGATTTTCATCAATCTCTTTCGTATTCTTCAACACCGTCATCGTCTTCTGAAAGTTCTTCAACTTCTAATTGACCATTGAACCAGACTTCACTTTCATCTTCGTGCCATCCTAATGCTTCGAGACCTTCGTACCAATCTTCTTCCCAAGCAGTTTCAATAGCATCTCGCTCGTCTTGATCAATTTCGTCGTCGTAATTAAAATCAATCCAGCAACCGTCGTCAAACGAATGATCTACAACATCGTAATCATAGATCATAAGTTCGTCTTTTGCTTTTAATTCTTCAACATCTACAGGATCCTCTGTAATAAAATATCCCCAACGATAACCTTGTTCAATATAGAAAGACTTACCGTCTTTCTCGTAAAAGTTTTTCTCGATGACTGATTTTTTATCAACAGTACTGATCTTGTATTTCATGTTAGTCGTCCTTCTTTCCGATCTTCATAACCAAACATTTACATGCACCACCGGATTTCATAAACTCACTCATATCAAACATCTGAACTTTATATCCGAGATTTGTAAGTTTATCAGCAACAGAATTGCATTCTGGCATAAACACATAATTCTTAATAACAACAGCATTACAAGCAAATGTTAATGCTTCCTCTTCTGTTACTTCTATTGAATAACGCTTAGTAGAAAATTTTCGAATCTTTTCTTGTGACTCTTCGTCAAATGCTTCTGGATACCAAAGTACCCCGTTTTCCTTTAGGGGAGCAAAGCAAGTATCAAGATGATAAAAACGATCATCAACAAGATGTAACTTACGTAGATTTACAATTTCATCGAAAGGGAATTTATCGTGAAGTTTCCTAGCACTTCTAAATCCATGTCCTATCCAATGTGATTCCATATCCCCTTTTAAGAGATCCCCTTCACCTTCAAAATGATCGTTTGGATAATAGACAGCATATCCATGATCCTTAAACCAATTCATAAAATGTATCTCTTCACCTTTACGTTGGTCGTTTCTAAAGTTAGACATATAAACCATATTATGTCGTCTCTTATAAAACCCAGCATTCGCAGTAAAAACCATATCTGGCAATCCTGGTTGCGGATCAATTAGATAGACATCAGCAACTTCACGTACAGCACTATAAAGTCTCTTCCATTGTCTTTCTGCTAAGTCTTTATCAACTTTATGTAGGTTTTCAGTCATCCAAGGATTGATGTCATAGTCAACATCATAATACATTGGAGGGCACATTAAAAGTTTACTGGTGTTCAATTGCTTCTTCCCTTGATGTAATAACTCTATCTGCTAATCCATAAGCAACGGCTTCTACGGCACTCATGAAATAATCACGTTCCATATCAGCAGCAAGTTCTTCGTATAATTTACCTTGCGAATTATGCTTAACGTAGATTTCAGTGAGATACTTCTTCATCTTAAGAATCTCTTGTGCTTGGATCTGAATATCCGTAGCCTGACCTCTTGCTCCACCACTTGGTTGGTGAATCATATGTCTTGTATTAGGAAGAATAAGTCTTTTACCTGGAGCACCTGCTTGAGCAAGAAGTGACCCCATAGAACAAACTTGACCCATTGCGATTGTAACAACATCTGGATTAATGAATTGCATAGTATCATAAATTGCCATGCCTGCGGTAACAACACCACCGGGTGAGTTAATGTACATGTAAATGTCTTTACTTGCGTTTTGACTTTCAAGAAAGAGAAGCTGAGCACAAATAAGTCCGCTCATATGATCACCAACTTCTCCCTCGAGCATAATGATACGATCTTTAAGCAAGCGACTAAAGATATCATAACTGCGTTCGCCGCCTGATTCCTTTTCAACAACAACTGGAACGAGATTAGCCATTAGCGTCTTTTTACCTCCGTACGCTGAATTTCGTTAGGTCCTGAACAAACAAATTCAAGACCACTTTGATTAGCAATATACAACTTATTACGGGGATTGTAAATCATTTCCATCCGAATTGAACGATTAAGACTTACAATAAGATTAGATTTAGGAGAAAATCGAATCACTTCCGCTGTCTGTGACTTCCCGTTGTCTGAGCATGTTACTGTTACTGACTGTTCGTAACTCATTTTGTGTTTGTGTCCTTTCGTGAACTCTATTTAATTTAGTCATTGGAATTGTGCTTTGTTCCATAACGTGATCTTTTATCTTACCTTCAAGGTTGATTTTATCACCGGGTTTACGATCTGCCCATGTATCATGTCTTGTAAAGAACAAGAATAGATTACCTTCGCAAATACCTTGTACAACCCAACCTGGATAATTGTTGCTTTTATTATTACGAATGATTTCAAAATTGTCTAGATATACTTTTCCACCAACACTTCCAACATGTTGACTTTGAATATTAGCAATACTTTGTTTGTAATAATCTTTACCTTTATTAATTTGGTAATAAAACGGAGAACTAGCAATAAAACCAAAGTCTTTTGCCTGTATGTATTCCCTATTAACAATTTCGTAAATTTTTGTATTATATGAATCTTGATTAGCAAGTAGATTGAAAATCTCTTTCTTGGAATACTCTCGGATCACTTTTGCTTTGTCGAAATGTTCCTCTCTAACTTTTACAAGAGGAGGCTTCTGAGTACTATTATTATAATAGTCTACCATAAATTGGCTACGTAGAATTTCTTTATTAGCATATCTTGTGGAATGGATATCTTCACCATCGTTAATAAATTCGTTAGTTTTAAAATAGCCATTATTATATTCAAAGATAGCAATAGCAGCCGCAAGAACCTCGAGAGTTTCAAACTCTTTAATTTCAATACCAGTGACGGACATTCAGATTTTCCTATGGTTGGATTTCTATTCTACTATAATAGTATATGATAATCCAAACTCTTTGTCAAGTTGCTTTAGACTTTCGTTCACTCGTTTTGTTTCTTTTTCGATTTGTCCATTGCGTTCAGCAACACGGGCTTCGCGTTGCTGTTGTTTCATTTGTTGTTGAACAAATTGATACGTTTTCTTCATTAGATTTTTAAGAACTGGATGAGTTGTATCAAATCCAAAGTCTTTAAAATATCCAAAAAGATTAGGACTAAGCAGTCGACCTGCTTGGTCTTTTGTCATAGCAGTTTGACTAAAGTTTTTTAGCAGACGAAGTGTGTGATCGTAGTCATTATTAGTTTTACGTAATAGCTCACGACTAAGATTGTACGCATAGGCTTCTATCTCGTCCGGATTACCAAGGTACTCTTGGGACCGTTGTATTGCCGGATCGTTATGTCTGCTTCGATATTGCCTACCGGTACGGAATTCACGAGATCGATACTGAGCTTGATGTATCATTTCATGTTCAAGAAAGTCAATGACTTTAGTTGCGAATTCTCGCCACCCTTCTTTATCCATAGTGACATTTGGATTGTCCTTTGGAAATATTACCATTATTTCAAATGGCTTTTCTTCTTGTTCATCTTCATCAGGATCGTAATAAGCATTAAGATTTAAATCATTGGAATCAATATTAGAACTCTTCTGTGTTGTTATTACAACATTTGGTCCAACGATCTTACGAAGATGAGATACAACCTGTTTTGGAGTAACTTCTTTATTAAAGAACTTTGTGAAACTTTGGTAGATGCGATCACCCTCAGTTTCACCGTGATAAGGAATTGGAATCATATACTATTTAATGTCTATACTTGATACGACCTTTGTCAAGATCGTATGGAGTCATTTCAACAGTAACTATATCACCTTCGAGGATCTTAATCTTATTCTGTCTTATCTTACCACTGCCATATGCAAGTAGCACATGACCATTGTCATTTATTGTAACTCTATACATACTATTTGGTAGAACTTCAGTTACAAGTCCTACCATTTCAATCATTTGTTCTTTAGCCATGTGTTTATATTAATTAATCCTTTTCTATTTGTCAACCTTTACGACGACCTTTCATATTAGCCGGAGGCAATACTGTATCATCACCTTCATCGTCTTCTGGATTGTAAGGTTCAATATCGTGACTATGATCAAATTTTGGTTTAGGTCTCCAACCACGGTCAACTGCTTTTTCTTCAATTTCAAAAGTTTTATCAATTTCTTTATCGCGCTGTCTTAAATATCTATTGAATAGAGCATTACCTACCCAAGCAGCCATGTATCCCATAAAATACCATTCGGTAAACTTACCTGTTGTGATTAGAAATACAAATCCCCAAGTACTAATAACAAACGCAATGAAACGAGTCATTTTAGCTTCTTCGAGTTTCCCATCAATAGTAATTAAGTCCATCATATTGAACCTATTACCTTTTTGATTGTGCCATGACATCAGTAGAAAAATACCAAAAGCCATAAGAAGAACTAATAAGAACCACATAAAGAGATGTTCAGGCTTATCGGCCATAGCATCTAAAAAGGCATTAAGTATAGGACGATCTGGTTTAGAAACTGTTGCCAGCACATCCATATCAGGTAAGTGTTGTGTCATTTCGTCTCTTCAACAGGTGACTCATAGTACTCTTTAAGAGCGTCAATCTGAGCACCCTGTTCTTCTATAAAGCGACGCAACTCTGCAGAATTAAGACTCATGTTCTTATATCCCTCTGGAGTGGTAGCAATTAGTGTTACAGTACCTCCATCCTTTTCAAGTTGTGCTAACTTTGATTCTAGATTCTTACGAGTAATAACGGTCCAATGTACAGGACGTTGATGTACAGGACGAATCTTTGGAAGTACGAGATCTGGACGATCTTGAACTACTGGCTTAACGGCCATTGTGCTATTACATGCTGCCAAACCTAATGCGGAAGCAATGATTAGTAATTTTTTCATTTCTTAACTCCTAGTAGTCTTGGACAAACTGAATTCTTAACTCTACCTGATTTTTCGTCTGCGGTTAAAGGAGAACCTGAAACAATCTCATTACAACGAAGACTATCTTTTGAAGCACGGTTTATAATTTTTTCAAAAGCAGTTGGTTTTTTGTTAGCAATTTTATTAAGGTTTCTTGCATTACCGCTTTTTGTAGTAGTAAGTTTCTTTTCAAGTTCTTGAGTATCTTTTTCTATTACTTGGACACTATCGGAATATTTTCCTTGAACTTTATTCATTTTAATCACATCATTTTTAAGATTATCCATTGCTACTTTTTGTGAAGTAACAACATCTTCTAATCTTGCGTTCATTGCTTTTACTGCATCTAGACTTGATTCTAAATGTTTTACATAGAACCATGCTGCTACTAACATTAGTATTATAATTACAGCAGCAATAAACTTTGCTTGTATACCACCTAAAAATCCAAACATTTTATGCCTCCAATACGTCTGATATGCGGTTATAAAATGCTACACGTTCGTCGTGGCCGTTCAATCCGCCATTTATTCTTTTTGTAATTCCTCTTAAATTATCTGCATCTGCAAGTTCGTTAAGTCCTCTTGACTTCCAGAACCATGCTGCTGATATTGCTGCTCCATCGGGGGTCAGCAACCAATCTGGATTGTTAACAATATCAACATCTAACGCATCACCTAGCATCTTATAATTGTCTTTTCCTGTAAGCTGAATAAATCCACGGCCTCTATACTTCCAACCGTCTCCAGTACGCTCACCACCGTTGCCCATTCTAGCGGCATAAACTACATTAGCAATTCTTTCAGGATGATGATTGTAAGCCCAAACATTTCTACCTCTGAAGTATTTTGGGAAAACCTGCATAAGGCGTTTAGCACTATAGTTTAGATTTTCTTCTAAAAGGCGTAGTGAACCACTTTCGTGTGCTAAGTTTGCTAAAAAAGCAGAAATTCTTCGGGGAGTATTGATTTCAAAGTGTTCCATTGCTGCTACTAGCGGCTCGTAATACATTTCAATATCACCGTCGCGAGCAAGCGGAATTGCTTTGTCAAGTTGCTTTTTAGTAATCTGCATAGCTGTCTCCAATTATGTACAGCTATTTAGTTTAATTAGGGTTTAATTTCCAAGTCATAGCAGATCCCCATTTATGAGCTTCATCTTTAGGGTCTATAGTTACTTTTCCGCCTACTTTATGAGGCCATGTAGCAGTTGATATTATTTGTGCTCCAGGCTGCATTTTTGGTTTAGGTGCTGATGTTATTAATACAAAGTTATGTCCTAATATTTCTATCATTCTAGCTGAGAATTGCGGAATTGCTTTGCCGCTATTAACTGCCGGAGCAACGAATTTATCCTTCACACAATTTTTTAGTAGATAAAATAAAGGCCACTTTCCGGTAATTGACTTTTGGACTAGATTATATAAATCTTGATATTCGGGTGGAATTTCTTTTATTTTAGAAGGAACTTTCTTTTGTTTATCACGAAGATAACTTTCAGTCCATGCATAGAATTTATCATCAAACAAATGAACAAATGGTTCTAGAGCACCTAAAGCACCTGGGCTGTGTTCGGCTATAAACTTAGCAGCTTCAAATGATTGTTTGTATGTTGATGCTTGATTTCGTTTATTAAATTGCTGTAGAAGTTGTATAAATTGTAGACTTTCGTCATTTTTATAAGTCTTCAACATATATTCAGGAATTTTAATTTCGTTAATACTCGAAGCTGCTCCGGTCCCTTTTTGACCACCTTTGCTGCTTAAATAGATTCTATTTCCTGTTTTATTATTTGTTAAGGCATAACTGTCGGCTAATGGGTTGTTTGTTGATCCGGGGAAAATTAATAACATATCTGCTGGGTTAACGCCTACATGTTGGTAGAACTCATCTCGATTGTTAAAGTTTATAACACCGTCAATTAATGCTTGTACACCTAAGTATTCAAAACCATCATTAACGATACTTGAAAGTTGCTTACCCTCTAACCCTAAATTAGTAGGTAGAATAGGAATCTGTTTTTTATGAATTTGAGCAGACATCATTTTGATAGCTTTACCGGCGCTTCCTTGAGTACCTAAATGCTCGTTAGACTGTATTTTACTATAAAGATCTTTAGCCTGAAATCCACCGAGATTTAGTGCTAGTTCTGGAGTTAGATCTTGCTCACCTTCTTTGTCTCCGCCAAAGGGAAAAACCTTTGCAGGCTTTAATTCAAGAGATGTGTCGCCGCTCTTGCTTTTTCCACCGAAATCTTTATCATTATATTCAATTTCGCCTGTAGAAATAGTTTGTCCATTTTTAGTTTTTACCATAAGAGATTTAGTCATCATCTTAGTCTTGCCAGTTAAAATTCCTTGTAATCTAGGAATTTCAGCAGGATCTATTTGTATAGGACCGTGTTTAGACTGGAATGTATGATTACCTTTGATTAATTCTAAGAATTTTTCAGGTCTTTCCGGACGACTAGTTATTTTACCAATAGTTAACGATGTTTCGTTTAGAAATTCTCTTGCTCTCATGATGGAGTATTTATCGAATTTCGGGAAACAGACAATCCTGAATGAATACTCTCACATCTTCTTCGTTAAGACCTAGACTTGCCATAACTTTAGGAGTATGCGGATTTTGTTTCTGATTATCACAGTAGAAATTCTGTTCCTCGGCGTTATTATAGGTATTTCCGTTAGTTTCTCCTACACATTCTAAATAATGATTAAGAGTTTTTTGTATAGTAGAAAAAATTTGATTTAATTCATCTTCTTTAGAGACATTACCCGCAGCAATCATATGTTCACTAAAGATACGAGTTGCCCAATCTGGTAGATCTCTTTTCTTACGCCATTCTAATTTATTAACTTCATGGCCGAACCATTCTATAAGAGGATGATTAGGGTCGTCGGTTTTTGAAAAATCGTGGAAGCAACCTGTTATCTTATTCTTACCTGCTACTACATCGTAACCAAAAATAGGAGCAGGATTATCTACATGAGGAAAGATGCAACAATGCATCATCCATAATCCTTTAGAGTTTCTAGCATCTACAACATCGATGTGAGCACGACGATATTGTCTACTACCCCAAACTCTATTGATCCACCCAGGCTGATTAAAACGCTCCATGCCTGGCTCTTGTATTTCTATACCTGTTTCGTTTAACTTGTTTATAAAGAAGTCTTGTATCTTTATAAGACGATTCCAAACATCACTCATCTTTGTACTTCGGTATATCCAGTTCCATAAGTTGTTGGAATGTTTTTATAGCAAAGTCGAAACATATATTTGCTTCATCTGCTAGTGAGTCATCTATGCGGTTACGAATTTCTTCTTTCAGTTTATCAGGGTTTTCAAACTGATAGAATTTACCAGATCCGGGAACACGTTTAGCAATCATTTGTCCGCCTGCTAAATCACCCATATGTCTAACATAAATATGAGCCATAAGCAGTTGAGTATTAGTAGCAGATAAAATCCTGATATGATTTAAATATTCATCAACTACAGGAAGTATAGTAGGTCTTTCTTCTTTAGTCCATAATTCTTGTAAATCTCTATTGATTGCCGGAGCACGACGAAATTCTTCGGGCATTCCTGAAACTACTCCATATAGCATAGAATGTAGTTCTAAGAACTCATACATAGGATGTTGATTAGCGAGAAATGTTGCATAAAAGTCTGGATGAATATTTCCAGAAAACATAATCTTAACAAATTCTTGTCGTTCGGCAGATTTATGCTTATCAGCAGTAAGTTCTCTTAAACTCATTGTTTTTCAACTTTGACTTGAAGAGGAAATCCATTATTACGAGCAAGAACTGTGCTTTCTACACCTTTTTGTTCTGCAATTTCATATGAATATACACCTGCAATAGCTGACCCTTCTGTATGAACAATTAGCATTATTTGTTGTGATGTTTCTAAATCGTGTTTAAATACTTTTTGTAGTAAATCAACAACAAATTCCATCGGAGTAACTTCATCATTAATAAAAATAACTTTATAAAATCCAGGCTCTTCTAAATCCTGTTTGATTTTTTCAACTGCTATAGGTTCTGCAATAGTCATGTAGTTTTTCACCATATAATATTTATTATAGTGTAGGGAACACAATGCTCCCTACACTTTATATATTACTATCAGTTCTGGCTGATTGCAATTTTCTTAGGCTTCAATTCTTCAGGAATATGTCTTTTTAGAGTAACAACTAATAGGCCATTTTTGAGATCAGCACCTTCTACTTCAATATGTGTAGCAAGGCGGAAGGTACGTGTAAAGTCACGCATAGCAATTCCCTTGTGAACAAATTCACGGGACTCTTCTTCTTCTTTATTGCCAGTAATTGTAAGAACGCCGTTCTCAAGAGTAATATCAAGATCCTTCTCTGCAAAGCCTGCTACTGCTACTTCGATCTGAAACTTGTTCTCGTCGACGCTTACAATGTTATATGGGGGGTATGCTGTATTTGTTGAGTTTAGATTGAGTTTATCCATCTCTCTAAATAGGTCTTCAAAACCTACAGCGAAGCGAGTTAGTGGGGCATAATTTAATGTATTCATCTTTTTATCTCCTTTATTAAGCAAGATGTTTTTACCTTTCGGTATAGTGAGCGTAGTCCCATTTGGCAACTAAGCTCAACTATTTATAATATAGTTATAAAACTACGTTTGTCAAGAGTATCAGTCCTTAACTTCAGTAAATTCAGCGTCAACAACGTCTGGATTTTCCTTCACTGGTTCTGCTTGTGCTTGCTGTTCAGCCTGCATAGCAGCATATAGAGGAGCGGCTGCTTCAAAGATCTTCTGCGTTACACCTGTAATCGCTTCCTTATCTTCTCCCTTAACTGTCTCCTCTGCTTCCTTGAGAACATCATCGAGTTTCTGTCTATCATCGTCAGATATCTTGCTACCGTGTTCTTCAAGTTCCTTACGAATACTAGCAATAGTACCATCGGCTTGGTTGCGAGCGTCTATGATCTCCCGTCTCTTGTGGTCCTCTGCCGCATTCTCTTCTGCGTCTTTAATCATCTTTTCAATATCAGCGTCGGTTAGACCTCCGCTTGCTTGAATAGTGATCTTCTGCTCCTTACCAGTACCCTTATCCTTTGCAGATACATTGAGGATACCGTTTGCGTCTACGTCGAATGTAACTTCGATTTGAGGAATACCGCGACGTGCCGGAGCGATGCCTTCGAGATTAAAAAGTCCCAGCAACTTATTATACTCGAAAAGCTCTCTTTCACCCTGTCCAACCTTAATAGTAACTGCTGGTTGATTGTCTTCCGCAGTACTGAAGATCTGACTCTTCTTGGTTGGAATAGTAGTATTCTTATCAATGAGCTTAGTAAAAACGCCGCCCATTGTCTCGATACCGAGCGATAGTGGGGTCACGTCTAATAATAGAACATCTGTTTTGTCCCCACCCAACACGGCACCTTGAATAGCAGCGCCTACGGCGACTGCTTCGTCGGGATTTACATCCTTACGTGGATCCTTGCCAAAGAATTCCTTAACAGCTTCTTGGACCATTGGCATTCGAGTTTGCCCGCCGACTAATATCACGTCGTTGATATCAGAAGCCTTAACACCTGCATCTTTAAGGGCAACTTGACATGGAGCAATAGATCTCTTTACCAAGTCGTCTACAAGCGACTCAAACTTTGCACGGGTGAGTTTGACCGTCAAATGTTTTGGTCCAGAAGCATCGGCAGTGATATAAGGAAGGTTGACGTCTGTCTGACTTGATGCAGAAAGTTCTATTTTAGCCTTTTCAGCAGCTTCCTTGAGACGCTGTACAGCCATGACATCCTTCTTAAGATCAATGCCTTGTTCTTTCTTAAATTCTTCTACAAGGTAATCTATGATACGTTGATCAAAATCTTCACCGCCTAGGTGAGTATCACCGTTAGTGGAAAGAACTTCAAACTGCTTATCACCGTCGGTGTCGCTAATTTCGATAATTGAAATATCGAAAGTACCACCACCTAGATCGTATACAGCAATCTTCTGATCTTTCTTTTGCTCTTTATCGCACCCAAACGCAAGAGCAGCAGCAGTTGGTTCGTTAATGATACGCTTTACCTCAAGTCCAGCAATTTTACCGGCATCCTTTGTAGCCTGTCTTTGGCTATCGTTGAAATAAGCAGGAACAGTTATAACCGCCTCTGTTACTTCATGCCCGAGATAGTCTTCAGCAGTCTTCTTCATTTTGCGAAGAACTTCCGCCGATATCTGCTGAGGTGCCATGTCCTTACCATTAGCATGGATCCATGCATCACCATTCTTTGCTTCCACAATCTTATATGGAGCATTCTTTACTTCCTTTTGAACAGCATCTTCTTTGAACCTACGTCCAATGAAACGCTTGGAAGCATAAACTGTATTTGTTGGGTTTGTTACTGCCTGTCGTTTAGCAGGCTGACCTACCATAACTTCTCCGTCGTTGTACCCGACAATACTAGGAGTAGTTCTAGCACCTTCTGCATTTTCAATTACTTTGGGGGTTCCATTTTCTAAAACTGCGACGCAGCTATTGGTGGTTCCGAGGTCAATACCGATTATCTTTGCCATTATGTTTTCTCCTTTGATAAGCAAGAAATCAGCTACACTCTACTAGAGCAATGCAGCTGATTTTATTTATATAAGTATTAAATTATTAAATTACAAGATTATTTGCTATTAAATTTTGTCTGAATGTCAGTTACTGCTTTAGCAGCATTAATAGTCATTTCATCAAATGTTTTTGTAGCAACTTCTGGGTTTGAATAATAAAATGCTCCAGCGCCCATACCAACTAAAGCAAGTACTAATACAAATGCTTTTAACATTAGTTTTCCCTTCGCCATTGCGAGATGCGCTTACGATCTCTGCTAATAGCGGCAGCAAGACGCTTACGCTTCTTTTCGCCTTTAGAGACATAATGCTCTCTCTTACGCAATTCATTAAACCAGCCCTCATCCTGGAGGCGCTTTTTGAACTTGCGTAGTGCTTTATTTACGTCATTATTTTTAACAAATATCTTGGTACCTTTAAAAAGACGACCAGTATTGTTATCGTTAATCCAACCAGTTTCGCTGTATATACTCATTTATTTCATATGTCCTATTTTGATTTATTATTGAGTAATCCAAATTTTGACTATTATAAGTTACTTTTGGATTAGCTATTAAGTAACTAATATAATTGTATGATATATCTGTTGTATTGTCAACATTAAAATATATAGAATCTGATGTTGATGCTATATTAAGCAACCAAGTAAGATCAGCATCATTATTATAAACATAGAGAACCATTTCAGTATCGTTTTCTTTTAACCATTCCTGTACAAGATTCTTTTCGTCTGCTGTAGGATTGATTAAAAAGGTTTTCATTATGTTTCCGTGAAAATAATCGGGAGAAGTTACAATTAATAGTTTATTAGTCACGAGTAATAAAGTCCGCTAACATTTGTCTATACTTAGGTGGAATATCGTCGTAATATATTTCCTTTTCTTGTATAGCATCAACGTACTTATATAGCTCTAACCAATCTGGATCAGTTAAATCTTGATTAGTAAGATCAATATCGGCAAATTTATTAAGTAAATATTCATTATAGAGAACATCTAAAGGTTTAAATATTTGTAATTTTTGATTAATTCTCTCTTTAAAATTTTCTAGTTCTTCTGTACTCTTCTTTGATTTGTTCCGTCTTTCATCATGACGTATTCTTTTTTTTTAGGTGGCTTTACTTCTTTTAGAATTTTTTCTTCTGCTGCTGCTTTTTCAGCTTCCTCTATCATTTTGTTCCAAGCATTAAGATCAGTAGGAACTTCTTCACTTGTTTCAACAACAAGATCTACTTTAGGTTCTTTCTTAACTCTTGGCTTTCTAACTGGCTTTGCTTGTTTAACAAGTTCTTCGGCAAGCTCATCTAAATCTTCAGCAAGTTTTATTTCTCTTTCAAGTATTTTGCGAGAATTTGCTTCTTCTTCAATACGTCTACGCTCTGCTTCTTCAGCAGCAATCTTCAAGCGAGAAACTTCTGCTTCGGCTTCGAGGCGTTTCATTTCTATTTCTGCTTCTTGACGCTTACGTTCTGCCCTTGCTTCGGCCTCACGTTGTTTACGTTCAGCAATAGCTTCCTCTTCCAGTCTTTGACGCTCTTCTTCGGCGGCAATTTCTTTACGCTTACGATCCGCCTTCTCTTCTTTTTCTCTTTTTATTCGTTCAGCTTCTTCTTCAGCTTCACGCTTTACACGTTCTGCTTCAACCTTTACAAACTTCTTATGTTCCGCGGCTTGTTCAAATCCTATTTGACTTGCGATAAGAAGTAGAACAGCAAGTGGATCAAACACAAAAATAATAACAAATATCATCCATGTAACTGCTTTTTCTAATAAATTCTTATCTGGATTATCTCCATAGATCATTTGAGCGATATATTTAATTGGTCCAACTTCTGCTTCTGCTTTACGAATTTTTTGACTTAGTGGAAACTTTTCTTCGTTTAGTTTAGAAATATCTTTTTGTGCTTGATCAATTTGTTTTTGTAATTTTGTACGTTCACCTGAATTTTGTTTACGAGCAGAATTAGCACTAGAAACAGATTTAACATCAGTACCTTTTTGTAAGTATTGATTCACAACTTCATCCATACCTTTAATTGAAGATTGTGCTGCGATCATTTCATCTTTTTTAGCTTGTATCTTCATATCAATCATATCTATTTGAGCAGCAACATCTCCAATTGGAGCGGCTTGTTCAATATGTGCTCTAGATAAGAATCCAAAGATACCCATTGATGTAATAAACATTAGCACTAATGTTGCTACCATGAAGTAGCCTCTTAATACTTTAGGAGCAGTTTTCCAATTCTTATGTAACCAAACTGCGGTTACAAGTTTGCCTATTTCTAAACTCATACCCATAATAATAATAGGTATTGCGCTGGCTGCGAATATAGCAGCAAGTCCAGACACGGAGTAATAAATGGCGACGCTGCTGATTACCAAAGCAGTCAGCAGCGTTATTAATGCAAAAAACAATTTGCTATTCTACCTTAAAATGTTTCCTGTGTCATTGTATCAATGATAGCACAAGTTGTAATATCTGCCCAAACATTGGCTGGTGTGTCTGGTTGTGTAACAGTAATGTCACTATCTCTCTGCTCAATTGGAACTGGATCATATGTTCTATAACGACGAGTATATCCAGCAGCACCACCTATTGTAATACCTCTTGTAACTGCTTCTTTAATGCAAAGTGCAACCTGTGTTGCTTTATTAGCTGATGACAATGCTTCATAAGAACTTGTTGAAAGTGACGTAGCACCGTCGCTAAGTGTAGCGGCTCCGACAAGACTTTTTAAGCCGTTGAAGACATATTCCTCTTGAGAAAAACCAACTGTAAATGTTACAGAAACAGCAGTATCATCAGCAGCAGTTTCAGCAGTCGGTCCAGCCTTCATTACAGTTACGTCGAGGATTTCGCAGTTTGAAAATCTTTGTAATTCTTGTAGTATAGCGTTCCAACGGAGATTGCCTCGAGCACGACGCTTTGAATTGTTTAATGTTGTATTAAATGTTGTAAAATAATTATAATCCCAAGCTTCTACACCACCGCTATTGTTGTCTGCGGCTGTAGTGCTATAACCACTTGTATCAATAGCGACACGGTAGTATGTTGGAGTTAGTTGATCTTGTGAATTTTGAAATCCTGATGCCATGTTCAGCGTCCTTCTTTCTATTATTTATCTTACCCGCGACGACTTTTACTGCCACTTTTTGTGGGGTCGTCGCTCTTACTCATAACCATAAACGGTCCTTTGTTATACGCTTGGTCAACTAGTTTAGCCTTGTCTAAAATAGCCTGTTGAGTAGCAGCATTTTCTTTATGTAGATTATGCATAACACCGCGCTTAAGGCCGTTAGCCTCGATGGCATTGGAAAGCGGATAATTATCCTCTACCTTAAGATCGGGTAATGCTGACTTATACTTGCCCTTAAAGGCCTTCTGTAGTGTACGTTGATTTGGATGAAGGCCGCGATCTATAAGCCATTTGTCATGTTCGGCCGTGGCCTGTGCTAGTTTCTTGCTCTTGCTTTTCTTGTTCTTACTATTGTATTTGGTAGTGGTAAGATAAGGACCAACAAGATGCATACTCATATATCAATCTCCTAGACATTGTCTAGCATGAACCACAACCCCTTCAGTTCGAGCCAAAATACCTTATAGGATGGTATCTTGCTGAGATCGTGTCCGCCAGCGTATTTTACTAGTATATTATAGACATTGAGTTGTGTCAACTTCTTACTCAAAACATCTGCTTCGTTGAATGGAACAATAGTGTCGTCCGGAGAATGGACAATCATGGTTGGAGGATAAGCACTAGTCATTTTGAAAATTGGACTAGCATCTATATAAAGTTGTGGATTATCAAAATATGTTTGTTTTCCAAATACATCTAATCCAGCCATCACTTCTGCCATTTTTGGTTGTGTTAAGTCGCAAGGTCCAAACATATTAAGAACACAACGAACAATTGGATCTAATCCAAGCCATAATGCTAGATGTCCGCCAGCACTATCTCCCCCTACAGCAATTCTAGCAGGATTGATTCCAAAATTTAGAGCATTAGAGTTGATCCATTCCATAGCAAGTTGGACATCATCAAATTGCGCTGGCCAATGTGTATTTGGATCTGATGTTGCTAAAGTATAATTGAGTGCTATTACATTGAATCCAGCGAGAGCATATTTTCTCGCTCTGCCTTCGTAGACATCGTTATCGCCCGCGGCCCAACCTCCACCGTGTACAAATACAACAGTAGGATGAAGTCCTTCTTTATTGAGCAAATAGAAATCGGCTGTCTGTCTTGGCTTTGAACCATATGGAACATCTTTCTTAATAGTCCAATCTGGTTTAATAATTTTTGATAAGAGTGGTAATGTGTATGCGAATATACTTGCCATAGGAATCTCCTTGGCAAATACTTATCAAGCAAGATATGTGCTAACGACTTTATCTGCTATGCTATATGATATTGCTTCTTCTGCGTCGAGATATACATCTGAACTAGGCATTAGGATCTTCTTGATCTTGGCATCTGTTAGTCCGGTACAATTCTTATAATGATTAAGCATACGCTTACTAGTTAGATTATACTCTTTTACTGCGGCTAGTAGTTCGTGTTCTTTGCCTTCAGTTCCCCAACTAAATTGATGGCTTAATATACTGGTATTTGGAGTAAGTGTTCTATGTCCTTTAGTACCAGCCATAAAAATAAGCAAGCCAGCGGAACTGATTTGCCCAAGTCCTAATGTATGTACTGGAATTCTACTGCCCATCATTATATCGATAAGTGCAAACGCAGAAGTCACATCGCCACCTGGACTATTGATTATAAGGGTAATATGCTTTGGGCGATTTTTTATGGGCATTAGACACTTTTTTAAGATAAATTCAATAGCATCACTGGTATTAGCACTGGTGATTTCGTCATAAAGCAGGAAGATACCATGATCCTCTAGCGTGGTTAAAGACGGGTCTATTGAATCTAATAGTGAGTCTAGTTTTTTAACCATTTAGCATCCTACATCAGTGTCGTAATCATCCTCTATACTACTTATACAACTTCCGCGGAGAGAACGCAATAATTTTTGGAGAGACTCTTCATATACTGGGTCCGGATTAATGTCCTTCTTTATAGACTCTAGGATGTTTTCTAAACATATAGCATAAAAAAGTTTAGCATCACCACGTAGGAAGAATCCTGGATAATCGTCGTTAATTTGGAGTGGACCCGTTAATATCTGATCTGGAAGATGGGAGAGATCTGCGGTGATTTTCTGTATCATCTACCAATCTCCGGTTTATTTTCTGTACATTCGTGAACTATATCAGTTCTCTTAATGCCCGGATATCTCTTTTCCATATCTTTTACTAATTCAGGCTTTTGCCATGTAAGATCTGCTCTTTTTTCAAAATCTGGTAGATACTTTGTACAAGCATCCCAATCTGGCATTGGTCCAACAACAGCAGAGACTACTCCTAAAACTTTGACTGTAAGATATGCTGACATAAGATTCTCCTATTGTTAGAAGTGTAATTGATATTTTGGTATTAGTCAATAAAAAAGGAGCACCATTTCTGGTCTCCTTTTTTTAGCAAGCAGTTTTTAGCTCACTATGGAGGTCTACGCCCTATGGGATCCGTAAAACACCCCGACGAATCACGCTTGACGTGTAATATAGTTCAAGCGGATATTTTGAGCTCCGAAGAACTCTTCAACAGTAGCAACTACAGTATCATTGCTAAAAGGCTTACAGGAAAAAACATCTAAATACATTGTGTTATCCCTGTCTACCGAGTGCATGGCAATATTGGAAGTTTCAATAAGTTGAACCATACTAAAACCCGCCTTAGCCGGATCGTGAGTAGCAAAATGCTCAATAACTGGTTCGCCGTATGCAACCATATCAATACGCTTTACTAACTCTTTTGTAAAATTATAAATGTTGTCACGGCTTATAATCCCCTCGTGATTACATCCGCTACAATCCAACATAAGGTGATAACCCCAATACTTGCTCATCGCATGTTGACTCCTTTAGTGTCTGTGTTCGATAAGAACAGGACAATATTTATAAAATACTATGTTACTTGAATTAAATTAATCTTCTTGATTGTCTGTTTTACCAGAGATTGATTTCATTAAGTCGAGATCATAATCAATTAGTCTTGCTAGTGCTTTTACAGCATTTTCCTGACTCACACCACCGGCGATCTTATCTTTAGACCACATTACATATTTGATTAGTGCGTTAATATCGTATGCGTTGGTATCTTCTAACTTGCCTGTCATATCATACCTCTGTAAGTTGCCAGATTCTGTTTCTAGGCTCTGGCGGGCCCAATGATCATGCTGCTAGAGCAATCTCAGAAGCAACGAAGTTATCGTTTGCATTTATTAATTTTATTGCGTTAACCGAGCTTTCGCCGGACCATCTACTTCAATCTTTATACGCCTGTCGATCCTTTTTCTGGCCCATCATAAACAGATAACACTCTCCATACCTTCTCGGTGATCAAGCCGAGGCCTACTTCGTTGAGCCTGCGTCCAGTTGTTATCTGTTTATGGTGGACCAGCCGGGTACCGCCCCCGGGTCCAAATCGTTTTATTACATTGACATCAACAATGATGAATTATTTATAGCAGTATATTAAAAATAAGTCAACCTTTACGGTTAACAAGCCCAGACTCACATCCTGAAGCAGATGCTGAACTTGCTGCTCCACCTTTGCAACTTTCTTCAAATTTTAAATGTAACCATCCTGTTTTGAACTGATTCATTTGAACTGTTACAGGTAAATTTTTCCTAGCCCAATCGGCTATTTCCATTAATTTAGTAGGATTTGCAGGAAAGGCAACATCTACTACTTTTCCTTTAGCATGTTCACCACTCTCTCTATAACCACTAATAATAGAAATCATAGGATATGCTTCTTTTAAAGGCTCTAATACATTTATAGCAACAGATGATAGATTTTTAATGACCTCATCTACTTCGGAGCCGCCTTTTCCTTTATTAATTCTATGACTACCACCTTCAACCGCTGTACCTACAAGTTGCCATAAATCAAAATTTGGTGAAAGTGGCTGAGCATAATTAATATCTCTAAATCCCTTTGCATTTTTCCCGTCATTAGGAGGTTGTTTTATTTTACATCCACCACCGCCACCACCACTATCTTGATTTCCACCCGATTGATCACTTCCAGGAACCTTTTCAGGTGCAGCATTGAATACTTGTTCAATTAAATTAGGTGCTGCTCCTTGTATTACAGGTGCAATTTGAGGAATAAGATTTTGTAAATTTCCAGGTAACATGTTAGTTAATTGAGAAACATTAAAAAGTCCCTGTGCAACATCGGCAGGTATAAATTGGTTTAATCCAGACAATAACATGCCGGCTGGGTTTGATAAATTCGATGGTAAAATAGGAATAGAAGGAATAGCATTTCCTCCCATTGCAGCATTAACAATTGATCCCATAGGGTTTCTAGCAAATGTATTTGCTACACCAGTTATATTAGCAGGAATAAAATTATTTAATCCAGTACTGTTTAAAGCTAACGAAACTGCTTGACTTAACGAATTTTGATCTAAAGGTATACCTGAATTTCTAGAAGATCCGATAGATGTCTGTAAAACAGACAAGAATTGCGAAACACTTCCAGCATTCATAGTTTGATTATTCATTACTCCGGAAGTTATAGAAGATAGTTGTTGTAATGCTTGTTGTGGTATACCAATTGACGGTAATATAGAACGTAAAGCATTATTAGCAACGTAGCTAATAGCGTTTCCACCAACCATATTCATTAAACCATTTAAATTAAATGCAGTTACATTAGGAACTCCGGTTAAAAGATTTGGAGGTATAAATGATTTTAATCCTGTAGGTAAATTATTCATAAAATTGCCTAATATTTCATTAGGTATATTTTGAAGTAATTGTTCCATAGCTGGCATTTGTGTAGATATATTTTTAGCTACAGCACCAAGTGATGGTACAAGATCATCTGGTAAACTACCCGGGTCTGCCATATCACCACATCCTGAACTTCCTCCTTCGCTATCCATACTTTTTACACCTAAATGTTTCATAGGTTGATGTTTATTACCTTTTTTAATTCTTTCAATAGCTTTTCTAGGTTCTTTAAGTTCCTTTTTCTTTTTATATTGTCCCTGTTGTCTTTCAGTTTCTTCGGTATCTGGTTGTGCAGGTTCTGCTTTCTCTTCGGAAGGCTTGCTATCTCCTTCTTGTCCACCGCCTGATTCGGGAGTTTGTCCAAATCCTTCTGGTGGTGGTTCGACTTTATTAGGCCATTTTCCTCCACTGATCGGTGGATAAACAGCATTTGGATTAAAAGGAACCAATCTACCGAATCCATTTGCACTAGTATTAGCATTTGTAAATGATCCACTAGATCCAGAAAAACCTGACGAATTAATTGGTTGATTATTAATCCATGATGACGGAGATGATGAAGTTGTTGCTCCTGTAGTAGCAAAAGTTCTTACTCCAAATACTCCAGCCATTTACTTACTCCTTTTATTATTTAACAGTTCTTCCTGGTATAAAAGTTCCTGGTTGCGGATTTAATATATAAGGTGTACCTCTAGCTATTTCGTCAGGTTTTCTAAAATAAGTATTTCCACGATTTGATGAACTTGTCTGCCCCATTGCAATAGAATTTGGATCATTTGCAGCATCTTGGTGAGCGGTACTACTAGAACTCATAATATATTGGGAAGATCTAAAACTAGTAGCACCTAATGTAGGGTCTTCTAGTTGACCATTAACTAATCCGCTTATGATACTTTTCGCTTCTGAAAGTTGAGCATCTGATAGATTTGCTGCTCTGCGGCCAGAATAACCAACATATTGTTGTGGAGCCCTCGCTACTTCTGCCATATTTTTTCCACCAGGCCAGTTACCTTGTTGAGCTCTATTAATGATATTTGAGGCAACAGCAACTCTTCCCATAAAGCTACTTCCAGCTTCTCCGTACATAGCTGACGCAACATCTCTCATAATTGCATCATTTCCCAATTGTGATTTTAAAGCGGGGTCAACAGTTCTAAAGGTTCCTTCAGGAGAAAGTTGGCTAGGTACTTGATCATAATTGTATATTGTTTTATTATCAGGAAATCTTCCTAAAGGTGTACTATCCGGTGCTGCGCCGCCGCCTCCAGTTCCTGGTGCAGGTGTAGAACCTGCAGGTACATTATTAATTTTTCCTGCTCTAAATCCTTCAACCTGTTGCATAGCATCAATCATTTGTTGCTGTTGATTAGGTGTTAGAGATGACATAGGAGTGCTTGCTGGAACACCTAACGCTCCTGCAACTTCTGAAATATATCTAGCTGTATTATTTTCTCTCGGAGGTGCCCATAATGTTATAGCGCCTGCAATTGTTTTGGAATTATATAATGAAGTGTCAAACAATCTTGCTCGCATTGCTTCTCTTCCTGCATTATAACTAGGAAAAACAGCAAACCTACCGTCAGTACCTATTGCTCCTTTACTTTTTGAGAAATCACCATATTCCATATTTCCTGGATTATGGTTTCTCCAATTTCTATCACCAGTTCTTTTTTGAACTGAACCATCATTCATCTTAAGAGTTGTAGTTCCCGGACCAGCTTCTAAAACTTCTACGGCAAAATTTTCTGAATTAGCAGGAGGTATAGTATCTTCAGTAGGAGTATTGATAGGATTCTTTGGAGTTTGATCTAAAGAAGCAGGAGGATTGGGGTCAGGATTAGTGCTATTATATGGATTCATTGGTGTGTTCCCATAATTAAGAGCATCTGAAATTGTTTGAGCAGCAGCTTGAGCATATTGGTTTAAAGGAGCGCCGCCGCCTCCTCCTCCTCCGCCTCCGGATTGTTGTTCTTCGTCTTCTTCGGCTTTTCCTTTAACTTTAGCACCAAGAAGATGTGCCATTTCTTCTGTTTTTGCTTTAAGGTATTCTTTTTTGTTTTTTGCGCCTTTAGGAACTTTAAAAGTAAGTTTATATTCTAATGCTTCATTAATATCACCATCGTGATTTTTATTAGCTTTTGATTGAAGTATTTTCTTACGACTATCTAACTTACGATATTTTTTGTCTCTCTTACCTTTTTCTTCGGCAGGATTTCCTTCAGAATATCTTTTAGTGTTATCGGTCATTTGGGGATGTTTATCCGGATCTTCTGCTGAAAGAGAACCCGTACCTCCACCTGGAAGTGTACCTGTTACTGATGTCATAACAATATTTATTGGAAATTAATTTAAATTAGTTTACCAAAATCACTGCTAGTTGCTGGTTGTATTCCAGATGTTCCTTTAATATATTGATTAGCTGTTGTTTTTTCTGTTTTAGCCATTACAATAACAACATTTTTAGGAAAACTTATTTCTCCTTCAATGTCTGCGGTTAAAAGAAGAGGAGTCATTGCTGGACCTTGCTGACTTATTGATAAAACTAAAGGTTTGCTTACCTTATAGAAGGAATCGTCAACGGAAACTAATTTTGTGATAATTTCCTCACCTGTTATTAATTTAATAGTAACAACGTCGTTTGGTTTAAATGTTTGTACAAGCATTATACGAATCCTCTTAATTCATTTAATTCAATTTGTTCTTTTAATACCGCTGGATCTTGATTTTTCAATCCTTCGTATCCGCCAGGAACAAAAACGTCTCCATTAAGATATAATTGTGGAACACTTTTATGTCCAGCTTCTTTAATCATGTTTAAAGAAACATCGTCTTGTGTTACATCAACGACTTCGTATTCTATCTTATTTGAATCAAGCCAACTCTTTGCAAGTTCACAATGAGGGCAATTTGGTTTTGAATAAACTGTTAGCATATAAACTCCTATAGTGAAAAACCTTTAAAACTTTCTTCGTCAACGTCTTGCTTTACTCCACCAACAATGTAACTGGTAATTTCTGTTTCTTGTGGTGCAACTTGCACCTCTGCACCTGATATCCATTTTTGTGTCCACGGTAATGGATTGCTTCCGCCTTTATACTTTGTAGGTAATCCAATAGCAGTCATACGCTTATTGGCAATCCATTCAACATAGTCACAAAGTAGTTGCTTGTTAAGACCAATCATAGATCCATCCTTAAAGAGATATTCTGCCCACTTCTTTTCTTGTTCAACAGCATCGTCAAATAGTTTAACACATTCTGCTTCACATTCAATAGCAATTTGAGCATAATCTGGATCATCCTTTGGAAGTAACTTTAATAAAGTCTGTGTTCCAGCAAGATGAATATTCTCATCTCGAGCAATGAACTTAATAATCTTAGCATTGCCTTCCATCTTCTTAACTTCAGCAAATGCCCACGAACAAGCAAATGAAACATAGAAGCGAATACCTTCAAGAATATTAACACTCATTATGGCCATCCATAATGCTCTTTTGTGTGAATAATTTGGAGGTTCGTCGAAACAATTATCTCGTTCCCTAGGACTCATATTATTAAGACATATTAATTGATCATAATATTTGCTAATATCTGTAGCACAATCAGCTATTTCCTTAACATCTAACATTTCATCAAAAACCTTAGATGGGTTAGGATAAATGTTTCTAATGATATGTGTATAACTTCGACTATGGATAGTCTCAAAGAATGTCCAAGTATTGATCCAAGTTTCTAGTTCAGGTAAACTACAGATAGGTCCAAAGGCTAATGTTGGAGCACGACCTTGAACACTATCAAGTAGGATTTGTCTCTTTAAATTACTAGTGAAAATATGTTGCTCATGATCTGTTAGATCTTTGAAATCTTTTGCATCACGGAGAATATCAACTTCGTGAGGTAACCAAAAGAAAGATAGCTGCTTTTCGGTTAATTTTTCAAACTGACGATACTTCATAGTATCATAACGCTGTAAAGTCACCCCACCATTAGTATCAAGAAATGCCAAAGACTCTGTATGGTTGGCACGATTATTGCTATCAAAAACTGAATTCATCTTTTTCTTATTCCTTATATTTTACAACTTTCGCAATCTTCTTCGATGAGTTCAGCCTGTTGCGAATCTGGTAACTCTTCCCCCACGAGCTTATTAACATTTAGCTCGCCTTGTCCGTCATACGAATTAAAATAATATAACTGTTTTCCACCTAATTTGTAAAACATTAAGACATGTTGGAGCATAACGCTCATTGGAATTTTTTCATCTGCAAAGAATTGTGGATTATAACTTGTATTGACACTAATACCTTGATCGATATATTTTTGCAAGATAGCACAAATTTTTAGATATCCTTCTGGACTTTGTTGATCCCAAAGCAATTCGTACTTATTCTTAAGACGACGATACTCCGGAACGACTTGCTTTAGAACACCATGCTTGCTCTGTTTAATTGAAATATATGAACGAGGCGGCTCTATACCATTTGTTGCATTAGCAATCTGTGCCGATGTCTCAGCAGGCATTAGAGCCATAAGTGTAGCATTTCTGATTCCGTGTGTTTTTAATTCTTCTCTTAATTTTTCCCAAGGCATACGTTCAATGTAAGGTACTAATTCATCAATATCTTTTTTGCGTGTATCGATAGGTACAATGCCCTTTGCATACTTTGTATCTTCTGGCTTACCACATGTGCCTTGCTCTTTGGCGAGGTCGACGCTGGCTTTAATTAGATAATAACTCCATGCTTCTGCATATTCGTCAATTTTTACCAATGCATCTGTATCAGAATAACTTAAATCATTCTTAGCAAGCCAATAAGCGAGATTAATAATACCAACACCAAGTGGACGATATTCTTTAGTTGCTATATCAGCAGCCTTAACAGGATAACTTTGATAACTCAACAGAGCATCGAGTCCTCTTACTGCTAATGCACAAGGTTTTTCAAAATCTTCTGGGTCTCTAATATTTCCCCAGTTGATGGCACTCAATGTACATAATGCAATACGACCATCTTCGTCGAAAATATTGGTTAGTGGTTTTGTTGGTAAATCAATTTCACAGCAAAGATTACTTTGTTTAATTGGAGCAACCTTTTCATCAAACGAACTGTGTGTATTTGCATTATCAACATTCATAAGATAGATACGTCCTGTATCTTTTCTTTCTTTCATAAATGCTGAAAATAAATCGATAGCTTTAACTTTCTTCTTACGAAGCTTTGAATTAGACTCTGCTTTTTCATACAGTTCAGCAAATTTATTTTGATCACTAAAAAACGCTTCGAACATATCAGGTACGTCATTAGGACTAAACAAAGTTATATCACCTCCCTTTATCAATCGTTGATAGAACAGTCTACTAAACTGTACCCCGTAGTCCATATGACGCACCCTATTGTCCTCGATGCCCTTACTGTTTTTAAGGACAAGGAGATCTTCAACTTCGTAATGCCATATTGGATAATACAATGTGGCCGCACCATTACGAACTCCTCCTTGCGAACAGCTTCTAACTGCCGCTTGGAACATTTTGTAGAAAGGTATAACACCTGTGTGACTTGTGTCACCGTTACGAACTGGAGAGCCTAATGCTCTAATTCTTCCTGCTCCTAACCCAATGCCTGCTTTCTGCGAAACATACTTTACTATAGCAGAAGTTGTGGCATTGATGCTATCTAAACTATCATCTGTTTCAATTAAAACGCATGAACTAAACTGACGCTGTGGTGTACGAACACCTGCCATAACAGGTGTAGGCAATGAAATGTCATGTGTAGAAATTGCTTCATAGTATTCTCGGATCCAATGCATACGTGTTTCTTTTGGATACGCATGAAATAGTGTAGCAGCGATTAACAAATATGATACTTGGGGAGTTTCGAGTATCTGTCCTGTTACACGATTTTGTACAAGATACTTTCCTCGCATTTGTTCCATAGCAACATATGTAAGATCCATGTCTCTTTCATGTTTAATATATGACTCTAATTTAGTCCATTCATTTTCTGCATACCAATTAATTAATTCATTTGTATAATAACCTAATTGAACATTTCTTTTTACAAGTTCTAACAATGAAATAGGTTTGTAATCGTTATAAACTTCTTTGCGTAATGCATAATTAATGAGTCTACCTGCAACATATTGATAATTAGGTGCTTCTTCAGAAATAAGGTCAGCTGCGGCTTTAATAAGTGTTTCTTGAATATCTGTAGTCTTTATATTATTATAAAATTGTAATTGTGACTTAATTTCTAATTCACTAGCACTAACTCCAGTTAATCCTTCAGTAGCCCAAAAGACAACACGATGTATCTTGTCTAGATTTAGATCTTCTTTTCTTCCGTCCCTTTTTATAATTGTTATGCGTGAACTCATGGTTATATCCTTATTCAGAAGCTATTTTTAATTTTATGAACTGCTCGTCGAAACAAGTCGAATATTTATGAGAGTGGTGGACGGGATATTCTAGTAGTATATTTCTCTGTCTCAAAGTGATAAATTGTCTCATAATACCTATTATACTAATTCGATATGCATTTGTATAGTATTAATTACCTTAAGGCAACCATTATGAGTAATTTTTCAACATAGGATAAGATGCTTGTATTATTATATCTAAAGGTAGTTCTTCTTGTAATATAGCACGGTTGTAAAAATAGCCAATTACATGATCGTCTACAAATAACAAATATCGTAATTCGTGTGCTTCTCGATCGTTTACTATTTGTATTTCAAAATAACTATCTTTGAATCTATCAGTTAAAGAAAGTGTGTAGTATATTGCAAGAATTTTTGAAAATTCACAATAATGATTATCTTCAATTAATGTCCAAGGGTCGAGCCAGGATGTTTGATTAAACGGGTCACAGGATAATGCACTGATTGGCGCTTTATTCCAAAAGTCTATAGTTGCTTGAATAGGATCAAAATGATCTTCGAGATTCTTTCGAAATTCAAACCAATAACTAAGTCTAGTTTCAAACTTCTCAAAGAAAATCATTAATATAAACTAAGTTCCTTTTGCTAAAGCACGGTAAGAATAACTCATAACACCAACGCCGTTTCCTGTAGGATTCCATAATTTAAGCACTAATGTTTCTTTATATCCGTCACCGTCGTAGTCTTGTAAAGCAGATGAAAATTCTATATTTTCAACTGTAGTGCTTCCGCTGTAGGTGTAATTATCTTCTAAATGATATTTATTAGTGTATAAATTAGCAGTTATATGAATAGTTCCTGTTCTTACAGATGAACCTCCACTATTTTTGTGAATAATATATTCAATAATATATATAGAAGATTCGTGAATTGGAAAACGGAAAAATTCTATTGGAACACTAGGTGTAGTTTCTAAAGGTCTAGTAAATGATGTAGGATCTATAACAAGTCCGCTAGTTCTAATATTAGAATAAAATGGAATAAGGCCAAAATTTGTTTGGTCTCTTAATTTATCATTCCTTTCAAAAAAATCATTACTACTTTGATTATTAGGAGTATCATATCTTATAATTGGATATGTAGCACTTGCATGTCCTTCGTTATTATTTCCTACAAGCATAAATTTATTATTTGAGCTAGTATTCCCAAAACCAATTTTTATATATATTCCATAACGATCAATTAAATCAAAGTAACAGCTATCAACTTTTGTATTTACAGCACCAAATACAGAATTATCAATATCTCCTGATTGAATACCATCATATAATTGATAAAATTGACAATTTTGAAAACTTATATCATTATGATCTGTATCGGAGAAAAATCCAAATCCTGTCTTATTAAAAATACAAGATAAAAATTGTACATTTTCGGATCTATGAATACCTGAAGTTCCTCTAGCATATATCCCTGTTTGCATTTCTACATCAATGGGAGAAGTTCCTTTTGGTTGAATTCCGTTAACCCAAGATCCTAAAAACTTTACTTGATTGAAAATTGAGCTATCAGTATTATCTAAAAGAACAATAGTATCACTATGATCTGTTTGTAATGTTAATTTTTCAATAGTTATAAATCTAGGACGTGACTCGGTATAAGACATACTTTCAAATGGTGTATAAACTCCAGGAGTGCTTACGCCATCAACCATACGCATTAAAGATCCATATGATCCTGTCCCTGTTAAATGTATAATTGTACTATCGATTCCAGCCCCCATTATATGACAATAAGGAGGAATTTTTAATTCTTCCGAAATAAAATATTCACCAGGACCAAAATATAGTATAACTCTAGTATCTGGATTTCTATTAGCAACATTCAAATATAATTGGTCAATTGCCCTTTGTATATCTTCAGTGACATCATCTCCTCTTTCTACACTCTTTTCATATATAAAGGATTTAATATCTACTCTTTCATCAAATCTTTGTTGTAATGTTCTTTGTACAGGTTGTAGATCTGTTGGACCAGTCTTAATAATGTAATTATTTCTTTGATATTGGTAAGCCTCTGCAAAATCTAAAATATTTACATGTTCTGTAAGGATTTGTGTATTACCAACGTATGGAGCACCCTCGGAAACTGATCCATTTCCTATATAAAGTTCTTGAGTATCTATAGCCCAGCCTATTTCGCCACTAGCTAACTGTGGAAATCCTGTAGCAGAATCTTTTCTACCTCTACGTTGCTGAATGCGTGAAATCTGGACGACAGCCATATATAATACTCCGAAGTGTTTTATATATTTAGTTGTTCAGATAATACTGCTCCACCCGGCGCCACCACTTATCGCGCCAATAATCATACTTGTCTTCTGTTAAATCAAATTGTTGGTATACCAAATCACGACTGCACATAAAAACATGTCCATGGCGTATTTTACTATTGTAAACTTCATTATGAGCTTCTGCATATGCTATAAGTTGTAGATAGTAATCTTCAATCCACTCTTCTTTTTTAGGCTTATTAGTCTGCTTAAAATCCATGATACATTCATTGCCTTTAAAAACACCCGGCAAGTCTGTAGCACCAGCATATATCTGAGGGAAATAAAGACTAACTTCACTGCCCCATATTTCATCAATATGACACATTGCTTCGTCACGAATTCTTTCCGCCATTTTATGTGCTTGTTGAGAATAAGGGTTAGTACCTGGGTCAGGCCAGTCTCCTGTAGCAATATATTTTTCAAGGAAGGTATGCATCCTTGTCCCAACACCTGCTGCTTCTGTGACAATTTCTTGTGCTTTCTTTTCACCTACACGTTTACGCCACTCTATTAAATGAGTCTTGTCTTTAGTACTATCAAGAATCGTAGTTACAGAAGGTACCTTATTTCCATCTGGACACTCGTAGAGTCTTTTACCATTTTCTGATTTGCGATTAATTGGGGTATAATCAAACCGTGGTTTTATTAGGGTCATTGTTTACATTTTAACTTCTATCGAAATAAAGGTCAACCAACTCGGCGTTTTGCAGCATTTTTAGCCATTTTAGAAATACTAGTTTCTTTTTCGCCGCCTTGTGACTTTTTAGGATCTGTACCATAAGTTTTAAGTTCAACACCTCTATCGTCAAACTTGAAAACTAATTTCTGTATCATTGGGGAAGCATCATATTGTGCTTTGAAACTTTCGTAATCAAACTGTTCATCGCCAACATTCTGCATAAGATTGTTTAAAGCAGCCCAATTAAGAAAACTAGGCTGCTGCTTACTATTTGCTTGTGCTACTAAATTTCTTAAAAGTAGCACGAGATTATTACTTACGGCTTCTACTTCAGTTATTCTCATCTGCCAACTAAAAGTTTTGTAAGACGTAGACGATGCTCAATGCTTTCTCTCTTAGCGCGATCTGCTGGAGCAGCAACATCTATATCCATCTCTGCATCATCTGTTGGCATCTCTGCATCTAATTCTGCGTCCATGCCTGGTTCCATATCCATGTCCATTCCTGCATCCATGCCTGGCTCTGCTCCCATTGGAGTTGGAGCAACACCTGTTAGTGATGCAACTGAACCGTTAAGTGCTTCACGTGCGCCCTTAACTGACTGGAAAGCTGCGTCTAGTGCAGGTTGAACTGAAGCAGTAAATGCTTCTGCTTGGTCTGCACCTAGCTCGTCACGAATAGCATCAGCCATTTCCATAGCAGTCTGTGCCTGCATCTGAGCAATATCTTCTGACCAACCAGTGAACTTATCAACCATATCCTTGACAGCCATAATTAGTTCTGCCTTTGATTCTTCACCTTCGCGAAGTAAACGTGATATTGATTCCATTACAGATTCCTTTACCTTCTTCTTATCTTTAGCAGCCTTCTTCATAGGCTCTTTCTTGTTATTATTTTTATTAAGATCTAGAAAGTCTGGCTTTGCTGCTTCCTTAACAGGATATGTCTTTCCACCAACTTTAATCTTTTCACCAGGTTGAATATCATTTTCTTTAGCTTTACTAACTGCTAGACCGAAAGCATTACCCTCGTTTGGTGATTCGTCAGTCTTCTTATGCTTTGGAAGTCCCTTGTGCTTTGTGCCAGCAAACTTCTCAAGTTCCTTTGTACTCATTCCTGCCATTGACTTTGATGGTCCCTTAAGACCTGCTGTAGAACCCTTACGCTTTGCTGTTAGAGCAGCACCAGCAGCCTGTTGTTGAGCTTTACTTACAGCTCTTTCACTAATTGTAGTTCTAACAATATCCTGCATGAGCTTTAGGCGATGAAATTCTTCACTTTCTAAAGTCTCATTAAACTTGCCCTTTTTAAGAACAGAAATACGGCTTTCGATCAATCTTGCTGCCTTTTCTAGTTGTGCTGAATTATAGCTGTCAATATCAAGTTTTTCCCCGAAATGCTTACTAAGGGTCTCGTTCATAACCTTTGCAGTTGGTTTAGTTGTAAAGTCGCTGGTTCTCATTGTTAGTTTCCTGTTTTGGATGTTGTATTATTTATCATCAGTTAAAATAATAAAGAATAACTTTTTTGAAGTGTTGCTTTAGCTTGTTGATACTTTTGATCTGTTACTTCAAATCTTGTTGTATATAGTTCTTCTTTAAGATAGTTGTTATTCTTTTCAGCAACTTTTATTTGACGCTTATAAACTTCTAAGTCCTGTCGAGCACTAAAGGCGATGCGATCCGACTCTATTACTTCTCTTATTTGATCTCCTCCTATTTTCTTTGTGAGCATACGAGCAACAATCATTGCTGCTGATTTTGAATAGGTGGAATATAACAATTGAGCACTATGCTTTACATGATACTTCCCATCCTTAGGTTGAATAATGTATGTTCCAATGAGAATGCCATTTTTCGTAATGATAGGCATTGCTCCACTACGAACAACATCTTTAGAGATAGATTCTAGTTTATCAGCTACTTCTTTGGGATTTTGGACCAACATAATCGTTCACCATGAGTTGAGTATCAGTTAGTTTACATAAAATGTCTTTAATAAGCAAGTTTTCTGCAATTCTAATTTCTCGCTCTGATAGCGAATGTGTTTCGATTATTTCTTTGTCTTTGTTCTGGCGAAGGAAGGATGCTTCCTCATTAGTAAGAGCCACATATATATTAGGATTAACTAATTCTCTGAATCTCATACTTTTTTGTTTCCTTGTAAAGCAGCAAGTGTAGATAAAATCTCTTGTTTAGGAACTTTAACTGATACAGTTTTATTGCTTCCGGGGGTTTTATTTACCGGAGTTAATATCATATCATTTCCTTTAGAATCAATTTTATAAGGAGCTAATTCATCCCCTGTTGGAAGGATAATATCTTTCGGGATCGTCGGATTAATCGGGGTGGTCTGCCCTGTTGGTTTTTGAGATAGAGATGGTTGTTGGCCGATTTTCTGATTAGGATTACTTGCTACTGCTGGATTAGTACCCTGTGTAGCTTTTTGAGTTGCTATTTTGTTAGCATCTTGAGTTGCCTTGAGGACTGAAGGAGGTAACTTACTAAAATCTCTCCTACCGACTGTAGGTATTTGTTGAGTGTTGAATTCTTTGAATCTCATGGTAACACTATTTAGCTAGTGTTACTTCATTAGTAATACTACTATGGTTGATAGTAGTCCTGCTACAATGGTGCCTGCGGATCCAATAAGGACTTTTACCATTGTTTGATTTCCGTCAGTAATATCTTTACTGATTTCATCTACTTTCTTTTCTATAACTGATAGCCTATTTTCCAATGCCTCATACCTCTGTTGACACAACTCAACATGAGCTTCTAGTGATTCTTTCTCAATTTGAGCTGCTGGTCTTGGTGCCATTGGCTTTCTTCCTTCTGTTATTTCATAGCAACTGTGTCTCTTGTTGCTGCCTTTTTAGGGCCTTGGAATAAAATGCCTTTGTTTGCCTTACGAATAATATTTAGTGAGTATACTGGTCAAAGTTATCTACTAATAAATTCAACTCGAGTGTTATCGGGTACAGAAAAAAAACAATTTTTAAATTTAGCAGTTTCTTCACAATCATTTATGAATGGTACATATTCTAAATCTGTACGAATTAAGTAGGCTGGATCGTTGTCTTTTAAAAATATATCGTCTCTTTCGGTCCAAAATTCCCAAATCCATGTTAATTCTTTTTTACCATTCCAATCTATAATTTTTCGTTCAGGATCTTTGTCAGAAAAGATGATTGCTCTCATTTCTAATGTTTGATGGAGAGTATTATAATTGTCTTGTTGTTTTTTCTTTAGAGGATCGATATGTTCTTTGAATACTTGTGTTCTTGTTATATCTACCAATGTTGTGATGCGAAACCATTGCATTACTTTAATTAGTCAAGAAAAAAGGGCAGTTAAAAAACTGCCCTTCTTGAAGTGATATAAACTTTCGATTAGAAAGTGAATTCTGAAACAACTGCACCTGAAAGGTTGATTGTTTGAGCAGCACCAGCATCGTCTGTATAAGCGAATGATGCATAGTTGTCAAACATATCAGTTAGAGCAGTTGAAAGAACTGCTGAAAGCTGTGATGTACCAACTGATGGATCAATGTAGTTAACAGTTGGATCAGCAACTGAAGCTGACCAAACATAACCATCATTTTCGTCAGTATCAACAGCCATTACTTCACCGCCACTTACTTCGATAGCAAAACGTAGAAGCTGACCAGCATTTGATCCAGCATCTGCCTGAATTGTACCAATGTGAACTGGTGTCCATCCGAGCTGTGAAAGAAGTGTATAAGTTAACCATGTTACTTCGCGAGAACCATCTGCTTGACGAATATCAACACCAAAGTCGATTTCGTAAAACTTTAGAGCTGCACCCTGAAGAGTAACTCCAGTTGTAACCTTACCAGCGTTAGCTGCTACTGTAGTACCGTATAGATCGGCCATAATTTATCTCCTAATTTTTGTCGAGTCTCACTATAGAGCTCGTTACAATTATTTATCATCGGGAGAAATATTTGCTTGTTAAGCGTCAGAATCGCTGTCATCTAAACGAGACAATCTTGTCCCTGCTCTTTTGCTTTCTTGTATTTTGCGAATTCCACGGCGGAACTTATCAGGATCACTGCCTTTAATACTGTTGATCAAGCGACGTTCAAGATCAAGAGCAACTTCTTCTGGAAAGTTTTCTCTAACCATATCAAGGATATTAATAGCACCATTGATAACATGTAGTGCTCTGCTCTCTACAATAAGTTCAACATCCTTTTTTGCAGCATAGGAGTTAAGCTCTTGTAATATTGATCTTGTTTGTTTCCTCATCTATTATTTAACATATACTCAACCGAAAGAAAAACAAACTGTTTATTCATCCTGATAATAAATATCTGGCTAATAAGATGTTGCTTTATACCAAGTAAACATGTATATTAGTAAAATACAGACACACAGGAGAAATAAAATGTTCGACAGCAAAGAGATCAAAGACATGAACAAGTACATTCCAGAAGTTAAGTTCAACAAGAACGGTTATGAAATCCGCACTCAGATGTTAGAAATGGCACAGACTCAGCTCTGGAACGACTATCAGGCTAAGTGGGGTCAGTTTGAGTTAACAGTAAAGAAGGATGGGGATCAGGTTGTTACTACTATTGAAGCACCTCAGATTCCGGGTGCTGATCAAATCCTTAAGACCGCAGAAATGTTCTACAATTTTGTGAACATGAAGAAGTAATTTCAAAACATATTATATTAAAGCGCATAGCGCATATAGACATTTTTATAAAGTAAGAAGGGTAGGACCAAAATCCTACCTTTTCTCTTATTTGACAAAAGCCAATTCGTTCCGTATAATAAGTAAAATTATGAGGAGAACATGCCAAATACTTTATTGCTGAATGCTGATGCTCAACCAATGAGTTTAGTTCCACTGTCAGCTATTGATTGGCAAAGTGCGGTACGCTACATCTGGCTCGATAAAGTTAAAGTTCTACACGAATACGAGGAATGGCAAATTCACAGTCCAACTCATGTTATGAATGTACCTGCTGTGATTATGCTCAATGAATATTGGCAACCAAAAGCCCGTGTGCGTTTCAATCGTAAATGGGTTTTCTTGCGTGACAATTATACTTGTCAATATTGCGGTGATCAACTTAATGTGAGTCAGTGTACAATTGATCATGTTGTTCCGGTTTCAAAAGGTGGTAAGACTACCTGGCATAATGTTGTTACGGCTTGCTACCCTTGTAATAATAGCAAAGGTAACAATCCAAAAATTCGTCCAAAGATAGATCCAGAGCAGCCAAATTATTGGATGCTGGCTAACAATCGTAAACAGAAGAGTTGGACTGTTCCTCACGAAAGTTGGCTAAATTATATTGATGGAAGATTTTGAACGACCTAAAACCAGAATACAATGGATGCTAGGCAATAATTGCAATTACGATTGTAGTTATTGTCTAGACCTCTTTAAAAGAGGAGATTATTCAGCGCCCGATGAAGAATTATTTTTAGAAATTTGTAAAGATATCATTTATCATTATGATGATTTAGGAAATGATGTTGTCTTTGAATTCATAGGTGGTGAGCCAACATTAACTGAAAAAATTCCAGACATTGGGCAAAGACTACATAATTATCCAACAAGTATAATATTAAGAACGAATGGTAGTGCTAGTTTAGATTGGTGGCTAAAATCAAGTAGGTATCTGTCTGAAGTAATAATATCTGTGCATCGAGAATTTGCTGACATAGAACATATCATAAACGTAATTAAATTATTAAAAGAATCTAAAAATATGCATCCTATCGAAGTTAAAGTTTTATTTCCGGTAACAGTTAGACCAGAGAGCTGGAATTGGGGAATATCTCATGTTAAAAAATTTAGGAAAAGATTTGGAGTTGGTGAATTACAGTTACTTTATAGCAATTTCGGAAGAAAAAGTGACACGCTACTTCCTTATAAAGAAGAACAATTAAATCAAATAGGTAAAAGTTCTATAGTAACTAACCAAAGTAGTGTAAAGACAGATCCATTTAATTATAAAGGAAAAACTTGTTATGCAGGAATTGATACTCTAGTTATTGATGCAATTGGGGATATTTTTAGAGGCTGGTGCTTACAAGAAGGTAAAATTGGTAATATTTACAAAATGCCCGTTGCATGGCCAAAAACTACAATTATCTGCCAAAAAGAATCTTGCAAAAACGGTTTTGACCAATCAGCAAAGAAAATTTAACTATAATCAGGTAAAGGCCCGCCGTGCTTTTTGCCTTTTATAATTTTACCGTCTATCTTTTTTCGATTCTTACCAACACGTTGAGTTTTTCCACTACGATGAGAGAGAAATCCTTGACTAATACAGGATGATAGTTGACTAGCTCCTATGTTTCTACCCTTCTTTGCTTTATTACAAAGAGCTTTAGAAGCTGGTCCTTCTTCGTCTGTTATAGAGTTGGCGAATTCATATAATCTCATAAAAATATTTATCTAGATTTGATATAGTTATTAGCTCTAACTAAATCTTCTTCAGTATTAACTTCGGGAGGAACTACATTAGTTTTGAGAGCAGCAATCTTATATCCAAGCTCTATCCATCTCAATTGTTCAAGATTTTCTGCAATTTCGTGAGGTGTTCTTTCATTAGATAACAACATTAGATTTTGTCTTTTGTAAGCATAAACACCTACATGATGATATCCATAACTCAAGGCACTTCTACAAAACCAATGTGCTCTCATAATATTTGGATCTATGTCTGATGCAACTTGACAACAAATTGCTTTAACAGTATTGATATCATTTTGTCCTCCAGGACTCATTTCGTGAACAAGAGTAGCAACATCTGCTCCTGTTCTTTCTAGAGTAATAGCAGCATCAACTATTTGATAAGGATCAATAAAAGGCAAATCACCTTGACAGTTTACAATTATATCTTCATTAAAATCATTAGCTGCCCATGCTATTCTGTCAGTACCTGTTGCACAAGCTTCTGGGGTTAATCTTACGTCCCAGTGAGGGAATTTTTCTTTAAGATCAGGACTATCTGTTAGAACAGTAACGAGATAGTCAGTAGCACAAGCTCTAGCATGAACATGTTCGATAAGAGTCTTTTCGCCTATCATAGCTAAAGGCTTGTTAGGTAATCTTGTGCTTTGCATTCTTGCTGGTATTACGATTCGCATTGTGGGCATTTGGATTTTCTCTCTTATAAGTATTCGGATGTTGAGTTACATTTATATAATCGGATCAGACAAACCTCCTTACAAAATTGGAATAAGCAGAAATCCAGAACGTCGTTTGAAAAACATTCAAACAGGACATCCTCATAAATTACAGATTTGGGAATTAAGAGAGACAGATTCAAAGAGAACAAAATTATTAGAATCTGTCATTCACAAGCATCTCGTTAATTATAGAATGACAGGAGAGTGGTTCAATATTCCTTTAGAGGAAGCAAAACATCATGTTGATTTTGCTTTAATTAGATACGAAGATGATCCATTGTTAGAACATCTGGTAAAAAATAAATTAATTAGATGAATTCATCCATTTAATTAAATCTGGTTCTAATATATCTTCATAATTTTCTAATCTATATGTATCAAGTTGTTTTGTTATTTTTACCAATTCTAATTTAAGAAATTCATTATCTAAGTTATGGGGTGAATTCATAAATTCGATAATTCCTTGGTATTGAGAATTAAAATGGTTTCTAAATCTTTCTTCTAAACAATTTATATGATATCTAAATTTTTCTTCAATTTTAATTTTAATATCTTTTGGTAATATTTGAATATTATAATAATTAGGATAATTTAAAATATTGTTTATTAGAATTTTATCGTGTGGCACTCCTAATAGTAAAAGTTTATCAACTAATAAAGGAATATTGAAAATATTAAAAATTTGTGTAGTGGTGCTTATTCCTAATATAGATGGATTAAAATCTAAAATTGTCTTTATATTTTTTTCGATAATTTTCCAATTTGTCCCACTTCTAATGTATTCCCCAATTCTATCACTACCGTCAATCGATGCATAAACTGATAAGTTATTTTCAAAATATTTCCAAAAATCTATAATATTTCTTCCTTTGTATTCTAATTTACTAATATTTGTATTATATCTTAATTTTACATAATTTCTATTTCGATTAATTAATTCTTCTAAAATAAAATAATGTTCATCCATTAATAACGGCTCGCCACCAGCAAAATATATCTCCTCAACAACATCTATAAATTCTAACAAATATTCTTTTATTGATTTTTTAGAATAATTGTCTATATGTATAAGTCTTGGGTCATTAATTGTTCCCCCTATACTTTCATTTAATTTTAAATGATCATCATACCAACTGCTACTTAATCTGCTCCCACACATTCTGCATTTAAAATTACAAATATTGCTAAATCTAAAATCCCAATAGATTAAATTAAATTTAGAGTATTCTCCGTCAATGTTTGTGTCTTCTACTGCTGATTTTATATGACTTGCAAAATTTTTATTAGATTCTTTTCTAAAACTATCTAAACCCAATTCTTCATTTAAATAACACCTATCACAACTAGGATGTTTGGTACCATTAAGCATAGATTTTCTTAATGATTTAAGATAATCATTATTCCAAATTTCTTCTAATGACTGTTTTTTTGTATTCCCGCAACTATTTTTCCATTCTGTAGTACAACATTGATAAACATCGCCATTTGGCCAAATGTTTAGATGTATCCAAGGAAGTATACAAAATGTATTGTTTATGGAGTTGTTCATTTCAAAATATATTACTTAACTCATCCGGTTCGATGAATTAAGTGATAACCAAACTGTGTTTGAATAGGTTGACTAATCTCACCAACTGGAGTTGCTACAGTTGCATCTTCAAACGGCTTGACCATTTGTCCAGGACCAAATTCTCCAAGGTCGCCGGAGCGGGCCTTACTTGGACACTTGCTATGTTGCTGTGCTAATGTTCCAAAATTTAAAGCATTAGCTTCTGCTAATATTGATTGTGCTTGTTCTAATGAATCTACTAAAATATGACTTGCTCTCATTTTCTTTCCTTTAAGTGGTCTCGGTGGAGAGATTCGAACTCCCGACCCTCTGGTCCCAAACCAGATGCGCTAGCCAGACTGCGCTACACCGAGGTATGGTGGAAGATACCGGACTCGAACCGATCGCCTCTTGAATGCAAATCAAGCGCTCTCCCAGATGAGCTAATCTCCCATTGTCTTATATTACTTTACTTGCTGAATTCTGTCAACCTCGTTATTGGATATGAATGGTTGTATATTCTCTATCTTGTCCAACTATTTCATAGAGTCGTCTGGCATTAGCAGGTGCCAAACGGACACAACCGTGACTAGCAGGCCTACCCAAATTGCCCACATGAGGAGTCCCATGAATAGCGTAGCCGCCATTAAAAAATATGGAATAAGGCATAGGAGCATTATCATACTTCTTACTGTAGTGCATACGTTGTAATGAATACGGGCTAAAAGTTCCACTTGGTGTATGATATCCTCTTTTTGCTGTTGATACTTTCCATGTAAATGTTCCTTCTGGACTATCTACATACATTGTTTGTGTTCTCTTATCTACTACTATCTGTGTAGCAAGTGCCGGTGTTGATAAAAATAATGCTAATGCTATTAGTATCTTCTTCATGTCTGGATCCTAATGTCTGATACATTATATATCCAGATAATGATTTGAATTATTTAGAATCGGTATTATAAGTTCTTGTTACACCGTGCTTTTTTAAACCTCGTAATATTCTTTCATCTATATAATCATCAAGAGCATCTTTTAATTTTTCTCTTGCTGGAAGAAATCTTTCTTCATATATTTTACGACGAGCGTGAATATTTTCATATTTCTCTTCTTCCCACATATCGTCCTGGCAATCGATAACTTCTTCTAATGATTCGATAAATTTATCAAACATACGTTCAGTAGTCATGCTTTTTCCTTTTGTGCTAATGCTTTAATGACTTGATATTGTTCCCAGGCATTTTTTACTGCGGGACTTTCTTCACGAAGTTTCTTTTCTTTTTCTTGTTCATACCTAAAATTCTGTAACCATTGAAGATTATCTTTAGCAACAGAATTCATGCTAATTTTTAATTCTTGTCCGCCATATACATCACTTAGTGTAGTATAGATCATTTCGTCGCCATATATATTTTTGAAACTCATACTTCTTCTCCAGTGTCTTACAAAGTGTATAACATTTTCATAGAAAGTTTCAAGTATAAAGACAACCTCTAACCAAAGATCAGTGTATATGAGAAAGAACATGCCGGCGGCAAACCCGAGCACAAATGCGAGAATAATCCAAATCATACATATAGTTATTTTTTAGGCTTGAGAGGCTTGACTTCTCTTGGTTGACCCCTTAAGGAAACATTTGAGCCGGCATATTGTGCTTTAAGGAGATCTTTAGCAACAATTTGATTTGGTGCTTCTATACGAACATTAATGAGTCTATGATTTCCGGGCTGTTTAATTGAAGCTATTATTTCCCACATTTTCATTATCAAATTCCTTCATCATCTGTTCTTCTAATTTCTTAAGATGAGATTTATATTGAGCATATGCAAGTGGATCTTCGTCTCTGGTCATTTTACAAAGCATTATTAAACAAACTACTAATCGGTGGTTTTCATTTAATTCAAAGGTTTCCATTTGCTCCTCATAAAATATTTAGTCCATCTTTGTCACGTTTAGGGCTTTAAGACATTGCTGTAATTTTATAGTTTGTTGATAGCAATCGTCTAGGGCATTGTGATTATTCGCTTTTTCTTCTCTTTGTGGGTTTAATCGAAATACAGTCCTACAATCGCGGGCTTGCCAAAAATTCCAAGGTACAGGCACTCTAGCATGTTTAGCTGCTGTTTCTAAAATGATGATATCAAATGCAGGACCATTTGCCCAAATTCTATCTAAAGGTCTACAAAAATCAAATAGCTGATTAAGAGCTTCTTTAACAGTTAAACGCTCAACACCTTCACCAAACGCTTCGTGTTGAATTTCGGGAGGTTGTTTGCTCCACCATGCTAATGTGTCATCATTGATTTCAGCTTCCGGATAATCAAAACTTTCAGGATCAACCCTACAGTAAAAGTGAGGCATGTCTTTAACATTAATTTTGCGATTGTCGGCATATGGATCAAAGCGGAGAGCTCCGATTGTTAGGATCACAGCGTTCGGACCGGTGGCAAGTGTTTCGATGTCTACCATTACATCGCGTTCTTTAATGATCATACACGTATTGTATGACTATTCGTTGTTTAAGTCAATGAAGTCCTTTACCAACTTTACTGTATCATCATGCATCATAACTTCAGCGTGATTGGCAGGAATATCGTGTATGTCTCCTATAGACCATCCACGTTGTGATCGCATTGTTACAACACCATCGCTTTCTTCGTATATAAATGGATTGTATCCTTTGGTAGTAATGATATGTTGGACAGGCATATAAAAATCTTGTTCATGTATATGTTTTAGGAATTTACTACCATGTGCCATTTCTTTAACATATGGGCTTCTTGTTAACATTGATTGGAATATACTAATATCTAATCCATCTAATGGTGTTGCTATTGTTGTTATACTTCGTACACCTAAATGATCACCTAACCATAAACCTAATATACCTCCCATCGAATGTCCTATAACATGACAATCCTGTGTTACAAGTTTTTGTAATTGTTCAATGAGAGGACCCATATGTCCTTCTGGATTTTTTCTATAGTCGAAGAACTGCCATTTATATGATTTTGGCAGTTGCTTCTGTAGGTAGTTAAAAATGAACGGTGATGAATAAGCACCGTGTATTGCAAGTATCTGTGTAGCCATGGTAGGTTTATTTAACCTGTGCGATGCAGCATTTTATATTACTACTTAATGACTTCCTTTAGTTCATTAAGTCTACCTTTAAGATAATTTTCTACAATTATTAAATTAGAAAGTTCTTGTCTTTCTTCATCTGTTAATTCATTATGTCTTTGACTTAATCTTTTTTTTCTAATACCAATTGTATTATTCTCATAAACAAACGCACTTTTTAAATTAAATCTCATTGGATCATAGGCGAGCGAATATTCGCCCGGAGCAACGGCTGACTGTGGCATAACTTTCCCCTTGTGTAGCAGTTCAAATGGAAACGTAAAAAATTACTTATCTCAAATCTTAGGATTTACCTTATCTAAAGCTCTCTTTAAAAGATCCACTGAATCACCATTAAAAGTTATATTTTCGCCAAATCCTAAAATGCAAACTTGTTTTACTGATTCTGGCTTATTATCCTTCATCTCATAGTTAAACATAACCATTTCTCTCTTACCATTAAACCAGAATTCTATAGTCTTCTTATTAGGATCTAGACCTCTAACAAGAAGTTCATATCCGCCACTCTCAACTACACTGTCTGCTGCTTCTCTAGTAATACAGCCTGGATCTAATTTTGGTTTTACTTCAACTATTGATTTAGTTTCAGCAATAGTATTATATGGGGTAAGCGAAATTAAAGTAGCAATTAAGAACTTGTTCATTATTTTCTCCTGACAAGTTCTATATATGCTACTTTAATAATCTCCCTCACAAACTTGGAGAACACGAACACCTTGTTCACGAATCGCTTTTACAACTTGATTACGATCGTCAATCCAAAGATAAGGTTCTCCAAATTCTTTACGGATTTCTTCTAAAAGTTCTACCTTTACAATACCGTCCTGTCTATAATCCTTTAGAGGACGCATATACATTTTTTCGTATTTGATATCAAACTTTGCTAACCACTCCTCTGAAACTTCTCTATGTCCTTCATTTCTTCCGGTACAAATAAGAATAGTATTACCAGTTTCGTAAAACTGATTTGCCATCCAAACAATTTCTTCGTGAGCAGGGTCTAAATGCTGGGCGGCAAAAAAAGAATTCCAATTCTTTTGTTCACCTTCGAACCAGTGTCTACGATGCTCCATATCGGCAAGAGTACCGTCAATATCAAACACTATAATTCTTTTCATGTGTGTCTCCCTATATGCTAATTTAACATCTTAAGAGATATTGTCAACTACCTTGCTGCCAAATATAATCCAATATTTGAAACAGCATATCCTCCAAAGGTAATGGCCATAGCACTATTACCTTTTAGATATTGTTCTAAAGCAATATAAGCATAAACAACACCAACTAGTGCTATGAGCCAACTACTCATTATAGACAAACCTTTCTGTAAACATATCCTTGTAAAGCATCCCACTCTTGCATAATTTGGCACTTGCGTTTTATAACGACAACAGGTGCGGGTTCTTCAACGACTACTGGAGCAGGCTGTTGAACTACAACAGGAGGTGGAGCATAAACAACTGGACGATTAGCATTGGCAATAGCACCACCGATAATGCCACCAAGTAGAGCACCACCGGCAGCAGCACCAATCATTGCGCCGCCATATCCCCAGCCACCTCCATATCCCCAGCCACCATATCCACCATAACCCCAGCCACCATACCCCCACTGAGCATGAGCAGGTGCTGACACCAATAGTGAAGCAGCAACTAATGTACCAATAATAGTCTTACGCATTTTATTCTCCTCTAAACAATCCAAAGATAACCATAATTAGTGTGGCAACAGCAACTACCTGTCCAAGATAGACTGCTCCCCAAATTAAATCAACAGTCATAGAACTCCTCCGTTCCTGGTACCATCCATTCACTATCGCTTGGACAACTATACCATCGTTCACCAAAGTAGCAAATGGTATAAGCACTATATCCACCATACCATATCCGAGTGGAGAGACGATATGACCTCGGTTGTTTTAATTCTTCCATCCTTATCTCCATTGAATCCATTTATTGATCCAACTCATTATATATGACCATGTTCCCATGTCCTTGCCAATTTGGTAGACTATGTATGCTGCCATGGAATACCAAAATGCTACAACAAATGCCGAGAAAACTAATAACAGATAGATAGTTCTCAATTTATATTCTTTTCAATCTTTGAAAACTGATATATTATAATAACATCTTTAAGAACTGTGTCAAGCCTTAACTAAATTTTCAACGAATTGATCTGTTGCTGCTTCCCAAGAAAACTTTTGGGCACGAGCAATAGCATTTTCGCTAGGGATTTGAGAAGCATACAATATATTTCTTTCAAAATTGTCGCTTAATATCCCCGATTCCCGATGTGTAATAATATGACGATTGACTGGATTGTCAAATGCTGCTACAGGTAATCCACAAGCCATTGCTTCAAGAACAACAAGTCCAAATGTATCTGTTAGCGAAGGCCAAGCAAAGACATCCATTGTTTGTAATAGTTTAGCGATCTCTTCGTGAGTCTTTCTACCTAAGAAAAACGCATCCGGATAACGAAGTTTATATGTTTCTAAATGTGGGCCATCACCGATAACATACTTTACAATTTTAGGATTGTCTATAGACAGGAATGCTTCTATGTTCTTTTCAACAGAGACACGACCAACATAAACAGCACGGATATTGTCACCTTGTTTTGTATAATTTGGATCTGGTTTGAATAATTCTGTATCCACACCTCGTCCCCAAATTCTTAATTTTTTGATACCATATTCAGTACAGTAATCAACCATGGCGGGGGTAGGTACCATAACAGAATTGCTGTTTCTATGGAACCAACGAAAATACTTGCCAGTAATTCGTGGTGGTATACCAGCATGTTCATGAAGATAATCCGGGTACTGAGTATGAAAGGCTGTTGTATAATTCTTTTTATATTTCTTACAACTATGTCTCGCAGCAACACCAATAGATCCCTCCGTCGCTATGTGGATATACTCAGAGTCCTTCACAGCGTCGTCGGCAATACCAAGAGGCATTAAAGGCATCCAAATACCTGTTGACGGTTGTATTGGAATAGTGAGTTTATACAAATTAGGATGAACTACATTTACTTCCCAACCTCTCTTCTCAAGATGAGAAATGGTTGTTTTTAATGTAGTCACAACTCCGTTTATTTGTGGTTCCCAAGCATCTGTAAATATTGTTAGTTTCATATCAACCTCAGTAATTCGAATCTGCCGTCATAGTGTTCAACAATAGCAGTACATGATTCCACAAAGTCTCCAGTGTTCATGTATTCTATATTATCTATTTTAGTAATGTTGGCATGGTGAATATGACCACACATAACTCCGTCAACATTTTTCTTACTGGCATAATCAACTACAACCTTTTCGTAATCGCCGATAAACTTTACTGCTTCTTTAACTGAATGTTTCGCCCAAGCACTCAAACTAAATCCTCTAATGTTTATAGTTTTATAAATCCATTGTAGTTTAGAATTTAATTCCATAAGGAAATCATAAGCCCAACTTCCCATATGTACTAACCATTTAGCATTAGTAGTAACCAAGTCAAATTGATCACCATGTATAAGCAAATAGCGTTTACCATTTACACCAATGTGGATAAAGTGATCAACAAGTGATATATTACCTAACACAAGTCCACTATGTTCTCTTAAGAACTCATCGTGATTACCTGTGATATAAATGACTTGGTGATCTCGTTTGGATAATTTTAAAAAGTATTGGATAATATTACTGTGGGTTTGTGGCCAGTATGTTTTATTCTTCATTGCCCAACCGTCAATAATATCACCTATTAAGTAATAGCGTTCTGCTTCAGTATCTTTGAGGAATTCTAGCAATAATTCTGCGTTACAATATTTGGTGCCAAGATGGATATCAGACAGGAAAATGGACTTGTATTTTTTCTTTTTTTTCTTCTGGCTCTGTGTCATGTCCTAATATTTATATTTGGTGTTTGGTATTTTTATGCGTACTTCATTATCCAAACCAGATAATCCTGTTCGCTTTCAAATTCTAAGTATTGCCAAACTAATGTATTATCCATTTTAGTAAGATGGCATTTAATATTATATTTCTCTTCTATTTTTCTAGCAAGTTCAAGATAGTAATCTGTTGGGTTGTGATATATACGACTTCGTTGAATGGTTAAAGGTATTAAACAATTTTGAAATGTTTTGTAGTTCTTTTCAACTTCTATGATATAGGACATCATATTTCCTTACTAAAAAGTTTAAAAATTTTTCTGCTAATAGTTGATGTCCTCTTTCAGACGGATGAGGACTAGAAATACATGTCTCTATATCAGACATATTTGTTATACATTCATCTATATTATTATTGTACCAAACAAAATTTTTACAATAATTTTTTTTAGTTTCATCCAATTCTACTTTATTCATTGAAACGAAAAAGTATTTGATATCATGTTTTTCAAAAAAATCACCTAACATCAAAATCTCATTAAACATTTTTTCTTGCCATGCTTTTTCATGATTCCAAAAAAATTGAGACAATATCATTTTTTCTTCTTCTTTTGATAGTCTTCTTCTTGTTTCGGTGAAGACAATTTCGCTTTTAACTAATCCCCAGCTATTTGATAATATGTCAAAAAATTCAAATCTGCTTGGTTCCGACCATTGAATAACAGCAATCCAATCTGACAAATCTTCTTTTTTATTAATTTTGTCTATAAAAAAATCTATAGTTTTTCTTATAATTCTATTATTAGATCCGCAGCCCATACTATGATTATGGAATTCAGAAAAAGATCCAATTTTATGAAGTTGTCCTGGCCATGTTATACTCAATCTTTGTAAATTAATTAATGAAGTATTTGTTTCATCAAATAAATTTCCTTCATAATCATGAACATGTGTAAATAGTCCACCACCCCATGTAAAAGAGCAACCAGAAGCAAATAATTTCATCTTATCCAACCTATCTTCTCACCTTGTGCTATTCTTCTATTATATTCTTCTATACTGGAAGGGTATCTCCAAGCCCATATTGCTACTGCTAACATAAACAAAGCAGTATAGACTATACCTCTCAAAGGTACATTTCCCGCAAACATCATTATAAGACTTATTGACATAGTAAGCAACATAAGATATTTCATTTTAAGGGGAAACACTTGCTTCTCTGTCCAGTTAGTTAGAAATGGTCCAAATAGTTTATGATTATAGATCCACTTGTGTAGTGTCTCACTACCATTACTAAAGCAGTAGGCAGCAAATACAACAAATGGTGAATAAGGCAAGCCAGGAGTAATAACTCCTATATAAGCCATACCAAGTGACAGTATTCCTAATGTGTTCCAAAATATATTTTTCAATTTAATATTTTTAAGGAGCAAAATTAATTTGGTCAACAATCTCTTTCAATGTTAATTCATAAGCAATTGTAAATTTATTTAAATTGCTTTGATTTTTTAAAGTTTTATGATATAGATTATTTTGGAAAATTACAACATCTCCTTCATCCATTTCAACTTCGTAATCAAAATAAGAATTATCTTGAGGTATTTCTAATATTAAATTCCCAGAATTTTCAGGTTTTTCTAAATATAAAATAACAGCGATCATGTCGTTTTGAGAATAAAATTTAGGTAAAGAATTTTCAAAAATGTATGTATGTCTATGTCTTTGAACATAAGTTCCTGGCGGATAATTGTTTGACCACATGGCTGTGACACAGTAATCATCTTCATTCATATTGATACTTTTTATATAATTATTAACGTGGGGTCTTATGAAATCTAAATATGATGAAAGTTCATCCCAAAGATAAAGATTTCTTCCGGAATTATCTTTATTAAAAAAAGAACAACTTCCTCCTATAATAAATTCACTGTTTAAATTATCTTTTGTATTATTTTCTATTACTTTATGTAGAATTAAATTTTTAAGAAAGTCGTTATCATTATACTTTACTTTGTAGATTTTTGTAATTCCGTCATCGTATAGCATAAGTATCTCCCATCTGAGATATTTATGTTTTCTTTTCTACTTAATTCCACCTCAATATTAACAATGTATTCCACAATAACTTTTTCATTTTTTAATTATATCGCTAAACTTTAATAATACTAACATTTCTATTTTAGGATCTTTAGTTATTAATTGAGCATATCTAAAACTAAAGTGTGCTCTGGCATTATGATCAACGATCATATTCCAACCGTAGTCGTTATCTGTATATCCGCGATCCTTTATCCAATTATCTACTTCAATGTAGTTATATTCTCCCCAAGATGTTTCTATAGTGATCAATTTAGGACCACCTCAATAAGAACATAGCATAATCTGTTTCTAATTCAAAGTACCAGATACTAAAATAATTGTGCCATTTACCATGTAAGTGTTTATCTGCCCACTCTCTCATTACCTCATTAGTTTTTATCATATTTTCAATAGTGCTATAAGCATAGGAATAATGATGCCATCCCTTAGTTTCTGTTAGGTGGTCTGTTAGTTTCTGTAAGTCATCATTACTCATTCTTTAACATATGTCCGCTCTAATGTCATTTGTAGTTGTTCTGGATCTACACCATTCTCCAAATAGCCTTCCATACAATGGTTGTAATAAGATTCAGCAGGAGAAGATTCATATGACTGATCATTCATAATATAAACAAGTGCTCCGTGAGTCTCACTCTCGTATTCAACGTCAACAACAATGCTTGTGTAGTAGTCTGGATAGCCTTCAAGTGCGTCAAGATTTTGGAGACATTCTTCTGTAATCTCCCAAAGCACACCTTCCATACTTGATTCAGGACATTGTTCAATATCAGCATGTCCACGAAAGCGAAGTTCATAATCGTAAAGAGTTGCCTTGCCTAATAGTTGGGCATTAGGGCAGCGATTAGCCATGTTGGATAAGTTGGTATTCATACCATATGCGAAGTATTTCATATTATTAGTATACTATAATGATTGAGTTATGTCAACTGCCTTGCGGAGTAGCGGATAGAACAACAGCACCAGGATTATCTTTCATAAAGAGTTTCATGGCTTCTTCTTTGGAGTTTGCTCTAACAACATCTTTACGCTCGCGATAATCAGTTTCACTTGGATTATAACTGATAATAAAGTTCTGTCCAGGACCAAGTAGTGATTTCTCTTTGTCAGTATCTTGGCGAGACATCTTACGCTGTCTTAGATGTCTTAAGAGAATATCCTTTGGAACCTGTCCACTGCTATAGAGAGCGAACAATTTAATTGTTTGATCACCTTCTAATGTATTACCCATTATAAGTTTATAAAGTTTTGTATCGTATTCTTTCTTATTCTTTGTTGGATTGCAAGCAATGTCAAGTGCTACAACAAATCTTAACATTGTGTTTGTTAGTTTGCCAATGTCTTGGTTAAGCCAATCGCCACCTGGTGAGCGGAACTCAAGTCTATTGTCTTGTATATTAAGAGTGACATACTTTTGTGTACGATTACTATGTATAAGTTTGGAAGCAATCTTACCAAGTCCTGCTCTCATTGCTTCAAGGTACGCAGGAACTTTATCTGGATTTACCTTAATAGCACTCTTAATCTTATCCATGGTACTATCAGCATAGTCATTCCCCAGTCTACCAAATTGTTCAGCGACCCAATTATCACCGACAAATAGTGCTAACTTCACATAGTCAAGGTTCTCAAGATCATAGTTAGGCACTGACACATTCATATGTAAGCCAGTTGACTTATTTGTTTCACAACCTCTATTCTTCGCCCATTCTACAGTTTTGCGAAGGACATCAATCATCTTGTCTATTGGTAGTGGTGGACTGACAAATTCTAATCCAGCACCATTTCCTCTAATGCTGCCATCTGGCTCAATAGTGAACTTCTTTGTGGATTTTGTTTGTCCGTGATATGAACTACTAACATCAACACCAAGTCCGATAACTTCACTAAACTCTGCGCCAAGAAAATCTAATGACTCACTGCCACCTTCTGGCTCAGTGATGTAAGGCCAAGATAAGTCATACATACTACCAAAGGAACTGAATGTATTGATATCTGCGAATTCTAACCATTCTTGAATAATGGTACTACTATCGTAGGCATCTTCATACCATGCTTCTTTATATTTCTCGTATTCGTCATCGTAGAATTTACCATCGCTTGGTCGTGGAGCGGGACCGTCTTCGTTTTCTTCCCACCATCTTTCAAAACCATTATCTTCTGAGTCTTCTATAAATTGTTGGTCAATAAAACTCGTAAAGTCTTCGTTAGCACCTTCTAATGCTCTGCTAACTTCTCCGCTACTGTTGGAGAATTCACCACTTTCAAAAAATTCGTGAATCTTTTGATCAAAGTCCTTCCAAGTTCTTGAACTGATTCGACTATCATAATCGTAGTCTGGTTCGTATTCTGGAAAGTCGTCTGGGTTCTCTATACCTGGAACAACCATTTCAAATTCCATGCCAACAAGGGCACCTTCAATTTGGGAAGCCATTGATTTTAGGCTTCCTGGGCTCATTTTTAGTTCATCAAGTTTTTGGTTAAATTCGCGAAGTCTCATAGTTCTATATTTATTATTAGAACTTCAGTAGCAACATCATTAGATCGCGTTCATCTCCTTGGACCCAAAGTCCTTTTTCAGAGGCTGTTAAGTATGTGATGTTGTAATGTCTTAAGAGCCAATGAGCAAAACTGTCATCATCCTTCCATTTACCTTCATCCCAGTATGCTTTAAATATTTTCTCCATTTGCGGTTCAATGATATGAATATTCTTTAATTCGTTCACGACCACCTCATAAGAAAACAAGTAATATCTTTGCTCTTGCCACTTATTTTAATATCACTATGATTTACATTAGTATATTCTAAATTATGTGTTTCTTTCAACCATTTAGCAAAAGTAGTAGATTTAGTATTAAAGATTGTTTTATAGTAATAATCCCACGCATGTTCTATGGGGCGTTCATATGTACCAAACTCAAAATCTTCGTAGATGATTTCTAAAAAGTTAGGCTTCACACTTCTCTTCCTTGCCGTGCTTAATCATATGAGCAAGTTTCTTATTGCGATAGTCTAACTTCTTACGATCAATAATTTTGGCACTCGTTGCACCTAACACATTAAGGTATTGATGTGCGAATTGCCACCCGCGCAGAAAGTGAATTATGTCTTCAACATTTCCACAATACAAGGCCATGGTTATATTGTAAATGACCAACTCATCTGTGGGCATAAGATTAAGCGTGGCACTACTGTAGTCTCGGCCACTACGCTTGTATGTAAATCCAAGACTTTTACAGAGTTGATTGAGATCATTAATCCGCTCAATGTCTATAAAGTTTGTCAAAAGACTTTTTCCTTATTCCAATCTGCCCATTGCTGTGGATCCATGTAGTATTCCAGCACCACACTGATAGCATTTTTTAAATCATCCTCATCGGCTATCTCATAGTCTCTCTTAAGACTTTCAATAACCAAACCGGTTATGATCTCATCATTAAAGTCAACACTAATCTTCATCTTTCACATCCTTTACTACTTCTTCATATTCAGTTGGTAATCGTATTAGGTCTACACTTTCACTGTAATAGCCATTTGAGGTACCTAACCAACGAACGGTTACAGAACCCTTAATGGTGCGGAAGTTATAGAAAGTCCAAGTAGCACTTTCAAAATCACCGACTACGCCTTCCTGCGTATCCTCGCGAGCCTCGAGAATTGGCACTCCTACAAGATCCTCGAGGTCACCGTGAATCTCCGCGATGCTCACACTCTCGCAACAATCCTGCTCATGGTAGAACTTGAAAGTAGGAACATCACCTACTCCAACGAACAGCAATTCGTCGTCCTCAACCTTACCCTCAATGTGGTGGAAGGTTAATCCAATCAGATCATTGATGTCAGCCATTACAACGATTCCTGTATCTGTTTAATATGCTTACACTCAACCTTCTTACCTTTGCGGAAGGAGAAAGCAGGACAATCACATGTCCACTTACCGCTATCGTTGATTACATTATATACAGATCCCTTACTGCCGTCAACTTGATAGCAGTGGAAATTAGAATTCTCTTTTACCTCTACGGTACTTTCTGCCAGATGCAGTTCTAATACTCTGTCTTTATCCAATATGCGAACAGGTGATTCTCTATTGTCCGTTGACAAACAGAACATGTCGCCCGTCATCCAATTTAATGACTTTAGGATCTTGCCGCGGTACCAATTACGATCAGGCATACCTGGATAGCGAGCGGAAATTGGAAGTGGATTGGCAATGCAAACTTCAATATTTGTGCCAACTGCGGGAATAGCAAAAGTCATTGTGATCTCCTATAATGTATAATAGCATAGATAGGATATGTGTCAAGAGACTCTCTTTACTTTATAATAACTTCACTGGTTGTTTCAATCCAAACTCTTGCTCCACAACTCAACGGCTTGTCTGGACTGTAAACAACACGGCTTGGTCCTAATATCTCAACCTCGTGAGCATAGGTATTCTTCTTACCTTGCTTAACAGATAAGACTGGCTCACGATTGCCAGTCTTATGATTGGAACGAATGACATGTTGGTTAACATGTATAATTGTCTTTGCCACTAGGCTTCTGCTGCCTCTAGATTACCGTGAATTTTTGTTAAGACATTCTTAATTGCTGCTTCAACTTTATCAACAGCCTTATTGTCTCCCGGAAAGAGTTCACTTGCCATTCCAACAACAAAAAGCCAATGTTCATTTTCTGCCTGTTGCTGCTGTTTCTCAATTTCCTCGAGAATAAGTTCTTTCATTTCATCCGTAAGCTGGATGTCGTTGCTTTTATTCCAAAACATTATGCCGCCTCCTTTAAGCCATCTGTTAGACCAAGAGCCTTACACTCTTCCGGAAAGCGGCGCCACACTTCCTTGATCAAATCACTGCGCTGTTCCTCAATACCCGGCACTTCACAAATTTCGGATAAGGAGATGATCTCCTCAATGAAGTCCTGAAAAGTCCAATGCCAAGTCTTTTCCATTGTAGTGACTCCTTCGTTGTCTACAATTATATATTAGCACCTTTGCAGAATACGTCAACCTCAGTAGCAGACTTTAGTATAAGTAACTCCATTACTTACAACCTGACAAGTAGGACGACGAGGCATTGCTGGGAGGTATTGGACTGGCGGTTGATATCCAGAAGCCATAGCATTACGATAGTTAGCGCCACCACCATATTGCTGAGATTGAGCAAATGGATAACCCGGTCCAGGTCCTCTACCATTATATAATTGTGGATTGCGGTATTGTGGGTGAGGATAAGATCCGCCGCCACCTCCTCTTGTAGCACCGTAAGCATAGTTACCCGGTGGCACTCCGGGACGCTGATAGATAGCTCCCGGATAGTAATTACCTCCCATAAACAAACCACCGAGCATTGAGCCTAATCCGCCTAGCATACCTAAACCACCGCCGCCCATAAACAAACCGCCGAGCATACCCATTCCGGCATTACCGCCCCATCCTCTGCCGTAGCCATTAGCAGACGGAACTCCACCCCAACCTAACATACCACGACCAAAACCGTTAGTTCCACCTGCCCACTGTTGGTAAAAGCCGCCGCCGGGACCAAATCCTCTCATACCACAATTAGAACAGGCGTTCCAGCCTCCACCCATTCCAAAGCCGGGACCACTTCCCCAAAAGTATTGAGCATTAGCAGGAGTAGCAAGAGCAGTAGCAATAGCAGCCGCAGCAAGAATCTTACGCATAGTCTTGTTCCTCGGTTGTATTCATAAAACGATCAAACCATTGAATTACATTCTCTTCAGTCCACATCGGAACGGACGGAGGATAACGATACTTCTCTTTAAAAGCATCTGTGAAAACTTCCCATAGAGCTTCGTTTACAATAGCACAAAGTTCGTTCTCAGGTATCTCTTTGTGGAACACATATCCCATTGTCTGCTCCTTCGTTGTCTACAATTATATATTAGCACCTTTACGGAGTAAGTCAACCAGTCCATTCTGCAACATAGTTAACTCCTCATTGTCAACATAGAAGTCTGTCCGAGGATCCCAATACTGTCCTTCACGGGGATCATAGTATAACACTCTGCCATTAGCGTATGTAAACGGACCTTCCAATCCTTTGCGGGGACCAAAACCATGATTGATTTTTGGAAGAACGGCATAGCCCATATTACATGCTCCAATATCGTTCAGTGGATGGATCACAAACACCACCAACATCCTGTTGGTTAATGTAAACATCTTTGCCAGTCATTATATTTTTGACAGCAACCTTTTGATTGTAAACAGCGTTGAAAGCATTTTCTTCCATAACGCCATATGCCTCACTACCGGCCTTACGGTTCATAGCAGCCTTACTAATTTTGGCACCACGCTCTGTGGGATACCATTTAACGGATTGTTTACGTTTAATGTGGTAAACTAAGTAAGCCATTTGCTTGCTCCTTATTGCCTATAATACATAATAGCACCATAAGAGAGCCTGTCAACCGGGCTTTGTTTACATTATCGTTGTGGACCTTTTTGGATTTGTTTAACAAAACTTCCCAAACCTTTAGCAGCCTTTCCAAATTTAGTATATGGAAGTTCTTTCTGAAAGTCTGATGCTTGATTATATCCTTTCTTTACACCCTGTTTAAATGATTTAAAAAAAGAGTTAGAAGTACCTGTTTTTTTCGACTGTGTTTTTAAAGTTTGATTAAACGAATCAGCAGCCGTTTCTAATAGTTCATGTATTTTCATACAGATATTTATACCACAATAATATCATCAAACCCCTCGTCAGGGGTAGGTTTTTCTATGGTTTTAATCATACTATTCATTACGTAGTCTGGTATATTTTTTCCAGGGCGACTGGACAAACGCTTTTTAAGAACATCTGTGTGTGGAGTTGGAAAAAATACTGCAACTTTTCTATAATTATTTGGAACCATCTTAAGTTTATTACGACGTCCATTTTTTGTAAGATTAGTTTGGTCCCAAATTAAATCCATATTATCACTAAAGGCTTTTCGAGCAGTAGTTATTGCATGAGTATTTGCTGCTTTAATATAATCATCAAATACATCATTATAAGTTGAACCCATCTTTTCGGCTTGTTTTTCAATAAAGTCATCCGAACTAGCCACTAAAGCACTACTCTGGTTATTTTTTGCCCAAGTACTTTTTCCAGATGCAGGAACACCAACTAGCATATATAAAGTAGGCATTTAAAACTCCTAGCATTACTTATAACTTATTTTATCAAAATCTACAAGTTCTATTTTAGGTTCTTGAATCAAATCTTCTTATCTAAACTGATTTCTATAAATTTGATTTACTTGTTGTATATAATAATTTGTACGATCAACACTATTCATTAATAGATTATAATTATGTTCTATTATTTCTTCCATCGAATTATACCAAGAAATTTTATTATCTATTGTAATAATTTTCTTTAACGAATTTATTATGCTTTCAAATCTTTCAGTATCAGATAATTTATCATATGTTTCGTCTATGAATCCTTCAAATGTTTTATATCCTAACTCTTTTAATTTTTCTAAAGATCCTTTATTACCTAAAATAATAAATGGATGTTTACACGCAATAGATTTGAAAGTTTTTTCACTTATAAAAATAGTTTCGTCTTCGGTCACATATTTTTTATAGTATGATGCTTCAGACACAATAGAGACCCAGGAATCTTTATAAACTTGATCTACAATTCTATTGATATATGTAATATCCTCCCCTTTATTATTTTTATTATAGATTTGGATAGGTAATCTAGATAAAGCATCATTAAAGTCTTTTTCTGTAAACATATTGTTCATTTCTACAAATCTATGTCTTTCAATTTTTTGCATACTTACTAACCCATAATCTAATAGATTATTGTTGTAGAGATAAAGATAAAAAACTGCTCTATGTAATCTATCTCTTTTATTAAGACAATTATAAACTTTAATATCTTGTAAATGTTCTTTCTTATAATTTAAAAGAGAATTAAAATTATTATTTTGATTATTTTCTTCTACAGTATACTTTACTATAGTTTCAAAATTAACAAAAGGAATTACATTAATTCTTTCCTTGATATTATTATCTATAACCCATTTATTATATTGTGTATCTGCTAATAAATTTCCAGGCATGTAAATAACAAGGGAAGGAGATATATTAAAATTGTTACAAGATTTATGAAAAAACTCCCATATCCAATCTGCATGATACCCTTCTAAACTCTGATCTATCAGTAAAAGGGCTTTCTTATTTTGTAATTTTTCTAAATATGTAGAATTTAAATTTTCAAAAATACCTTTTCTTTCTTTGTTAAATTTAATTTTAGAATACATTCCTCCAGCCCAATCATATGGAGTTCTACCAACCGACGTAGAAATAATATAAGGATCTGATGAATTTATATTAACGATATAAGCAGGAATATCAATAAATTTATTAACTAATGGTAATGTCTCTTTTAATGATAGATTAGATCCTGACACATATAATTTTCGTAGTTCGTCTGGACATTTTTGTTTTAAAAATGGAATAATATCATTGTAACTATTAAATCTTTCAAAGAGGGCTTTTCTAACAAACGGAGATATACTATAAATGGGTTGATCAAATAAACAAACTTCTTTACTGTTTATAAAATTTAAAAGATTTTCACAGTCTTCGAAAGCAAAATTCATATTAATTTATTAGCCCAAGTTTTAGGAGTTAAATCATTAATTATTTCAATAGGAAAATCATATTTAAAATCTTTTGTACCTTTAAACTTAATCCAATCGGCAGTATTCTTTATCGCAGTTTTAATATCAGTTTTAGTTTCATATCCTAACAATTGCCTTGCTTTATTAGACGAACAAGTTGCATATTTTACTTCTGCGGGTCGATCAGCCATAAAAATAGGTAATGCATTTAATCCAGTTTCATTCGCAACAAGAGACGCTAATTCTTTTATTGTAATAGGATTCTCATCAGGTCCTATGTTTATGACCTCATATATAATATCTTCTAGTACAAGTTTTTCTAAACAAAAAATACAATCGTCTATGTAAGAAAAACATCTTTGTTGTTCTCCATCTCCATAAATTATAGAAGGTTTACCTTGTAAATTACGATTAATCATTATACTAACTACGTTTCTAAATGGATCATCGTATCTTTGTCTTGGTCCTATTATGTTATGAGGAACAGCAATATTCCATTCCATCTTGTGTATTTTAGATAATGATTTAAGAATATCTTCTCCTGCAACTTTTGCAATTCCGTAAGGATCAACAGGTTGAGGTATATCGGTTTCTAAAAACGGACTTCTCTGATTACCATATCTTGCCATACTACTACAATAAACAAATCTTCTTACATTATTTTCGATAGCAGAGCTTATACACGAAACCGATGCTTGAAATATGTTTTTAGTAATAAAATCTGGACTAAAAATACTCAATCCTTCGTGTGCAGTAGCAGCAGTATGAATTACTATTTCCGTTCCTTGCATAATTTTTGTCATTTGATCTCTATCACAACAATCAGTTAGAAAAAAATTAGCATTTTTTGGAACATTATCTTTAAAGCCACCTATTAGGTTATCATTGCCTGATACTTCGTGACCTAGATCTATTAATCGATCAGCTAAATGACTACCTAAGAAACCTGCTATTCCTGTAATAAAGATTTTCATATTAAATTATTTTAAATTTAATTTTTCAAATTCTTTTTCTAAAAAGTCAGCATAAAAAGCATGAGCCTCTTTAGGTAAGTGCCATAGTAGTTTACTTTGTCTTCCAAATCCCTCTTTTGTACACATAAACAAGTATGACATATCTTTATCATTTAAATAAGGATAATAATCTTTATCTAATAATTTTAATAAAGAATTTGAGGTTTTAGTTGGAATATATGTATCAAATGCATTTCCGAACCAAAAATTACATCCATGATTCTTTAATAATTCCTGTAGGAAGATTATATTTTTTATTTTATTATCACTCCAAAAAGGAGGATCTTCGACAAATATTCTTTCAAACCATTCAAATAGTTTTGCTTGAAACCCGGTATATTTTTGCACAGTAGTCTGTCTAACTGTAAAACTTTTATAAGCATAATCATGTTCATAATCAACAAAATGTGTATAAAACGGTTGAGAAGCAAACCTATATTCCCAACGCTCTGCTCCGGTCCAATGTATTAATACTAAAACATTAAGACTGCCATTAGCAATACTTTCAGCATTATCAGCTATCCAACATGCAGTAGATCTAGCAATCCAATCATTACTTCCTCCAGGAACAGCAATATTTACAGGATCACGACCTAGTTTTTTTGCTAGATATGCTCCGAAACAATTATTCCTACAAGATTTGCTATCACCATCAAGTGGAGAAACTGATTCGCTACCAACAGAATGACTGCACCCGTTTATTAATAAAACACGTCTTGTTTTTTTCATCTTATCCTTTATCCTTAGGAATTATTATATCGGTTCCACAAGTACAATGATACTTATTACAAATTATTTTTAAAGGAGCAACCTTTGATACATCGCCTAAAATGTGACCAATCATACTTCCTTGGCCACAACTTGCCGCGCTCACATTTCCTCTCGGATTGATAAAAATACTGTCTCCAATATTACATTTCCACCCTTGGAAGAAATTTAAACCTCGGACGATTAAATCGTTTGAGTTAACTGGTGCTATCTTATTATCACTATATCTAGCATAACTTACACAATTATTTTCTTTATAAGGTTTTGATTTAGTAAAGTTCATTTCTATATTATGATTTTTAATCCATTCTTGTTTATCAGGATCATTGTACTTCCACGGACCGGCATTTATACTTAATTCGTCAAATAAAGGTGTCCATTCTAAAAAATAATTTGGTAGTTCTCTCTTTAATTTTTCTCCAAATTCTACAACTTCCCAAAATCTTTCTTCGTGCATTAATAATTTTGATGAAAGATAATTAATCTTATCACATAGAAAAAAAGTATTATTGAAATATTTTTCTTTGTCAGCAAATTCTATATGAAAACTTGCTACAATGTCGTCAATCAGATGATAATTATTTTCCCACCACTTTAAAGGTCTACTCAAATTAGTATTAACTGCAATAGTGCAATCAGGTAGTACAGATTTTAACCATTTAACTATTGGAAGAAAGTTCTTCCAAGCAGTTGGTTCTCCACCGCTGAAAAAGAATTTAAAATCGTTGTATCCGACATCTTTATATTTGTCAATAATAATTTCAAGATTTTTTATGTATAGAGATACATCCTCTTCATTCCGATCTCTTCCACTCCAATTACCTGGATTACAATAACTACACTTATAATTACAGAAATTATTAACTTGCCATGTTACTGCTAGATAAGGCTTTTTAGATTCAATTGCAATTAGATCTGCGACCATTCGTAAACCTCTCGTAATTCTGGTAGAGCATCGAATAACTTTTCTTTTCTAACTTCGTCTAATTCGTCATTAAACGAAAAGAATTGTTTAATTCCATCTTTGTTTTCTTCTCCAGATTTAAGAGTATTCAATACAGTTTTATATGCATTTCTGATTGATTCAGAATATGACAAATCTCTAAATACGTCGTCGTACATTGATGCTATTCTATCTCTATAAAATTGTGGTAAAATTAATATAGAACAATACCAAGGATTAGTTAATATATTCAATCTAACTTCTCGATCCTTGTGTAAAAATCCTTTTTCAATCCAATCTTTATGGAATTGTGGAAACTGATGAAGATTCCAAATAGAAATTGTAGGAGTTAGTTCAAATCTTATGTGTGGAACTTCTTTTAAAATCATTCTAGCATTTTCTTCTATTTGATTCCAATCGGTACCTTTTCTCATAAATTCAGCCAATGGTCCGCTTGCATCTAAACTAGCGTAAATTTCAACAAACTGAAATTTTCTCCAATACTTTAAAATATCTTTATTTTTATAATTCAATTGGCTAAAGTTTGTAGTATACGTAATTCTTACATCTGTTTTATTATGTTCTAACCAATAGTCTAATATTTTATAATGTTCTGGAGTAATTAATGCCTCACCTCCAGCAAAATAAACTTCATCAACATCGAGCAAATGCGGTTTTAGTTTTTCCCAGAACGATCCATCATCGTTATTGCTAACAACTATTTTTTCTAAACCGAAACGAGTTTTTAATCTAGCTTCACCATATCTTTCTCGGTATTCAGATGCCCATTGACTACTACAGGAAGGTCCACAACTACGACATTTCATATTACAAATATTACTAAAACGAATATCCATATATTTTAATTCAAATTTGTCTATACTACCATCGTCATTCGTAGCATTTACTTGATCCAAATTTGCAATACCTCTTACAGTATTTTGACTTTGTCTTAAACTCCAAGTTCCAAATAGTTCTACATCATAGCATCTTTTACATATATCACTAGGAACATCATTAAGCATGTTTAATCTTAATTCTTTAAATTTTTCCGAATTCATCATATCAAGGAGAGTATCATGTTCGGTCAAATTTGTTAGAGGTTTAGATGAATCAGCCATACAGCAAGGAAAAACTTTACTATCTGGCCAAGCATGGAAATGTAACCAAGGAAGTATGCAAAAGTTTTTTGTATAAAAAATATCTTCAGAGGCTTTCATACCAACTCCTTAATTCTGGAAATGTTTCAACAAATAATTCATTACGAACTCTATCAATTGTATCAATGTGTGACTTCATAATATGATTAGGTATCGGAGTATCTTCTAAAGGTTGTGCCATATATTCCTTAATCTCATTAAGTCTATCAACTAATCCTCCGGATATATTCCATTCTCTTTGTTTAATATAATTGTTAATCTTGTCAATTCCGGTAGCTCTTAATTCTAAAGGAAGATGTTTTAATGATTGCCACGAAGGTGTTATTTGTCTATAGAGGGTTGCTCTGCTAGTCAAAGGATCAAACAATCCTCTATCTTCGAGATCCTCAAGAAAGTCAGTTATGGTCATACAATTCCATAATCCTACTACAGCATTATATTCAATCTTTACATTAGGGCATTCATTCTTAATTTTTGTTAAATTAAAAACTACTTCGTCCCAATTAGTACCGCTTCTAATATATTCTGCTCTTTTGCCCCAACTATCAATACTCGCATAAAGATCTATTTCTTTAAAGTGCTTCCAATAGTCAATAATGTTTTTGCTTTTATAATTTAAAACACTAACATTACTGTTATATCTTAACAATGCTTCTGTTGAGTTATTTTCTATTAAAAAGTCTAATATCTTATAATGTTCAGGAGTAATTAAAGGTTCGCCGCCTGCAAAATAAACCACCTTCATAAATGGTAGATGAGGTTTAAATTGTTCTAATAACTGATCATTATTATTAGTTGCTTTTATAAAGACTTGATAGTCCGGATTATCTTTTTCCCAATTTGCCTTTGCTTCTTGAGCCCAAGCAGAAGAAAACCAATCCCCACAAGTCCTACATTTAAAATTACAAATGTTACTCCATCTAACATCGAAATATCTTAATTTCATTTCATCAATGGAGCCATCCTCGTTAGTTTCTTCAACTTGAGTTATAAACTCTTCGAAGTCTCTATTTGCCCATTGTCTAAATGATGTAGGAGATTGATCGTCAGCAGTAGCATTTTCGTGAATATAACAAGTTTCACAATGTGGCGACTTTTTTCCTTGTAACATATTCAATCGAAGTTGTTTATATTCTTCACTATTCCAAACTTCTTCAATTGTATTAGTTCTAACATTACCTAGAGGAAAATCATATTTTGCTGTGCAACAAGGATATACATCACCAGTTGTATTGATATACTGGTGTATCCAAGGCATTATGCAAAATGATGGATTATTGAATAATTCTTCTTTATCTATTTTCATATTAATTCCCACATGAATCGTAAAATGTTTTCATCTCTGGAAAAGTTTCTTTAAAGTTAGTTCCACGTCGTCTATCATATTCATCGAACCACTTATAAAAGTCAACTTGACCTTCTATTATTTTTTCAAATGGATACTTTGTAGTTTCCATATACTTAACAACTCTTCTAAACTTTTCAATTTCTAATTGTGAAAATTTACAAGGATCATTATCATCGTGATTGTTCATCATAAATTCTAAAGACTCATACATGTAAGGCATGAATTCATCTTTTGGAAGAATATTCATATCATATTGTAACGGTTCTTTCAAATAAGGAGTATCGAATTTAATTTTATCTCCTCCATATTTCTTACGCCATAGAAGTATTCTTTCTAATAATGATTTAAAACTAGTAACAGTTAAAATATTAAATGTAATCATAAGACGTATAGGATTGTTTGTTGAAGTAAGATAATGATCTAAATTCTTTTCCCAAACATTTAAGTCTAAACCTGTTCTAATATATTCTGCTCTAGGTCCCCAAGTATCTATACTAGAGAATAGACTAAAATTTCTAATCTTATTTTCGTCTTGTAGCTTTTTTATTTTAGTTGTCATTCTTTCTACAAGAATATTCTTTATTCCTAGATTACTGTTAATATTGAGTTCTAACCAAGGCAATGGCTCTTCATCAATTGACTCTAACAGTTTCCATGTACTATTCTGTAATAATGGTTCGCCACCTGTTATTCTTAAAATGTTAAGTGTTTTCTTAACTTCTGGCCACCACTTCCACCATGCATCTACATAAGGATTTTCTTCTTCCTTATGATATATCTTAAACCAATCAATATCGTTTCTATGATTCTTTACAGCTCGATAAGGACCGTGTTGTTCTATTTCCTTATAATAAGAACTAGATGCTTTTGGGTGACAATATCCGCATTTAAAATTGCATTCGTGGCCAAAACTTATTTCAATATATTCTGGATTTATATTGCCATCCCAAGATAAATTCTTTATTTCTTTAAATCGTTCTTCGGTAAAGATACTAGCATTTCGTTCATGCCGATCACTTACATAATCAGACCCTAATTCTTCGATATTCCAACAATACTTGCATCCTGCTGGTTTCTCACCATCTAACATAGCTTTTCTTTGTATTTTCTTTTCGTTAGTGTTATGTAAAGCACTAGGGTTATTTTGTAATTCAGTTAGAGGTATTGAGTGAGGAGCCGGATGATAACAACTATGTGTTTCTCCTGTTTGAAGATAAATGGTAGTATGATGCCATTTTGCTAAACAAAAAGTACAGCTTATGGAATCGGTGATTTTTTTGATTTCTTGAATTTTATTAATGTCTGACATGATACTACTTTAGCATATTTAATTTAGTCATGTCTACAATTTAAAATTATTCTAATATAGATAAAACTTTAATTATCTTATGATTAGAGCCATATCTATACTTCCAAGATCGTCTAGTATCATGATATTTTCCGCTTAAAGTTAATATAGATTCAAACTCTTCCATAGCATCGACTAGATTATCCATGTTCTCAAATTTAACATGAAATTCAATTGTTCTTGCTTTCTTTTTAAATTCACTATCACGAAAGAACGTTTCCCATAATTCATAATCTACCCCGGATAAGTTAACTTTATCTCGAGTTTTAGACTTAATTATCTCAACATTATGTCGTTTCATAGCCGCAGTAAACATGCGACGAGTTTGTTTCGTAGTTGGTAAATTAATAGTCATTTAGTATTTACTCTATTGTTTCAGCATTAATTCTTTTAGCTATAACCTTATGTAATCCAGGATTGACTTTTAAGATAGAAGGCATGACATGATATCTAATATAATTTCTTTTATAGATACTGTTAATATTAGTTGGATCATTTATCCATACTACTGCATTTTTTTGTGCCCAGTTCAACAATTGAGTTTTTCTGTTTATTCGAAAAGGTCTAATACAATTATTATATCTGTAAGGAATGGTATAATCTTTTCCATTACACATATTAAAAATATATGACTCAACACAATCGTCTAAATGATGTCCGAGAACAATTGTTTGATCTTGTTGTGTTAACCAATTATATCTTTGTTCTCTCCAATACTCTTCCATACTTTCTTTTTTGTTTTTCTCTCTTGTAATATCTCCAACTTTAACTGGTAATTCATATTTTTGACAGGTTGCTCTTACAAATCTTTCAAAAAGATCAGCATTTGTTGTTCCATGATTAAAATAATAAACAGTGACTTTATGATTTTGATTTAAAAAATGTAAAATAGACATACTATCAACGCCGCCACTAACAGCGACCCCAACTTCTCTAGGAATCTTGCCTTGTATCTTAATCACGCTTTGCCTCATATAGACTTGCTAAAACTATAAATCGATCCCATGCTTCCTGTGCTGCTTTGGGCATGTCTTTTTGATCATATATTATCTGTGCCCAAACTTTTGACCGTGGCATAGCAGGAGGTTGAGTACCATATTGTCTTGGCTGATGTATTTTACCTTGTTTCAAAAAACTTATTAATAGATCTTTTATCTTTTCTTTATCATAGTCATACCAAGGACCTCGAGGACAACAATATTCCTCCAATAAGCGATCTACATTTCTTATAGTGAAGTCAGTCCTACCGATAATCACAAGGACTTCGTCAGGATCAACTTTGTCTTCCATAATGTCAGCGATACATTTAGATATGCTGAATCCAATTAGCATTAATTTTATACCTTTAATTTGTCTTTAATTATTGGCTTTATCAATTTGAAAAATTCCTTTCCAAAAGTTTTATTGGCTATAGGTCCTGCATGAATTCCATCTCTTGCATGGTCCCAATTTTCTAAGTTGATTCTAAAATCTTTAAGCTGAATAACTCTATTCAAATTCATATAAGAAATGTCTTGTCCGGTAATTTGGGAGTTATGGACAAATATAATATTACTATTCCATCTTTCTAACAATGTGTTTATGAAACATAAATTCTTTTCGGTTTGATAAGTTATAAATCTATCGTCGATAATAACTCCGGCATTACGATCAGCATCGAAAACACCAAAGATATCATCTTTCCATCTTTCTCTTCTAGAAGGATCTGGCAAATTTGATATTATTAATTGTGGTCTTAAAAGATCACCAACATGATACAAATATCTACATAAGTGATCTAACCCTGCTCCGCCTACTGCTATACTCCAGAATGGCATAGATATATTAAAATTTTTACATATTTTTTTATGAAGAACACTAGCCCAAGTGTCTTCTAGTGGTAATGCTGTTCCTTCAGTAAAACTACAACCAGCGAATAAAATTCTATACTTATGATTTTTCCAAGAATTAAAATTATCACACCTAAACCCATAATTATTATAGCGATAATTGATGTCATTAATTCCGTAAGGAATGTCTAATTTATTCTTTAGAGCTTTATTATAATTTTCTTCAGTATCAGTTAAACTCCATTGTTCAGTTTTATTGAAAAAAGATTCTCTAGGAGTAGATAAAAATTCTTTATCTTTCATTTATAATTTTTCTCCAATAATAAATCCACGGAATCGAAGGAAGCGAGGAAAGCGCAAACTATATGTGCCATCTTGATTCTGTGTAACAGCATCGGCTCTTACTTCCACAATCTGTCCCATAACGTCACTGCGGCTATCCCAGAAAGAACTGCGATCGGAATCACTAAATCCTGAACCCACGTTGACAAGAATGTTTCTACCATCATCCTCCCCTTCACAAACAAGAGCACCGAGTCTGCCCTCGTTGCGACCTGTACCTGCTTCTAAATCTTTTACAGTTAAACTAACTTCAATAAATGGCTTCTGTTTGAGCCAAGCAGTTGAACGTTTACACTCATAAGGAGCATCAACGTCCTTAATCATAATGCCTTCATAACCATTCTTAATAGCATCGGCATTAATATCGGTAAAACGCTTTTGTCCTTCTTCGTTATCTAAGTTAACAAATTCAAATCCAAGTTGTTGAATTGACTCAAAGTTATATGGCTTTAGAAATTGCTGTAAGAGATTGCTGCGATTAATTTGAGCAACATCGCAACGACCTGATTCAAATTCCTTAAGAGTTAGCCAATCAAATAGATATAGTGTAGCATCCTGTGCTTGAACATTATCTTTACGATGTACTTGCTTCATAAGATCTTGGAATGAGCTCGACATAACTTCACCGTCGAACACCATAGCCTCATCTAAGTCTTTGGCTAGTTTTGAAAATTCCGATCGAATATGAGGAAAGTTGGCAAGTTCTTTTCCGTTACGACTAAACTGATCAACCCTACCGCTAGGGTAAACAATAGTAATAATCCGTACACCATCGAGTTTAACCTCGATCTGCTTGTGCCCGGTAATCTTTGATTCATGATTGGCTCCATCATGTGCAAGCTGACATGTGAAAACAGGAACATTGTATTCTTCCTTGCCTGCTTTCTTTGCTGCACTATTAATGGATTTATCACTAATACCACAACGTAGATCCTTAATTAGAATACGTCGATACCAACCATTCCACTGATCTTTCGTAGCCGAATGCATTAGTCCTTCAAGAGCCATACGAGCCATGTTGCCAGTAATCTCTCGACGAACAAATAGTTCAACTGTAGAAAGAAAATCATTCCAACTCAATCCTGGACCATCTTGAGTTGCTTCTGGAACCTGCTTGATTCCAAAAGTTGTCATAGCATCATATGCCAAACGACAACCGTGAAAGAATTCCTTATTGTCTGCATTAGCTTCGCGCAGAAGAATTGCCTCTTTAGCAAGACGACTATTATCGGATTCAAGTTCTTGGATAATGTGATGCATGGTTCCTCACTGTTATCTACATTATATACTATCGATAATATTTGTCAACTCGCCTACAGAAAATCTAGATCCAAACTTATGTTCTAATTTCTTAGCAATTTGGACGAACTTATCCTTACCAATATACTTAACAAAGGATACAGTTCCGCCAGTGAATGGAGGAAATCCAAATCCAAAAATAGAACCAACATCTGCTTCACGCTGATCCGTTACAATACCTTCCTTCATTGTTCTGAGTGCTTCAATTGATTGTGTAAACAGGAATCGATTTTTGAGTTCTTCTGCATCAAAAAATTGTGAATTAACTGTTGGACACATAGTAGATAATTTTGGCCACAAAGACTTCTTACCATCTTCATGATAGTCATAAAATCCTTTACCGTTCTTTTTACCATGTCTTCCGTATGACTCTACCATCCAATATAGTATTTCTTCTTGTTTTGGATTAACAGCCTCTGGGCCTAGATCCTTTTTAGTTGCTTGTAATATCTTCCAACCTAAATCTATACCAACTTCATCATTAAGTGCTAATGGACCAACAGGCATACCTGCCATTTTAGCAACATTTTCAATCATAGCAGGAGGAACACCTTCCGCAAACATAAGATGTCCTTCTAATACATAATTAAGAACACAACGATTAGCATAGAACCCACGTGAGTCATTTACAACAATAGGAGTCTTCTTAATTATACGAATATAATCAAGAGCAGTTGCTACAGCCTCTTCGTTGGTTTCCTTCCCTTTGATAACTTCTACAAGCATCATCTTATCTACAGGAGAGAAGAAGTGAATGCCTACAAACTTACTAGGATTGGATATATTCTCTGCTAATGATGTTATAGGTAGTGTTGAAGTGTTAGAAGCAATGATAGTATCGAGCCCAACTGCTTCTTGTACGTTTTTAAGAACACCTTCTTTAACAGTTCTATCTTCAAAGACTGCTTCAATAACAAGATCAACATCTCTTAAAGAATTGTAAGACATTGTTCCTTCAACGCGACCAAGCAATGTATTCTTTTCATCCTCAGTCATCTTGCCACGAGATACTTGTTTAGATACTAACTTGTTAATAGATTCTTTACCAGTCTCTACCTTTTCCATAGTAGTATCAATTAGAACAACATCAATGCCGTTCTGTGCAGAAACATAAGCAATACCTGCTCCCATAAGTCCTGCACCAATAACACCGATCTTCTTTATGTTAGAAGGAGAAATATTATTAGGACGACGAGCACCTTTGTCTAATTCATTCTTTGAAAGAAACAAAGTTCTAATCATTGCTTCTGCTTCCTTTGAACGAAGTATATTAGCAAACAACCTTGACTCAATTCTCAATCCTGTATCCATTGAAACCTGTAAGCCTTCATAGACTGCGGATAAAATTGATCTTGCTCCAGGATAGTTGTCGTAAGTTTCTTTTCTATATAGAGCATTAGCAGCAGGCCATATCATCATGCCTTTGGGAGAGAATACTTTGCCTGATGGATTCTTAAAGTCTTTTTTATCCCAAGGAGCAACTGGATTTCCAGAATGTTCGATCCACTGCTTTGCTAACACAACAGGATCGATATCTGCACATATCTCATTTACAAGTTTTAAATTCAAAGCCTTGACAGCATCAACTGGATTACCCTTTAGCATAAACTGTAATGCTTTATCTGTTTCTAGCAAGCGGGCAACACGCTGAGTTCCGCCTGCTCCTGGAAACAGACCAACTTTAACTTCTGGCAGTCCAACTTTTGCTGCTTTATCCATAACACGATAATGACAAGCAAGAGCTAATTCAAATGCTCCACCTAGACAGACACCATTGATAGCAGCAGCAAATGGTTTGCCACAAGTTTCTAATTTCCTATAGATTTTAGATAACCTGCTAGAGTGATCAAAGAAGTTCTGCATTGCTACTTCCTCTCCATCACTCTTAAGAGACTGTTCATATTGTCTCTTGCTATTCTCTAACATTGATAGATCAGCACCACCGGAGAAATCTTTCTTACGAGAAGCAATAATAACACCTTTAGTTATAGGATCACTAACTGCTTGATCAATTAATGCATTAAGGTCGTCCATGAATATATCATCAATGATATTCATAGTGCGATCTGGAGTATTCCAATAAGCAATTAGAATGTTGTCATCTATTTCTAATTCAAAGTTTTTCATCTTAAACTCTCTCAATAATTGTTGCTGTACCCATACCGGCACCGATACACAGTGTAACAAGTGCAATATTCTTATCTGTTCTTTCTAGTTCGTCAAGGGCATGACTAATCAACATAGCGCCCGTAGCACCAAGAGGATGTCCCATAGCAATAGCACCACCATTTGGATTTACCTTATCAGGATCTAAATTAAATGCCTGCAAGTATCTTAATACAACAGAAGCAAATGCTTCATTGACTTCAAAAATATCAATGTCGGATATATTCATTCCTGTTTGCTTTAGAAGTTTCTTTGTTACATCAACAGGACCGGTTAGCATAATGTTTGGCTCTGATCCTATGTTAGCAAATGTCTTAATTCTTGCTCTTGGTGTTTTACCAATACGTAATCCTGCTTCAACATTGCCAAGTAATACAGCAGCAGCACCATCTACAATGCCTGATGAATTACCTGCATGGTGAACATAATTTAATCTTTCTAGTTCTGGATATTTCTGTAGAGCAACTGCTTCAAAGCCCGCCATCTGTCCATACATTGCAAATGATGGATTTAATCTTGCAAGTGATTCTAATGTAGTACCTGGTCTAACAGTTTCATCTTTATCTAAAATAGTAAGTCCGTTTATATCTTTAACTGGAACAACAGACTTATCGAATCTACCTTCACCCCAAGCAAGTGCAGCACGACGTTGTGACTCAACTGCATATGCATCTACATCTTGTCTTGAAAATCCATATTTGGTTGCAATAAGATCACCCGACACACCTTGTGGCATAAAGTAAGATGGTAGGGCAATAAATGGATCAACAGGCCAAGCGCCGCCACTAGCTCCAATACCAACACGTGACATTGATTCAACACCACCGCCTATAGTCATTGAGTCTTGACTACTCATTATCTTTGCGGCAGCAAAGTTGACAGCATCTAATCCACTTGCACAGAATCTATTAAGTTGTACACCCGGAACATGATTACCATAACCAGCAGTAAGGGCACCCATCCTTGCCACATCACCACCTGCCTCACCTACAGGATCAACACAACCGATAACAACATCATCTACTTGATGTCCTTCGATGTTGTTTCTATCTTTAATACTTGTTAGAGCAGTTGTTAGTAATCTTAATGTTGAAACTTCGTGTAATGCTCCGTCGGGTTTACCGCGACCTCGAGGAGTGCGAACACAATCATAGATAAAGCAATCCAT